CCACTGATGCAGGGGTGACCAGAATGGATTATTGGACTTGACTTCTAATCAAGCGAGCTGCCATAGCTCATTGCGGGTTCGACTCCCGCCCTCTGTACTTTTTATAACCAAAAAAAAAGCTGCTTTATGAGTAATATCTTAGTTGTTATTGATGTACAAAAAGATTTTTATGATCCTAATGGTGCTCTTTATGTTCCTGATGGAGAGAAAGTAATTCCAGAGATAGAAAAAATTATTCCAGATTTTGATTTAGTTTTATTTACTGCAGATTGGCATCCATCTGATCATTGTTCTTTTAAAGAAAATGGAGGTCAATGGCCTAAGCATTGTGTTGCTTTTACTGAAGGAGCCTGTATTTCTTCAGATTTAATATCTAAAGTAAATAATTTTAATACATCTAATGTTCTTGTAAAAGGCGTATTTCCTAATATAGAAGAATATGGATCTGATAAAATATGTAAGAAGTTATTTCTTTATAATGCTTCTTCTATTTGTTTTGTTGGTTTAGCTGGAGATTATTGTGTAAAGAATACAATTCAAAAAGTTTTAAATGATTCTTATTTATCAAAATTAGATTTAATGATTTATTCCTCTGGCATTAAAAGTATTGATGGTGGAGAATCATTAAATGAATTCGTAATCGAAAATAATATTAAAGAATATGTTCATAAATAGTATTTTAGAGAATGATTTATATAAATTCTCTATGAGTTATTATTATCAACAAATATATCCTAACGCAAAAGGTACCTTTACTTTTAAAGATAGAAATAACACTATTTATAATGAAGATTTTGTTGATGAATTAAAATCTAATTTTAGAAATCTTCGTAATTTATTTTTAGATAAATCTGAATTTGATTGGGCTGTTAAAAGTATTCCATATATACCAAAGTATTATTGGGAATGGCTTCAAGGATTTAGATTTAATCCAAATCTTATTAAAGTATGGCTTGATAATGGACAACTTCATATAGAAGTTTCGGATTTAATGTACAAAGTTACTCTTTATGAAATTCCTATATTAGCTATTGTCTCAGAATTAACTCATTGGGATGTCTTTTATAAAGGAGATATACTTGATAAAAAACATGATATAATTCAATCTCTTGATAAGAAAATAAACATTGCCAAAGAACATAATTTGTTCTTTGCAGATTTTGGCATGAGACGTAGAGCTAGTTATCTTGTTGAAGATTGGATTGTAGAATATTTAAGTAAAAATTGCTCTACTTTTGTTGGAACATCAACTGTATCTTTAGCTAGAAAATATGGAATAAAACCTATAGGAACTATGGCTCATGAACTTTTTATGGCTACAGCTGCTTTAACTTCTCCTAAAGAGGCTAATTATATAGTTATGGAAAATTGGAGCAAAGTATATGATGGCGATTTAGGAACGGTACTTACTGATACTTATACAGTAGATGCATTTCTTAGAGCTTTTTCTATGAAAATGGCCAAATTATATGATGGTGTTAGACATGATTCTGGAGATCCATTTGAATTTGGAGAAAAAATTATTGAAAAATATAAGTCGTATGGTATAGATCCTATGAGTAAATGCATAGTATTTAGTGATTCTCTAAATTTTGAAAAAGCAGCATCTATTAAAGAATATTTTAAAGGTAGAATTAAAACATCTTTTGGCATAGGCACTAATTTAACTTGTGATATTAAAGGTATAAAACCAGCTAATATTGTAATGAAACTTAAAAGCTTTCAAGTTAATGAAAGACAACCTATATATGGATGTGTTAAACTATCAGACGTCCCTGGTAAAGCAATAGGCGATATTAAAGATATTGAAAATTATAAATATCAACTAAGAATATAATGGAAGATATATATAGTAATATAATTGATCGACTTAAAGAATTTCAAGAGCGTAATCATGTTAAAGGATACGTGATCGGAATAAGTAGCGGTAAAGATTCAACTGTGGTAGCTAAACTTTTAGTTGATGCTATAGGAAAAGAAAATGTTTTAGGTGTATTAATGCCTAATGGAGAACAGAAGGATATTGAAGATTCCATTAAAGTTTGTGAACTTCTTGGAATTAATTATCATACTGTAAATATTAGATGTATTTATAATTCTTTGTTGTCTGCCATCCATGAACCCCAAACTTCTCAAACTAAAATGATTCCAGACATAGATGGAACCTGGTATCCAGAAACAGAGCCTCAAGATAGAAAAGCAACTACAGAAAATGGTTTTGAATTTCAAGTGTCTCCAAAGGCTCATACTAATATTCCTCCAAGGCTGAGAATGTCTGTTTTATATGCTATTGCTCAGTCTATTGGATATTTAGTAGCTGGTACTGGTAATAAATCTGAAAGATTTGTAGGATGGTTTACTAAATGGGGAGATGGTGCTTGTGATATTAATCCGATTGCACATTTAACATGTACTGAAGTTATTGCTTTAGGAGATTATCTTGGATTACCTTATGATTTAGTTCATAAAACTCCCGCTGATGGTTTGACAGGTAAATCTGACGAAGAAAATTTAGGATTTACATATAAAGAATTAGATTCTTTAATTAAGAAAACTGAAAGCTCAGATTATTATATTCTAAAAAATCAAAAGGAAAAAGATATATTATCAATGCATTATAATAGTTTTCATAAATTTAAACCTATAACATTTGAATAATATGCGATATGGTTTAATATTTGGATCTTTTAATCCAATTCATAATGGTCACCTAAATATAGCGAACAAAGCAATTTCTGAAAATATAGTAGATAAAGTATATTTAATACCTGCTAAACAGAATCCCTTTAAAAAAAAGTATAAAACATCTATTTTTGATAGGTTAAAAATGATAACTTTAGCTATTAAAAATAATTATAATGTTTTTTATGATTTAATAGAATTTGATAATACTTTAAAATTTAAAGGAACATATGATGTTTTAAAATATCTAAAAAAGACATTTGATAAGAATTCTGAATTTACTATAATTTGTGGAGAAGATATGTACGAGGAAATTCCTTTATGGTATAAAGGGAAAGAGCTTCTTAAAGAGAAATTTTATGTTTATCCTAGAACTGCTAATGATATATCTTCAACACAAATAAGAGAACTAATAAAGTCTGGAAAAGATTTTCGGAATTTAGTTCCAAAAGAAGTGTATAATTATATTAAAGAAAATAATTTATATGTTGACTCTACAAAAATTAAAGGAGATTAAACAAATTAATCGTAGTAATGAAGTTATTTATAAATTACTTTGTACTATAATAGGTGAATGTGAACAAATTTCTAAAAATCCCTCAAATAATGAGATAATTGGTGTTATGCAAAAGATATATAAAGATAATAACACTACATTATCTGAGTGTTCTGCAAATAGGGAACAAGAAGTTATCACTTTAAAACTTGAGAATGAATTTATATCTTCTTATTTGCCTAAACAACTCTCTAAAGAAGAATTAACTGCTATTATTAGTTCTCAGATTGCAAATAAAGCAAATCTTCCAACTATAATGAAATATTTAGTAGCTAATTATAAAGGACAATATGATAGTAAGGAAGCTATTAATATAATTAACACGTTGCTATAATGAAAAATTTTCAAGTAACTTCTAAGGAAGATGGTAAACAGTATTGGATAAGTCGATCTTGCGCTGTTTCAGCCTTTATTTTCGTAATTAATTCTAATAGGGAAGTGTTTGTACTTGCAAACAAAAGAGGCCCTGGAGCGGCAGATTTTCATGGTTTTTGGAACTGCCCATGTGGGTATATAGATTTTGATGAGACAGGTACAGAGGCTGCAGCGAGAGAAATATTCGAAGAAACTGGATATAAAATTAATCATAAGTTTCTTAGATTATATGGAGTTCAAACTGATCCTAAAGAGAACAGACAAAATATAACTATAAGATATTTTAGCATTATAAGGCATAAAGATCTTCTTAAATCGCAACCTGTTGGAGGCGAAAATCAAGAAGTATCAGAAGTGAAACTTATCCCAATTAATAATATACGTTTGTATAAATGGGCTTTTAATCATGATAAGATTATAAGTGAAATTTATGGTAGCTATATCTAATATGAATATATTTTGTTCGTATTGTTTTTGTAATTACAAAAACGTTTTAAGACTTTTTAATGGTTTCATTTCTATATATAGATGTCCTATATGTAAAAAAATACGAATAGTATTTTATGATAGAGATACTAAGAAGTAAAGGATATTATGGACCTGAAGATTTATTATCCATAATATCTTGGTTAAATTTATTAGGTATTAGTATAATGTTTGAATATACATTTGATGATTTTAATGTTTTTGTAGGGTATAAAGCTACAGCTGATTTTCCTCCTTATGCTTCAACATATACTAGTCCTATATACGCTAATAAAGAAGATGCCTTATATCATATAATTTGTGGTTGTTTTGATTATATACCAAAATCATATTGTTAATGAAGTTAATAAAAGATTATGATATAGATTGGGATGAAGTTTTAAAAATTCCAGAATTTCAAAAATTATCAGAGACAAAGCAAAATCAAATTTGGCATCAAGAAGGAAATGCTTTAATTCATACTCAAAACGTATGTAATGAAATGAAGAAATTCTTAAAGGATAAATTAATTCTTGAAAGTCAATTTAATGTTTTTTTATATTCTGCATTGTTTCATGATATTGGTAAAATAAATACTACGGTTATTGATAAAGAAGGTATATATCATTGTCCAAATCATGCAAATAGTAGTTTTTGGATAGCAAAAAATATATTACCATTAATAGAAGATCTTAGTGAAGGCGATATAAATAGAATTCTAAATATAATCTCTTATCACATGCATCCAATGTATGTATTCAAATCTAAAGATCCATATAAATATTTATTAACATTATGCAATGGTTTAATAAATGCTTCGTTTTATGAATTATGGATTTTGAAGAGATGTGATATACTTGGTTCGAAAAATGATTATATAGAAGAAAGTCTTAATACTTTAGATCAAATACTAGATTTTTATTTTGATAGAATATCTTTTAAACCTGGAACAATAGCTAGAATAACTAAGGTTAAAGATTTAAAATATAATAATCAGCATCCAAATAACATAAATGAAGGATATTGTTTTGAAGGACCTATTGGTGGAAATATATATATTGGAGGATGTATAACTTCTGGTATATCATTTTGCAGTTCTATAATCACTAAAATAATAGATAAAAATACTGTTCAAACTAAAAATTCTATTTACAAAATTGAAAAAGTTTAGAGACTATCAACTTGACAATCTTCTTGAGGAAGAAGAAATAAATTATAGAAACAAAAATAAAAAAATTAAAAAGAACAAATTAAAAGATTAAATTATGTACAAAGTTGGAACAAAACTCGCAATTAAGACTCTTGATGAACTCGTCGCTAATAATGATCTTAGGAAGACTGGATTCCCTGGTGTTTACAAAAATGAAGAATCTAGATTTTGCATTCTAGACACTTTCCCATTTTTTGGGTCTACAGTTGTTATCCAATCTATAGATGAAAAGGATCATGATATTCCTTATTTTGTTAGTGAGGGAATTTGGCTTCCTGAATTTATGCTTAAGAAAATAGAGGAGAAGCCTAAAGAGGTTCAAAAAGACGATAAGGTTAAAGCAAATCCTAAGATCAAGATTGATCCCAATTTTAAGCCTGATGTTGTTTACATGAATAACTTTGTAGGCAGACCATTTGGTCCTATGTTCATGAAGCTTATTAAGTTGGATGTAAAAATTGCAGAGTTTTCTAATACTGCTCTTAGTAAACTTAAGAGAGTTGAACTTGAATATATATATAAAGTTCTTGTTAAGAATGGATATCCTGAAATTGACTTCAAAGAGATTAATGCCCAGGATCTGTGTAAAACTATTTTTGATATAGTAAAGGATCTCGATGTATAAATTACGAGTTTTTAGTCCGAATCATAGTTGCGCTCCCTTACGAGGAATAATGATGAATAATCGTGTTCTTTTTCGTTTTGGGAGCACAACTCCTTTAGTTTCTAAGTATAAATATTTAGAAATTAATAGTATTGAAGGAGTCAAAAATTCTTCTAATAAAATAAAAACGAAGAAAATATTTGACGAGTGCGGTATTAAACATAGTGAGTGGATTAATAGTAATAATAAAAATGATTTGTTGAGATTTTTTAACGAACATAAAATTGTTATTATTAAACACAAACATTCTTCTAAAGGTAAAGGTATTTACTTTGCAGATAATATAGATGATTTCAATAAAATAATTAATAGCATAGATATTAAAGATCATATTGTTGAAAAATTCTATTTTTATCCTAGTGAGTTTAGGTTGCATGTAGATATTAATAACGGTTGTTTTTATGCTTGTAAAAAAGTATTTAAAGAAGATGCTGAAGACCAATGGCATAAACATGCTAATAATTCTACTTTTGTAAGAGTTACTCAAGATGTTAAGATTCCAGATTGTTGGGACGATATTATTAAAGATTGTATAACATCTTTAAAAGCTATAGGCCTTACTATTGGATGTTTTGATGTTTTGGCATGTAATACTAATTATATTATTGTAGAAAGTAATAGCGCGCCTTCTCTTGCTAATTATGGATTAACATATTATATGAATCATTTAATTAAATATTATGGTAATAGATAATAAGTATGGCAGTTGTTATGCGCCTCATAAAGTTGGTCGCGTTAGTAACTTAGATGCTGTATGCTTTGCTAGAGGATATAATGAAGATTGTGTTTATAATGGATATATTCACGAAACTTTATTTATTTGCTATAAAGAACCTGAGCATGATAATTATTGTTTCCTATCTCCTGAAGATACATATTCTTATATATCAGAAGTATGCGAATTGCTAGGATGTAAAATGTTTACCTTTGTTGAAGGAGATTTTTATCTTAAAGTTCAATTCGCAATACCAGAGAATATTAGGTATTATAAATTTGTTAATACTATAATACGGTATTGTTATGAATATCCTTTTGCTTTTTTATGTTATTGCGCATTTAAGAATAGAGATTTATTCCCTAAACTTAATATAATTCAAATAGTACAATTGTATATTAGTGCTTTGAATAATATGAGTTCAAATCATGCCTTATTTAGAGGCGGAATTACTTTTTCTAACGCAAGCATAAAAAGTTATTTTAACATGATGAAAGAATCTTTTAATAATGTTAATAACAAAGTTACCGTAAATATATCTACAGACTTGTCTCGTTTTACAAATTATTTTAATGTTTTTAATACGAAGACAATGCCTTATATATCAAAATTAATAAGTAATAAGATAAAAGAAGTATACGATAAATATGAAAAAAATATATGTTGTTGGGGATTCTAAGAATTATGCTAAATTCATAGATGATTATGAACTTGTAAACGATATTAAATCTGCTGATATAGTAATATTTACTGGTGGAGAAGATGTTTGTCCTGAATTTTATAATGCTAAAATTCATCCTACTACTTATTTTAATAAAGGTAGAGATTATGATGAAATAGCTGAGTTTAACAAGATTAAAAATAATCAGCTAGTAATTGGCATATGTAGAGGATCTCAACTAATGTGTGTTTTAAATGGAGGTCTCCTTATTCAAGATGTATCAAATCATGCACTTGGATTTACACATTCTATTGTTGAGCTTAGCACTGGGAATATTTATGATATAACTAGCACTCATCATCAAATGGCATATCCTTTTAATATGAAGAAAGAGGACTATACTATATTATTTGGATCTTATCCTAATAGATCTCGTTATTATTCTGGGGATCTTATAGATCCTGATAAAGTGTCTATTGAGCCTGAAATAACGTTATATCACAAGAAAAATAAACCTAAATGTTTAGCTATTCAAGGTCATCCAGAATATATGGATAAGAATAATCCTATAATTCCAAAGTTGAACGAAATAATTAATAATTTGTTAAAAGAGATTAAGTAGATATGAAAATAGAAGATGTTACATTAGGAGCTGATCCTGAATTGTTTATTGTAAATACAAAAAATAATAAGGTTGTTTCTGCTATAGGTATAATTCCTGGAGAGAAAGGTAATCCTTATACTGATGGTATGCCAGAAGGTTTTGGTGTAGAGCTTGATTGTATTCTTGGAGAATTTAATATACCCCCTGCTAAGAGCAAGAAAGAATTTGTTGATTCTATAAGTTATATGAAAAATTGGATTAGATCACATGTAAAAAAGATCAATCCTAATTTGGATATTTCTTGTAAAGCTTCTTATGCTGTACCTATGAGCCAATTATCGGATCCTATGGCTCATGTTATAGGATGTGATCCAGATTTTAACGCTTATACAGAGTGTCCTAATGAAAAACCTTCTGGATATCCAGATAACAGACGAGTTGCGGGTCAAATGAAGGCCCGAAAGTATAGTAATATACTTTAAGAATAGTTCAAAAACGATGAACGAGAATTAAATGTTTGCAAATTAAAGTAATTTTATGCAAATAGAGTTAATAAATTAAAAAACTTTATGATTTTTTATATTGTAAAGATACGATTTATTTAATTTATAAAGAATTTATTAACTATCTTGAATATCGTGCTAATTCAGCTGTTAACAAGGCTGAACAGTGTAACGCGTAGAGATTGAAACTAGAAATAGAATAAAATATCTCCAAGAGTGAACTACTCCTATTTATAGGATGAAAATGTACGCTGAACTATAGAAATATAATAGATCTATAGAATCTAAGGATAAAAAGCCTTAGAGATAACATAATTGTTTCATATACATGTAGGATATAAAAATCCTAATCCGTACGCTTCTGTTAATCTGGTAAAATATATGGATTTATGTGTTGGTGTTCCATCTGTTCTATATGATACCGATACATTTAGAAGAACTCTATATGGTAGAGCAGGAAGTTTTAGACTTCCTAAATATGGTGTCGAATATAGAACTCTTAGTTCATATATGTTAAATGATGATTATCTTGGAATGATTTATGATCAAACAATGTCTGCAATACAAATGTTTAACGACGGTGTTGATCTTCCAGATGGAGACATTATAGAAAACTGCATAAATAATCATAATCAAACTTTAGCAAAACATATAATTAATTTATATCACTTATGTGTGGAATAGCAGGTATAATATCTACTACAAAAACTGAATTTAATGTTAATGATTTTAATACTCTAGGATCTTTTAATGATGAAAGAGGTGGCGATAGCTGTGGAATTTTTATTGATGGATATTATGAAGTAGGAATTGGAGCAAATGCATTGTTCCGTAACTTTATGAATACTGTTAAATATCCAGAAGAAGCATCTATTGCCCTTTTGCATTGTAGAAAAGCTTCTTATGGATATGCTATTAATAAAGATCAAGCACAACCAGTAGTTTTTGAAAAAGATGGCAAAATAGAGTATGTTGTAATGCATAATGGCACAATTACAAATGCTAAGGAATTGGCAAATAAATATATTCCAAAATTTGATACTTTCTTGAAATCTGATACTCAAATTATGGCTAATATATTTTATAATTGTGGATATGACGTGCTTGGAGAATATACTGGAACTGCCGTTTTTGTTATCGTAGATTATAGAAAAGGTTGTGATGTTCTGCTATTTAAAGGTGAGTCTTGTTACAATGAACCTAAGGCAGATTGTGAACGACCTTTGTTTATAACAGAAAAGGATGATAAGTTTTATTTTTCTTCTACTTTATACTCGTTGAAATGTATTAATAATTTAAACGATGTATATAAGATACCAGGAAATAAACTTATGAGAGTAAAGAATAATGATCTATACATAGTTAAGGAATATGATCGTAAGAAGCTCGCAATAAAAGCAGCTGCGAGTTATTACAAAGCTAATGATGATATATATTTTAATAAAGATAAGTGTTCATATATACACAACAATTTAAATGCTCATGGAGCATATAAGTTGTATTCATCAGGGTATAAAGCTCCTGATAGTGTTGCATCTTATTATTATAATGTATATTTCTTTGATGGAAGATGTGTCGCCAATAAAGAGGTATTTGACTTCCTTACTAAGATTAGTTTTAGGTATGGTGGATTAACTAAATTCTGCCAAGATTTTCCTGAAATTATAGATTATTTCTCTTTTACTCCTGTTTCTTTTGATAAAGGGTACTCTTGGTATGAGGTAAATGATGATTTTACATATTCTTATTTATCAGACGGTAAATGGTATACTCTATTTATAAATGGATTTGAATACCAGGCTAAAGATGGATTAGTATGTAAGAAATATGCCTATTGTACTGATACTATTAAGAGATATGAATCGTTTTCAAAAACATCATACGATTTTAATAGCATTGAAGCTAGTATTGATAAATTCATAAAATATTATACTCGATAAATGGCCGTATATTCTTATAGTACAAAAAAATGGGAAAGAGATGGATACCGACTTTTTAGGGGTGTAGTATATATAGATTCTACTCATTATGAGCTTGGACATTTTGACATTGATGAAAATTGTGTTCCTATATATTTAGAAGGTGTAAATAAAACCTATTTAATAAATAGAGAAAGTTGTCATGTGCCATTATATTTTCATAATCCTACAGGTCATTATGTCATAAATAAGGGCTTATCTAATAATAATAAGTGCGCTTCTAAAGATGTCTTTCCATATCCTATAATGAGATGTTATAATTTTTCAAAACATAATATAATTCCTTCTAAAGAGTCTTATGTTATTGATGAAGACTATCTTTACATTAGGGATTATACTCTAGGATTAGAATTCGAAACATGTAATGGCAATGTTCCTTGGCTTTTATTGCGTAGTCATAATCTTGTTCCATTATATGATGGCTCTATTAGAGGTCACGAATATGTAACATTCCCATTAAATGCTCTACAATTTTCTAATATAGAAAAGTATCTTGATATAATTTCCATTTATTGTTCATATGATAAAGATTGTTCTTTACATATACATTATGGTGGATATCCTGTAAATTCTAAGTCTATTCAGCATCTTATTAGTTGTTGGTCTGTATTTCAAGATGAATTATTAAATTATCTTCCTCCTTACAGTTATAAAGTAGAACTTTATAAAAGTAATGGAAAATCTTATAACAAACCAATGTCTGATTATAGTGTTTCGCTATTCTATGCATCTACTACTGGTAATACTTTTATAGATGACGATTCTTTTTATTTGCCTAATAAATATGATGATACAGAAGATCATAAATGGCAAGTACATGGAAGATATTATAATATGAATATTATGCATTTGATATCTGGCGACAAACATAAGACTGTAGAATTTAGATTTCTTAGACCTACAAAATGTTATCAAGAATTAAAATGGTATATTTTAGTGTTAGGCGGATTTTTGAATTACAGTAAAGATCTTTCATTAAGTCCTTCTAAATGCACTTTAGAAAATATATTAGTAAGTCAATTCCCTAAAGACTTGGCTAATAAATTGATCGAAGCTTCTAAGACTCTTTATAAATTACATAAAATTCAAAGTAATTGTGATAAGCCTGGAGTAGTAGATAAATTAAAAAATGCTGTATTTAATATTTGCCCAATTAAAATATAACTTTTTTTTTAATAAAACTGATTTTTTTATTATCTTTGCAGTATAACTAAAGATAATTAATGCGCCTGACTCGAAGCGAGGGGGGAATCTTCAAAATTCCTATATCATTGGTCCATCTTTGATCCTGTGGGGGCGGTACCTACCAGGCGTGCAAATAAATATTTGTTAATAGAAAACATAATTTAACAAGGCATTAAATGTTTAATGCCTTATTTTTTTATTATTATGAAAAATATTTTAATTAAAATTTTAAGTTATGGTATATTAATTTCTATAATATTATTTTACGTTAATAGAGTTAATATATTAAACAAAGATTTGTCTAACGCTGTAAATAATGTAAAAGCCTATGAAGCAGAGAACTCAAACCTAAGAGAAAATAATCAGACTTTTAAATTAACTATTCAAAACATGAAGAAATCTCAAGATTCTCTCATGTTAAAAATGAAGCAAGTTGCTAATGAAAACGGGATAAAAGACAAAGAAATAAAATCTCTACAATATCAACTTGAGCATTTTAAAAAAACTGATACAGTTAGATTAGTCGATACTATTTTTAGAGATAAAGGATTTATATTAGATACTTGCATGATAGATAAATGGAATAGTACTTGTCTTCATTTAGAATATCCTAATTTAATATCTATAACTAATGAATATAATAATGAAAAATATATTATATTAGATTCTCATAAAGAACCTATAAAAGATAGAAAATGGTTTTTACCTAGATGGTTTACTAAAAAACATACTGTTGTAGAAGTTACTGTAGTAGATGAAAATCCATATGTAACTACTAAAGAGCAAAGATTTGTAGAAATAATAGATTAAATTTATGGAAGTATTGATAAATACAAAATATAACATTGGTGATACATGTTATGTTTGTAAAAGTTCTTTAAGTTTTAAAGAAGGAAAATTTTGTATTGTTTATGAACCTTGTGAAATACCTGGAAGAATTATATCTATTACATCATACATAAAGAGTGATAAGGATATATCTTTTTCCTATGTTCTTAATAATAATATAAATGAGTCTATATCTGAAAAATTAGTTTTTCCAACATATGAGGAATGTCAAAAATATTGTAATAGCATAAATGAATAAATGACATGATTATTATATTAAGGGATTGGATAAAGAACGATTGTTTTCTCAAGACCTTATAAAACAGGAGGGTGGAGAGGTTATAAAATCTAATAAAAAATCTGATATATATGATCATATTGATTTAGTATGGATTAAAGATTCTAAAAACATAACATTTGATGTAAAAGCAGCCAAAAAAAGTCAAAGATCAGATTTGCATCCAGACTATAATATCCATTGAATAGAATTAAAAAATGTAAAAGGTAATCCAGGGTGATTATTTGGCAAATCTGATTATATAGCTTTTGAATGTGAAGATTTTTGGTTATGCGTAGATAGAACAGATTTAATATCTATACTAAAAAATAAAATAGATTTTACCTCTATATCTCCTAATAATAGAGATTTATATACTATATGTAGACGACATGGAAGGTTAGATGCTATAGTAAAAATTGAAACTAACTTTTTATATAACGCAAAATATTTTATAATAAAAAAAACAAGAGAATTATGAATCATGTAGTTAAGTATTATTACAGTAAGCCGTTGTATATTGGTAATATTATGAATAATCCAATAAATAATGATACGAGTATTTTTAATATTAAAAACGGAAAGAGATATACAATAGCGGCTGTTTATGATGATGATGATCATACTATAAAGTTTGGTCTTGCAATATGTATGCCGAATGACAATTTCAATAAAAAGGTTGGTAGGGAAATTGCATATAACAGAGCTATTACTAAACCATTTCATGTTATAAATGATTTTGACGGAATTCGAAATCATTATGCTGATGAAGTTATGAAATTTATGATTACAACAGAAAAGACTCTATTAAAGAAAGAATATCCACAAATATTTAATCCCGACTATATCGTTTAATATGGCCTCTGATATAATCATTAATGGTAAATTTGAAGGAAAAGACATAGATTTTAATGATTTTATGTCTAAACTCAATCTTTTTCTTTCTGCTAACAATGTTTCTTTTGAAGGTACAATATATTTTGATGAATATATAGAGGCAGAAATTATAGAATAAATGATTGAAATATATACAGATGGAAGTTATAAGCCAAGAACTAATCAAGGTGGATATGGTTGTGTAATATTAATAGATGGCATTGTAAAAAATATATTACAAAAAGGATTTATTAACACAACTAATAATAGGCAAGAACTTTTAGCAGTATTAAATGCGTTAAAGTTTTTTAAAACTCCTCAAGAGATAAAGATTTATTCTGATTCTAATTATGTTATAGACAATATAAAATATATAGAATCTTGAATAAATAATACAAAAGATAAGAAAAATATAGATATTTGAAAAGATATCTATAAATTAATTAATTTCCATACTGTAGAATTTATTTGAATAAAAGGTCATAGCAAATCTAAATACAATGAACTTGCTGATTTATATGCTCATATAAGTTCAATAGTTTTAAATCCAGAAATTGATATTTTTTATGGAAAATAAATTATTAAAATTAAAATTTGTAGGAAATCATTGGTATCCTTGTGTTAATCATGATGCTGGATATCTTCCACCTCTAGATCCTAAAATTGATAAATATTTATCTATTATAGATTTAGGGAAAAACGAGGAAATAACTATTGAATTTGAAGAATTAGGAGTAGTATTTTCTGGTATTAATATCATTTATTTCGATGAATCTGATATTGTTCGATATTTAACTACTGAAGATTATTTTGATTTAAGATTTGTAATAAATGATCATGAATTCATAATTAATTCAGATTTATATTGGTATTTAGAAAATCAATATAATTTTGAATTTCATAAAAATTCTTATAAAATACATATTTATTAATTTAAAATTTTATTATGATTGCAAAACAAGATAGTAAACCAATTGACAAAATCGATGTTAAGCGTCGTAAATGTACTATTAGTGAAGAAATGCAAAAATTAATGCTTCGACAGCTAGTACATGAAATGTATAACCATAATCTATATAATACTTTTGCTAACTTTTATTCAGTAAGAGGTCTTAATATTCTTGCTGAATATTATAAAAAGAGAGCAGAAGAAGAAAAGCTGCATCATGATTGGGTATATAATTATCTCTTGGAGACAGATACGGAATTTATATATCCAGATATTCCAGCTATATCAGAGAAATTTGAGGAGCTTATAGATCCTCTTAAACTTACTGTTGATAAAGAAATTCAAACTACTATGGAGGTCTATGAAATGGTAGATTTGGCTTGTGATACCAGCGATTGGGCTACTTTTAACTGGCTTAATGGCCATGATAAAGTTAAGGGTATGCTCATTGACGAACAGGTAGAGGAGGAGTCTATAAGTCGTACAGCTCTTGATATTGGTATGCAAGATGGTTCATGGCTTAGAAAAGAAAAGTCTATTATGAATGCTTATACTGGAGACCTAGATTAATGATATACGAAATACCTAAAACAATAGAAAATGTTGGATTTGTAGGAGATATACATGGAGCTTTTGAAGAAATTACATATAAAATAAAAAGTTATAATATCCATAACACATGTTTTATATTTTGTGGAGATGTAGGACTTGGATTTTATAAACTCAATTATTATAAAAATATATTTAAAAAGATATCAAAAGATCTTAAAAAAAATAATAATATATTTTTATTTGTAAGAGGCAACCATGATGATCCTTGTTATTACAACAATGAAATAATTGATTTAAAAAGAGTTAAAAGTATTTCTGACTATAGTGTTATTAAATGTGGATCTCAAAATATTTTAGCTGTTGGAGGTGGAATATCTATAGATAGAGAATTTAGAAAATCATATAATAATAATTTAGTATTAAATTATATGAGATATCATAAATGTTCTATTGAAAAAGCTACAGTTGAATGTAATAAAATTTACTGGGATGATGAACAAATAGTATATAAGCCCAAAGTTAACATAAAAATAGATATTATATGTTCTCATTCTAGTCCATCGTTTTGTTGTCCAATTGATAAAGGTCCTTTAGTTGATAAGTATATACTAAATGATGATCTTTTATTACATGATTTAAATGTCGAAAGATCTTTATTAGATAAAGTATATAACGATTATTCTAATTCTATTGTCGAATGGTATTATGGACATTTTCATTTCAGTAAAACTGAATTTATTAATAATACTAAATTTAGATTGTTAGATATTAATGAATTATTTTATAGGCCTATAACTTAATGAATAAAGATATAATAACATTATATTGTAAAATCGTTGCTATAGAAATCGGCTTATATACTAATATTGTTATTGAAGACTTAAACAGATCATATTCTGACGATTTAAAATATGTTACTATTGTTAAATTGCCGAATTGAGGTAGAGATGATATATCTATAGATGATATTGGATATATACAATTTCAATATGTAGAAGCAGGAATATCTAAATGATTTAATAAAGACGATAAGAAATTTGAAGTTTATAATTATGATAATTATTATTTTATAAACTTCTTTGAAGAAAAAGAAAAAGTTAAACAAGATAAATTTGAATTTTATTAGTATGAATACAGAATTTGGAGAAAAGCTACAACAGGCAATGAATTCAATGAATTCTATAGATAACCTTGTATGAAAGGATAAAAATGGTAATTCAATTAAGCTTATGAAAGCTTCTGTTGATGATTTAAGTAAATGATATAATCATTGCTATGAAATGCTTTATAATGAAGATAGTCATTATCCTGGTAAGTTTGTTATAAGAGAAAATATTCATAAAGCATGAGATTCTTGTAATGTAGAACTCTTTGTTAGGCATCTCTTATATGAATGTGATACGCCTATTAAGACTAAAAAGGATATTTTAGATTTGATAAATAATCAACGAGATCAATATAATGAAGATATATCTGATAAAAATATATCGTATTTATTTAATGGTCTTGATCCTATATATGAAAATATTACTATAGGGAATCTCGTTGATGCATGTCTTGATAGACTTGATATTCTTAATAGAAAAATGATTTCTGATAGATTTATTCTTTCTCTTGGTGTTTGGCTTACTGATGAAGAAAAAATAGATTTGACAGAAACTCTACCAGATGGATCTATTAGGGATAGAAGGGATGTTATTAAAGAACGTCTTAGTCTTAATAAGGATGTTCCTATTAAAATTATTCCTACTGGACTTACTTATAATGAATTTAGATCAGTTGTAAAGCTAGGCTTTTTGCCAAAGATTTCTTCTTTATCTACAAATGCTTTAAAAACTCTTAGAGATAAGATCCTTCTACTTCTTGATAATGATTTAAATTATCATATTAATAAATGGACAAATCTAATGAATAATATACAAAGAGTAGCTGATGCAAGAAATATTAGTTTACAAATTAATGCTACCAATTAATTTTCATGGATAGAACTCAAAGACAAAGATTATGTATTAGACGATGATTAGATTGCAATGGTAAAGGAGTAATTGAAGCATGCACAGGATTTGGTAATTGCAATAATTGCCGTTCTTTTCAGAAATGAAAAGAATTATTAACGCGCGAAAACGAAGGAAGTCTTTATTAAAAAGATGACATCGTGCTAACTTTATAGATTGCGAAAGGCTATAAAGTAGTGTAGAGCATAGAAAGTGAATAAATATAATCTTTCCACGAGCGTGCGTTATCTTAATAGGATAAAAATATATGCCGAACTATATAGTGATATATAGAAGTATAGGATAAAAAGCCTGTACGATAACAAAATTGAAAACTCGTGTAGCTATAGAAATTATTAAAGCATTTTATAATCGCAATACAAATTTTAGAGTTTTAATAGCTGTTCCTACAGAAGTTTTACGTGAACAGTGAAATAGAGAGCTGGCAAAAAACCAGCTCTTTTCTATCTCTAAGGTAGAAATATTCAATACTATTGTAAAAAATAATTATGAGGTTGATCTATTTATCATAGATGAAGTTCATTTAGCTTGTTCTAATGTTAATATAAATATGTTTAATGTTGTTAAATATAAGTATGTTTTAGGCTTAACAGCTACGTTAGAACGATTAGATGGAAAAGATATGTTACTATATCCATATATGTCTATATGTGATACAGTTACATTGAATGACGCATTAGAAAATGACTGGATTTCTGATTATAGAAATTATCAAGTTTTATTAGATGTTGATTTGACCGAATATCATTCATATGATTCTAATTTTAAGCGTTTTTTCGCTTGTTTTAACAACGATTTTCAACTAGCAATGTCATTATTAAACGATAGAAGGAAACTTAAAATTTGGTGCCAAAAAACAGGTAAAAACGAAGGTGCGGTAATAGGTGCTTTGTCGCAAATGATGAAATATCTTAGATTAAGGAAACAATTTGTAATGTCTCATGCTAAAAAGTTTGAAATTGCTGATAAAATAATTCAACATAGAAGTGATAAAAAAATAATTTTATTTTCAGCTTCTATTAAAGATTCAGAATATTTTAAAAGTAGTAAAGCTTTTGTATTGCATTGTAAGCAAACAAAATCTTGTAATAAAGCAATTATAGAAAAATTTAATAGCGAATGTTCTGGTTTATTAAGTACCAGTAAATGCGCTGATGCAGGAGTCGATATACAAGGCCTTAATGTTGGTATAATTGTTAGTGGAGACAGTTCTAAAACAAGAACTACGCAGAGGATAGGAGTTGTATATTTTTTATACAATAATTTTAAAGGGTATAAATTAGAAAGGTCCTCTATAAACTCATCTAATTCGGTGAATAACAACAAAACACCGAACCAAGCTCTTGTAAAAGAGAAGGCGTAACGACTATCTCGAAAGAGAGTAGACTCAAGCGAGTCGAAACGGTGAGTACTTAGGTAAAGATATAGTCTAATCTGCATGGTGACATGCAGCAGTTCATAAGAGAACGTATATAGCATAGCGAACTATATAGAATATAAATGCGGAAGAATTATACGCAAGGAAGAAGGTAAAATCGCAGAAATATTTACTTTGGTAATAAAAAATACTGTAGAAGAATCTTGATTTAATAATGCAAATAGAGATCAATCTTATATTACAATAAATGAAAAAGAATTAGATTTGGTACTTGCTTATAACAATATAAGCAAAAGACCTAAAATTGGAGTTGAAGATTTAATTAATAGATTTTAATAAATAGATTTTAGATAAATAAACAATAGTATTATTTGTTTATTTAAAATATCTATTGTATATTTGTATATTAATATTTTAATTATTTAATATAAAATTATTATGAAAGAATATACAATTTATACAATTTCCTGCCAGAATGAAATAAGATATATTGGCGTAACATCTACAAGCATTAATAAACGATTTTCGCAACATAAGTATAATGCAAAACATGTTAATAGAAGGCAATGCCCTGTTCATAAATGAATGTGATCTTGTATTAATAAAGGAGAGACTCTTTCTATTGAAGTACTTGATACTTGTTTAGAATGTAATTGAGAATGAACTGAACAATATTGAATATCTCAGTTTAAGTCTTGAGGATTTAAACTTCTAAACTTAGATATTGGAGGCAAAGGAGTTGTTCTTAAAGATAATCGAACTCAAAGCAGTATTGATAAATCAAAAAATGCGCATAAAAAGAGAGTTGCACAAATTGATTGAGATGGGAATATTATTAAAGTATTTGATTCTTTAACACAAGCTGCTCAGGAGATGCATCTTAAATCTATTAGTAATATTACAGAATCAATGAAATATACTAATAAAATGATTGCTGGATATTTTTGACGCTTTATAGATTCTAGTAACAAAATTAGCAGTCCTATAGATTTTTCAAATAATAAGCTTTCAATATTTTGTTATGATGGAACAACTGGTCAATTATTGAAATCCTATCGTTCTGCAGGTGCTGTTTTTGATGATTACGATTTAAAATATAATTGATTGTCTATATTAATTAAAAACCGTTTAATTTGAAAGAAGTATAACGTTATCTTTACACGTAGCAAACAGGAAAAAATAGATATAACTAAATTTAATGTGTGCAAAATTACAAACCATGGATTTAAACACACTACTTAATATTATGTCTAAGTATCATTTAACTGCCGACGAGGTTCTTTTAATATATTTAACGTTTATTGCTCAAACAGAAAATGGAGATCCTAAAATAAATAGGAACTATTTTCGAAGGTGATATGAAGGGGGCGGCAGAGAAAGATTACGAGAATTATTCAATTCACTAAAAGAGAAAGGAGTAATCAGGAAAAACTATAACCCAAGTACTTATGATCCTGATGAAATTGAATTTAATCAGAATTTTATAAAACAATATTTCAAACTTACTGGGCAATTAGGTCAAGAATTATATAATGCATATCCTAGTTATATGTATATAAATGGTAAAATAGTAAGTTTGAAGAATATATCTAAAATATTTAGAGATTTAAATGAATTATATTTTAAGTATGCTTCAATAATAAAACATAATGTTAATAAACATAAAGAAATATTAGATATTTTAGAATGAGCTAAATCTCAAGATTTGGTTACAGTATCTCTTCCTGAATTCATTATTTCTTGTAAATGAAATGAATATAAAGAATTAAGAGATAAAGGTGTTCAAGGTAAAGCTGATGTTTCTGAAATTTATGAGCTCGCATAATGACATTAGTAGATGAATTATATTCTAAAATTGACGAAGGTCGAAAGGGTAAAAATACAGGTTTAAAAACTGGATTACATAAATTAGATTGATATACTGGCGGTTTTCAAAAATCTATATATAAACTTTGATATGGCCAAAGTGGTTCAGGAAAATCTTCTGTAGTTATATTCAACGAATTATATAGAACATTAAAAGATTATCCAGATTATCCATTATTACACGTATATTTTAGTTTGGAAATGAGCTCTAACGTTTTGTTAGCTAAGTTATTATCATTATATTTATTTGAAACATATGGAATAGAGTTGTCTTATATGGATTTAATGTCTGTAAGAACTCCTATTTCTGAAGATATTTATTTATATGTACAACAATCTAAACATTGATTAGAATCTATATCTAGTAAATTAATTATATTTGATAAACAACTAAGTTCTAGCTCATTTTATTCTTCTATGATGGAAATATTAAAACAATATGGTAGTTTTGATAAATCCGAAGATGGAAGAAGATCTATATATATACCAAATAATGATAAGTTAATTATTAATGTAATTATAGATCATGCTGGATTAATTACTCCTTCTAAAGGTAGAACTAAAAAGGAGGAGATAGATTTACTATCTGCTTATTGCGTTCGTTTTAGAGAGTTGTGTGGAATATCTATAGATTTTATAATGCAAGAAAATAGAAATGCAGGAAATATTGATAGAGTTAAATTAAACGCGACGGAAAGTACTCTTGATGACGCGAAAGACTCAGGGGGTCCTATAAATGATTGCAATATAGCTATAGCTGTATATTATCCTATAAAATATCAATTAAAATCGTATAGAGGATATAGAGTTTTAGATGACAAAAATTCTGGAGTTGTTGGGTTAGGATCAGCAATAAGAAGTCTTCTATTACTTAAAAATAGATTTGGTACAGCTAACAAAGTTTTTCCTGTTGGATTTCAAGGAAGTATAGGTAGATTTGTCGAATTGCCTAAGCCAGAACTTATTGATTATAATTTATATCAAAATTGAAAAGATGATAAATATGAAGATAAAAATAAAGAAGATGAAACTGACAACAATTGTTCAGTAGAAAATAAATCAAAAATACAATATTCATTTTAATTATGGCTATTCAATTACCTAAAAATAAAATTCCCGCAGACACTAAAGATCCTAGATATTTAATAATATATGGTCTTCCTAAGGTCAATTCGGCCCGCTAATTTAGTGATAAATTAGATGAATCGGGGAAAATCGATGAATGCTAAAATTTTCTTAATATTATACTTATCATAAAAAGAAAATCAATTGAAATTTATGAATTTTATTTATAAGAATAATAAAATATTTTTATATAGAAAATATTATAAATTTTTGCAAATATCGAGCTAACTAATATAATAATATATATTAGTAGTGTAACGCATAGTAAATGAAACTACTTTTGTAGAATATAATTTTACCACGAGTCTCCGAAACTTTTTTATAAAAGTTCAAAATGTATGCTGAACTATATAGAAATATATAGAAGTATAAGATAAAAAACTTATACGATAACAAAATTGCGGTAAGACCACTATTTTATCTACTCTTGAAGGGAACCTGATCCTCGATTGCGAGAGTGGGACAGACTTCATCGATGCTCTTAAAATTAAAGTATCTTCAGTTAAGGAAATAAAAGAGGTTTGTAAGGCTATAATAGAAGCTGGAAAACCATATAAATATATAACTATAGATACTGTAACAGCTTTAGAGGATATGGTAAAGCCATTAGCTTTAAATTTATATAAAAATTCTCCTGTTTATAGCGAAAGATTTGCTGATATAACAGATGTCACTACTTTGCCTAACGGCCAGGGCTTCATGTATACAAGACAAGCCTTAGAAATGACAATTGATATGGTTGCCAAATGTGCTCCTAATATTATCTTATGTGGACATGTTAAAGATGTCTCTTTAAATGAAGGCCTTGATGGATCTGTTAAAGATCTTGATCTTACAGGTAAAATTTTTGCATATTAAATATAATATTATGATAATTTTGCCGTCTCTATAAGTGATTATAGAGAGTATAAGCGAGCAATATCGAAGAAAGCTAAACTCTGAATTAATAATTATTTTAATATTGATTATGAAACAGAGCATGCTAACGTCGAGATAACTAAGAAAGTAAAATAATCTTAGAATCGTAACGCATAGAAGGTGAACCTATTAATAGAATATAATCCTTCCACGAGTGTTCGCCATCTTAATGTATTAAGATGAAAACATATGCTGAACTTATAGGAAACTATAAGAATCATAGGATAAAAAGCCTATGAGATAACATAATTGAAAGTTAAGAGAATTCTTTCAGCAAGATCTGATGCGATTGGGTTAAATGCAGGCCCCTTTAATTAGTAATAATTATCGAAAACCACGTATATGCTGGAACTTCCTTAGAGCCTAATCTACCAAAGAGTAAAAATGATTAGGATTGGATAATCAGCAGGCGATTAAAATAGCCTCAACGACTACAAGGTGGGTACCTATATGGTATATGATATAGTCTAATCTCAACCAATATGAATAATTATAAAAAACATATTTGCAAACAGTGTGGCAAAGTATTTTTCGGAAATGGAACTCTTTGCCGAAAGCATTCTATGCAATTATCTTTATATGGGCATTTTTTAGATTCAAATCCAAGAAGTCAAAGGGATTTGAATGAAATTATAATACATGAAGATTATGCTGATATAATAACATATGATAAATATAATAATCCTATACATACATTTAAAATTAGTTTAGAAGATGTCCCTTTTGCTAGTAAATATAAATGGTATGCTAGTAAGCCTCAAAAATCTACTGGATTAATATATCTTGTTAATTCTAAAATAGGATTATATCATAGAATTGTTATGAACGCTGTAAAAGGACAACAAATAGATCATATTAATATGGATACTTTTGATAATAGAAGGTCCAATTTAAGAATTGCAAATCAAACTTTGCAAAATCATAATCAACATGTTAGGAAAAACATAAGATTTGATATTAAAGGTATTGATATGCATAGAGATATAAATAGATCTAAAAGGTTTATGGCTCGTTTTTCTATTTATGGAAAAACATATAGAAGTCCTTGGTTTACAACATATGAAGAAGCTGTTTTTGCTAGATATTTATTAGAACAATTATCTGATATAAAAGTTTTTAATGGAAATATGAGTCAATATATTAATAAACTATCAGATGAACAAAAACAGCCAATAATAAAATGGTTTACAAATAGATTTAAAGATCGAGTATAAATGTTGCGCATCGTGATGTAAATGGAAATTTATGTATAAATTTTGGCGGAGAAGGAGAAGTATTGACTGGTTCTAGATGTAAACATCTTGCTGGAAAAGATATTGTAGTAGCTGAAAGAAATGATGATGGTACGTTTACTTCTCGCTGGGAAAGAATATACACATCTTTGGCTAAATAAATATTATTATGTCGGAAAATATTCCAACAATAAAAATAGATTCTAATCGTTTGATTCTTTCAGATGAAGCAATTAAAATGCTTGAAGCAAATTACGGGGATAGAATAAGTGTTAATTATATACAAGATGATAATAATAATTTTCATCCTGTAATAGGCAAATCTTCTGTTTTCTCTGATTCAAACGATGGAAATAAATTAACAAAAAGTAAAACAATTTCTTTTAAGGGTATTAAAAAAAATATGTTATCAAGATATGGAATTTTATTCCTTATGATAGAATATGCCCCTAAAATATTTTTATTAAAAACAATTAATTAAAATTTTAAAATTATGAGTATGTTTTCAATGGGCGCTGCTAAGGGCGTAAGTGTTGCAAGTAGTTTTCTTCCTGCAGGTATTCACAAGGTTCGTTTCACTGGCATGAATTTGGCTAATGCTGGAGAATCTAATGTTGTAGAATTCAAATTTGAATCTGTAGATGGATCTGGAATTCATAATGAACGAATATTTGAGCCTCGTTCAAGTGAGCGAACAACATCTCAATTTGGAGAAAACCCTTCTGAAGCTGAGCAGTTTACCCTTAAAATTAGTCAAATAATTTCAGCTCTCGATCCCGAACTTGCTAAGAAGATTGATGAAAATGGAGATCGTTTCCAAGCTCCTGATTTCCCTTCATTTGTTAATCTTCTTAAGAAATATCTTGATAATAAAGTTGGCACAGAGACATATATTAAATTGGTTCCTAGTGGTAATTATGTTAATTTCCCTCGATATATAGCTAGTATTAATAAAGATGGAGTTTTGTATATAAACAACAAATTTATTGGAAATAATCTAGCTCTTACTGCTAAGGAGGCAAGATCTATTGAGGAGGCTTCACGAGCTAAGCCTACTTCTATGGCTGAAGCTGATGATGAAATAGATGAAATTAAAAATAGTTTCAAAGATGCCAAGATAGATGACGAAATGCCATTCTAAATAAATCATATAGAGGCTGTAGAATATTTCTATAGCCTCTATTTATCTTATATTTATGGAATATAAATTTCCTATAAAAATAACTAAAGATCTCATAGAATCAAAAGTAGACCAAGAGACTTTAATGGCTACATATTATGGAGTGCCTATAAGAAAGGGTTTATTTAAATCTACAATGAGAGCCGATAATAGACCTACTGTAGCATATTATAAAAATAAAAACAATAGGCTTATAGTAAAAGATTTTGGTTCTGATTATTGTGGAGATTGAATTTATGTTGTTATGCATAAATTTCAATGTTCTTATCAGGGTGCTTTAAATATTGCAGCCAATGATTTTGGAATACAAAAATTTCCCAAATTAGAAAAGAATCCAATAATTGTAGATAATGAAAAATTGGATGTTATTACAGATTCTATAGTACAAGTAGAAATAAAAGATTTTAATGAATACGAACTAAAATGGTGATCAAAATATTACATAGATATTAATACATTAAAAAAATATAAAGTTTATTCTTGTAAAAATGTTTTCTTAAATAGTAAATTATTCCATTTATATAAAGATAAACAATTAATATTTGGATATTTTGGAGGTATAAGAGAAGGCCTTGAAAGATGAAAAATTTATTTCCCTGGAAGAAGAAAGTGTAAATTTATATCTAATTGAAAGTCTTCTATGATTCAAGGAATTCATATGATTCCTAAATATGGAGAATATTTAGTTATAACTAAATCTTTAAAAGATTGTATGGTCTTTTACAAACTTAATATTCCCGCAATAGCTCCAATGTCTGAAAACTGTTTTTTATCTGAAGCTCAATATAATAAATTAAAATTAAGATTTAATAATATTATATTGTTATATGATAATGATAGAGCTGGTTTACGTTCTATGGTTAAATTTAAAAAACAATTTCCAGATATAATACCTATTTGGATACCTTGGAAATATAAGGCAAAAGATATTTCTGATTTTATATGTAAGTATAAAATTGATAAAACTATTGAATTAATAGAATCTGCAAAAAAATATGTCCAAGAATACAAGAAATAAAAATAATAGTAAAAGAAGAGGTAATAGTTACGAGCGTAAAATAGTTAACGAGTTAAAAGAATTAGGCTTTAATGTTGTTACATCTAGAAGTGAATCTAAAAATATGGATAATATGAAAGTCGATATAATCGATAAAGATGGATTGCTTCCATATATACAAGTTAAACTAACTCAATCAACTCCTAATTATTTTAATATATCAGAAGAATGTCCTTTAAAGGATAGGCCTTTTGTTATACTATGAAATAAGACTTTTCCAACAGAAAAAACTTTTAGATCTATTGGAGAAGTTGCTATATTACCTAAAGAATATTTTTATTATTTAATTAAAAACTTATATGGAAAAGTGTAAAGTAGTATTTTCTAATGAAGATAAGCAATCTATCATATTAGAATTAGAATTAGATGACTCAGGAAATTTAGATTATCATGTTCGTTTTCATCCTGTAATTAAAGATCCAAAAACAGAACTTGGATTAGCTGGGAAAATGTGTGAGATTTTTATAGAATCTCTAATTAATGGAAAAGATACAGAAAAACAAGATTAGATATGATTTAATTCCACAAGAAGCTTTATTTGAAGTATGTAAAGTTTTTACTCAAAAGCTTGATAAATATCAAGAAAATGGGTGGAAAAAAGGCATAAAATGGAGTAATATACTTAACAATTTAAAAAGACATTTATCTCAATTTGAATCTGGAATTGATTATACAGATGAAGGTAATTTACAACTAGCTGAAGTTGCCATGAATGCTTTGATTTTATGTGAATATTATAAAATATATCCACATGGAGATGACAGAGTATTAAATAACATTTCAAGACCAAGAATAGCTTTAGATATAGATGATGTATGTTTAGATTTCATTCCTTCATTTGAAAGAAAAATAGGTGTAAAATTAAATAATTATTGGGCTGGTTCTTATAAAATGCATGAATATTTAGAGAAAATTAAAGATGACAAGGAATTTTGGACATCTTTACCTACTTTGCATTTACCAACATTTGAACCATATTGTTATATTACTTCTAGAAGCATTCCTGTTGAATGGACTAAAGAAAACTTAGAGAAAAATGGATTTCCTTGTGCTCCAGTTTATTCAGTACCTTGGAATGAAAGCAAAGTTCCATTATTAAAAGAACATCGTATAGACGTTATGATTGATGACAAAGCAGATAATTATAAAGATGCTATAGAAAATGGTATATTTTGCTATTTAATGGATGCTCCTCATAATAGATATTTATCTGACATAGGTCATAGAAGAATTTATAATTTAAATTTAAATATATAATGAGCACATATGTAAGAAGATATTATGAAATATATGATAATTATAAATGAATCCCTATAAAAAGTGATGGTAAATTACTTTTTAATATAGATAATTTATCTAATTGTAGATCCGAACTTTCTGAATATAGTAGTCGTAATTTACCTGAAGATGTATCCAGTGAAATAAGATATGAATTAGAACATAATAAAGATTTATATGGTCATGGATATTGTACATTACATGACTTATATGAATTTCTTGATAAAGAAGAAAATAATTTCATTAATGTATTAACATCTAATTCTGGATATAATATAGATGATCCTAATCATATGTCTGATAGAGATATATTAATATCTATATACAAAACAATAAATTGTAATCCTCAAGATATTTATACAGACTATTCTTATTCGATATATGGATTTTCTTTTCTTATAGGAGAAGTAACTTCTATGGCATCATTATATGATCGTTTGATTATTCCTAATAATGTTAGATTAATATTTGCTTTTGAGTAATGAAAATAGATCTTAATGATATTAAAATTTCTCCTATATATGAAAGTGTACATAGAGAGAAAATGAGTGATGAAAGATATTTTTCAGATGAATTTTCTGATTATATATCTAATTCAAGATTAAAACTTATTAATCCTAAAGATGGTGGTAGTCCAAGTAAATATAAAGCTGGATTTACTGGAGAGTTTACTAATAGTCTAGCTATAGGAAGTGCTGTTCATTGTTTATTACTCCAAGGAGATACTTTTGTTTTAGGTCCAGATATAAATAAACCTTCTGCTAAATTAGGTTTAGTTATAGATAAAATTAGAGAATATAGAATAAAAGGATATACAGTAAATGAATCTATAAATAAAGCTTGTTTAGATATTCATTATTATGAAAAAAATATAAATCCTAGTAGAATTAGATCTATAATAAAATCTGGATTTGAATATTACCAAAATTGTAAATATGTATTAGATGATTATGCTATAATTCTATCATCTAAAGATAGGGAAATAGTTGAAAGGTGTTTGAATAATTTAAACACTCATAGAGTTAAAAGAATCTTAAATCCAGTTGATTTATATGGAGAAGAAATAGATTCTTTTAATGAGGAAGCATTCTTTATTAATTTAATTGGTAAATATGAAGATAAAGAATGTGAAATAAAATTAAAGATGAAAGCTGATAATTGGACTCTTGATATAGAAAATAAAATTGTCACATTAAATGACTTAAAAACAACTGGACATTCTATAAATACATTTATGGAAAAAGATGGTAGTTTTTATAAGTTTTCTTATTATAGACAATTTGCTTTATATTTATGGATTATACTACAATATTGTAAAAAAGAACTTGCATTTAAATCTGATGAGTGGACTTATAAATGCAATGTTATTGTTGTAGAAACAATTAAAGATAATAAAGTAGACGTATTTCCTATATCAAAAGAATTATTAGATTATGGAAGAACAGAATTTTGTAGACTGTTAAAAATGGTAGCTTATTGTGAGATGTTTGGATATGATGATAATATAGAATTCTGTTAAAATGAGAAAATTAGAAATTAATGCTTATACTATTGAGGAAGCTAAAGAAAAAGCTTATGAAAAAGGTATAACTGTAATTCAAGATATGACATTTCGATGAAAGCTTGCTGGCAAACCTTTATTTCCAGGTAGGATAGATGTTTTAGTAACTGATTTTTTAAATAAAAGGGGACTATTTGATTTTGAAGGTGCTGGAGTAATTATTGCAATAGCTCCTGGTAGACCAGATCCGCAAAAAAAACCAGGCATTTTACATAGTTTTAAACAAAAAGGACTAAGTAAAAGATATCGAGTTGTAGAAATTAGATCAAAAGAGACAGATGAACTATTAGGTACTGCTCCAGGTAAGTTAGAAGCTATAAAATTAGCTAAAGAAATAATGAAAGAAAAGCTTACTACTTTATATGCTAAAACAGTATATGATACTGATAGAGTAGATTTTGAATTAGAATATATTCCTTCTAAAAAAAGAAAACTTGGTCAATATTTAGTTTATGGAGTAGATGCTGAAGATGTTAAATTATCTAGACGAAATAAATTACGATTAAAGCATAATCAATATGACGATAGAGAATTGGCTGAATAACGATCAATTAGCGATAGATATTTGGAATAGAAAATATAGAAACAATAATGAAACTTTAGACGAGTGATTTGATAGAGTAAGTGGAGGAAATGAAAAGTTAAAGAAATTAATTATTGCTAAAAAATTCTTATTTGGAGGTAGAACATTAGCTAATAGAGGAACAAATAAAGGAAGTTTTAGTAATTGTTATTCTTCTGGATTTGTTGAAGATTCTTTGGATTCAATAATGACTGTTGCTAAAAATATAGCAATGACTTATAAGGCTCAAGGAGGACAAGGTTTATCATTAAGTAAAATACGCCCAAAAGGATCTTTAATTAATGGAACTTTTAAATCTGATGGTATAGTACCTTTTATGGAAATATTTAATACTGTTACAGAAAGTATTTCTCAAGGAGGTGCTAGAAAAGGAGCATTATTAATGTCTTTAGATATTAATCACCCAGAAGCCGAAACGTTTATGAAAATTAAATCAGATCTTAAACGTATAAATAAAGCAAATCTATCTATGGAGATAGATGATGATTTTATGGATAAGGTTATTAACGGTGATGAAAAAGCAAACCATTTATTTAATATATTATGTGAACAAGCTTGCTATTATGCTGAACCAGGGGTTATATTTACTAATAGATTCAGGAATTATAATCTAATGGAATACGTTGACACATATAATATTGAAACATGTAATCCGTAAATTATTGCGGCATAATTAAGTAATTAATTATGAAAATTCTACTAAAAACATGGAAACTCCTATTATTATGGTTGAGTAATAGGACAATCATGTGCTAATAAGTTATTTATTGCGCAACGACTATAAAATTTAAATATGAGAAAAATATCTGATAATAAAGAGTTGGTGAAACTCTGCTCATTTATTGTAATGGGTGATGGAGGTCTATATAAAAATAAAAATTGTAATAATTATAAATTTACCATGAATATGAAAGCAGAACATTTAGATTATATAGAATATTGTAAAGATATTTTAGATAATATATCTTCTGCTAAAATATATAATAGAAAAGAACAATTGAGAATTGTAAGTAAAACTCATCCGTTCTTAACAAAAATTCATGATAGAATTTATATTGGCAATTATAAAGGTTTAGATCCTCATGCTTTTAAATTATTTGATTGGGAATGTCTAGCTATATTATTTATGTGTAATGGATGTTCGACAATTAAAAAAGGATATGTTGACGTATCTCTTAATTTAAAAAGATTATCTTATGGAGATCAATTATTCTTAAAGAAAGCACTTAAAGATAAAATGAATTTAGAATGGAATATTAATCGACAAAATAATTATTATTATTTAAGATTAAGATCTAAAGATATAAATTCTTTTTATAACGGAATTAAACCTTATATTCTTCCTTCTTTCTCATATAAAATTTTGAACGTAGAACCCCATTAATGGGTGGTGATATAGTCTGTTCTTATAAGTAATTATAAGAACTATATAGAAATATATAGTATATTAGTTTTATACTAATATTAACATTAAAGGTGGTGAACAACCTTTGGGTAATAAATTTGGATCTTGTAATTTATCTTCCATTAATTTATCAGAATATGTATTAAATCCATTTACAGAAAATAGTAGGTTTGATTACTATACTTTTGCTAAAGACATCGAAGTTTATGTCCAAGCCATGGATGATGTGTTAGAAGAGAATCTTCCTAATCATCCTTTAAAAGAGCAAGCTGAACAAGCTAGGATGTTTAGAAATATAGGCATTGGTGTAATGGGCGTTCATGATGTATTTATAAAAATGGGTTATAGATATGGAGATAACAATTCTTTAAGTTTATTATCTTCTATAATGCATATTTTATTTAGATCAGCAGTTTTTGCTAGTTCTAACTTAGCTGAAATACGAGGTAATTTTCCAGGTTATGATAGTAAAATTTGGGATTCTAAAATTTTAAAGATAGCATTTGGTGATGATGAAATAATAAAATTAAGGAATAAAAATTGTTTACGTAATTGTTCTTTAATAAGTATTGCACCAACAGGTTCTATAGGAACTATGCTTAATGTTTCAACTGGAATAGAGCCTTGGTTTTCTACTCATTATATACGAAATACAAAATCTCTAAATGGAGAATCAGAAAAATCATATGAAGTATGAGCTCCTGTTGTTAAAGAAGCTATAGATCGTAAATGGCATAATGAAGTAATTGTAACAGCTAATGATATTAATTACAAAGATCGAATTGCAGTACAAAGTATAGCTCAAACATATGTTGACACAGCTATTAGTTCTACATTAAACCTTCCTAAAACAACTACTCCAGAAGATATTAAACATATATATATTGAGTCTTGGAGAAAAGGTTTAAAAGGATGTACTGTATATGTAGATGGATCTAGAGATCCTATATTATCAACTAATGTAGGTTCTTCAAATAATATATCTAAAGAAAAAACTGAGGATAAATTTATATTTGATTCTATAAAACCCATATCTAGAAAAACTCTTGGGACAACATCTGGTACTACAGCTTGTAAAAAGTGTGCTTGTGGTACTCTATATATTACTTGTAATAGAGATTCTAATGGTAATCTTGTAGAGGTGTTTACACATACTTCTAAAGGCGGTATATGTCAAGCAAATATGAACGCTGTTACAAGACTTATATCTTTAAACTTAAGAAGTGGTGTAGCTGTCGATGAGATTATTGATCAAATTAAAGGAATCAATTGTCCTGCTTGTAATATAGTTAAGGCTAAAGGCCAAAATATAGATGGCCTTTCATGTCCAGATATAATATCTAAAACAATAAAGGAGTTTATTAATACCGACATATGTATTCCGCAGGCAATAGTAAAAGAAAAAGAACCTATAAATACTGGATTAGTATGTCCAGAATGTGGAGCTTCAATGATTAAGGAAGCGGGTTGCGTACAATGCCTTTCCTGCGGCTACTCGAAATGCGGTTAATATATTTTATTTGATTTAAATTATTAATATGGTTAAAGTAAATTTTAAAAAGCTTAGTAAAAATGCGATAGTGCCTACAAAAGCACATCCAAGTGATGCTGGATTTGATATGATCGCAGTATCTAAAAATGAAACAGAAGATTATATTGAATATGACACAGGTATTTGTGTTGAAATACCAGAAAATCATGTTGGATTGATTTTCCCAAGATCATCTGTTTCGAATTATGATTTTTTGTTGTGTAATTCAGTAGGTGTAATAGACTCTAAAATTTAATTTGTTTATATCATAAAATTTTATTAAATTGGAGTCTTTAAAGGGGGTGAATTGCTGGAAAATCTTGAAGAAGACAATCAGCAGCCAAGCTTTCTTAGGGATAAGATTGAAGGTTCAGAGACTAACAGCCAAGTCCAAATCGACAGTAATGCTGACACGAGCGCCCTCCTTAATCAAATATTATGTTTGATTAATGATTATATAGTCCAAACTCAAGAAATAACTCAAACTGCTTATAATGACAGTATAAAGAAACTTGAGAGCCAAGGATAAAGAGCCTTGGGTTAATACAATTGAATTATAGAGGATCTATTAAATTAAGATTTAAAAAAATTAATAAATTTGTTAGTTTTATAAAAAGAACATTTTTAGGATTAATAACTAATATAGAATTTAAAAATGTTGAATATAAAGAATATAATATTGGTGATAAGATTGGTCAACTTATAATTATTCCATATCCAGAAATCCAATTTAATGAGATTTCTAAATTATCTGATACGGATCGTGGCGATGGAGGATTTGGATCTACAGATGCTAAAGTTGCAGATGCACAAGAAGCACCTTCTAAGCCTCGTCGTAAACGTAAGTCTTCCAAGTAATGACTTATGATTTAAATAGAATAGAAACTGATTATAACATTAAGCTAGATGAAGAACAAAGAAATGCTTTATCTAGCTTAATTTCTTTTATATATAGCAAAAAACAGTGCATTTGTTTAACAGGTAATGCAGGAACTGGCAAAAGTATTATATTAAGTATTATATACGATATTTTGTCAGATAATGGATATTATTGTAGCTTTGTAACTCCAACAAATAAAGCTAAAATAGTAATAGAAAATAAAGGAGAAAAAGGTAGAGCAGCCACAACTATACATTCATTACTTAATTTAAAGCCTAATTTAAATATATTAGATTTTGATGCATCGGATATGCTATTTGAATCATCAGGTCCTTCATATGTTGATTTTGATGTTCTATTAGTAGATGAATGCAGTATGATTAATGATGAATTATATAAAGTGTTATTGAAAAAATATAGAAATAAAAAGATAATATTTTGTGGCGATCCAAAACAATTATATTCTGTAAAACAACATCATATTTCATTGCCGTTTACAAATGATATAATAGAATTACATAAAATATATAGACAGCCAGATAGTATATTGAATAAGACATTAGATACATTAAGGCATCATCCTATATATCATTTTATCCCTGAGTCTGACGACTATTCTAATATAGAGATATATAGTAATATTATTGAAATGTTATATAAATATAGTTACTTATATAAATTATCTAAAGATTTTAATCAATTATCTATTGTTAAGCTTGTTACATATACTAATAAAAGAATTCAAATATTAAATCAAACTATTAGACATTTATTAAAATATGAACAAGAATATGTTGAAGGAGATATATTAACAGGATATTATAATTGTAATTTTAATAATATAAATATAGAAAATTCCGAAGATTATATAGTATGTGATAATCCCAGACCTTGTATATTAAATAATATGAAAGCATGGGGTTTAACTTTACAATCTTCATATTCTGAAAAATTTAAGATAAAAATTTTATCTAGAGATAATTCGCCAGAGTCTTTTTACAATTTAGGAGAACAACTTGAAATTTTAAGATTAAAAGCTGTTAAAAGCAAACTAAAATCCCATTGGAGAGATTATTTTAAATTTAATTCAAGTTTTTTAACTCCTATAGATATCATATATGATGGTAGAATTGTTAAAAGAAAATCATTAGATTATGGATATTGTATTTCAGCTCATAGAAGTCAGGGATCTGAATATCAAATAGTTATGGTTGATTCAGAAAACTTAAAGCGATGTCCTAATAAAGAAGAATTACGACAACTACAGTATGTAGCTTGTAGTAGAACAAAAAGTACTTTAATAATTTATCAGAAATAATATGATGACAATTGATCAGTTTAAGCAGCTTGCTCAAGAACTTACTATTGAGGAATTTTATAATTTTTGTATTAAATATCTTGGCCATACTCCTAATACACTAGAAGAAATATATAATCAGTTTCCAGACGATCCTATGATAAACTACTTTAAGGGTTATATAGATGGTTATAATAAATGTAAATCTATAAATGAGTAAATTATTAAATATAGTCTTGTTATTTATATATCACATTTCCATTTTTATATTCTTATAATAGATTTGATAAATTATATTTCTAATTATAATGATTATAATTTAATACATGAATAAAATTAATATCTCTGAAAACTTAGAATCAGTTATTTTTTTATATAAATTACCTTGTTCTTTATATGAAAATGGATTCGAAAATATAATAGTTGGAGATTTTGAAAGTAGAAGATTAATAGGAGATACATATATAAATATAAATGATTGATTTTCTATGATGACAAATGGAAGTTTATTGCCTTATGTTTGTAGTACACTTAGTAAATCATATAAAATCAAGGAATATATAAATATTTATACTAAGCCAGATCCGTTAAAAACTAGGTCGTACATTTCTAAACTTTCTGACAAATCAGATGTGATGAGAGAATGTCTATGAACAATACAATTTGTAAAAGAAGGAAAGGTTAATAGACCAGATGTATTTAAAACACAAAAATCATATTCTGAAGTTTTGGAAGAATTTTATGATATAGTTGATCCTATATATTATATGAAATTAAAAAATAAATAATATGAGATATAGAATAGTAGAATGGCCTTATTCTAATGAATATATGGATAAGCCAGGATTTGATGAACATGCTTGTCTTATAAATGATGAAGATTGGATTAAAAAATATGGAACAGAAGCATATTTTATAGATGAAGATTGGATTGAAAATATTAACAATACTAATAATGAAAGTAATTCTTAAAAATCCAATAGAAGTAGTTCCAATGAATAAATTTGATTATAACAAAAATATTCTAAAAATTGCTATTCAACATCCTGAAAATGCATGAATTAATGGATACTGTTGTTATTTTATAGATGAAACATTTTTTATGGAAGATAAATTATTTAATAGCTTGTTTAAAACAATTGATTAAATGCTTCATCCTGAAATATACGATATTGAGACTATTGTTAATTTATTTGTATATGTAGGATATACTCCAGATAATAATAAATGACATGTATTTATTATTGGAGATAGTATAAATGAAAGTGATAAATTATATAAACATTTAACAAGAGGTAATGTAGTACAAATAGGATTTAATAATAATGATTTTGATTACCCTATTATAGACTATTTTATCAATAATTGGCAAGCACTTAAAAGATGTACGGGGTATCATTTAGCTAATATATTATATTTAGAAGGACAAAAATTAATAAATTCTGATACCCCTACATCTATTTTTTACAATTCTCAAATAATTAAGCAAATTGATTTATTTAAAATGTGGCATTATAATAGTAAATCTAAAAGGACTTCTTTAAAAGATTTGCAATTTGCTTTAAGAATGAAGAATATAGAAGAAATGCCAATACCTCATTATAAAGAATGTAATGAATCTGATATTGATTTAGTAGTTGAATATTGTAAAAATGATGTATATACAACTTATCAATTTTATTTAGCTTCATTAGGTAAAACTGACTATCCTATTTATAAAAATAAAAATAAATTATCTCTACGAAAAGAACTTAATAAAATGTTTCATATCAACAGCTATAGTTGATCAGAATCTAAAATAGGAGAAAGATTGTTGCTATATATATATTGTAGGATAACGAAACAAGATATTAAGACTGTTAAATCTCTGAAAAGTACTACAGATAAAGTTTATTTAAAAGATTGTATTCCATATTGATGTGATATAAGAAGTAAGGAATTTAATAATTTTTTAGATATAATTAAGCAAACTGTTGTTAATAAAGATTCAGATATATCTAAAACTATATATTTTCACGATATAGGATTTGATTTTGGAAGTGGTGGAGCTCATGGATGTATAAAGCCAGGAATATATAAATCTGATGACGAGAATATAATAGTCGATGCAGATATAAATTCCCTATATCCAAGTATCGCGAAATCTTTAAAGTTATATCCAGAACAATTAGGTGAAATATTTAATGAAATATATGTTGAATTTTTAGACACTAGAATTGCAGAAAAAGAAAAACCTGAAGGTAGTCGAAATGAAGCTTTGGTAGAAGGCTTTAAAGAAGTGCTTAATATAGTATATGGAAAATCTAAAGAACCAGAATCTTTTTTATATGATTTAATGTATGCATATAAAACTATAATTTCTGGCCAATGTTTTATATGTATGTGATCAGAAAGATTAGTAGAAGCATGTCCAAATATTAAATTTTTAGCTATAAACACAGATGGAATAACTTTTATGGTTCCTAAAAATAAAGTAGATGATATAAAATTAGTAAGTATAAAATTACGAGAATTAACAGGCTTATCTGCTACATTTGCTTTTTATAAGCAAATAATTATTAAAGATGTAAATAATTATATTGCTGAATATTTTGATTCTACTAAAGAAAAGGAACATATTAAGTTAAAAGGTTGTTTTGAAATATATAAGGAATATCATAAAGATCCTTCTATGAGAATAGTTCCTATGGCTTTAAAAGATTTTTTCTTATATAATATACCTATAGATTATACTATTAGAAATAATAATGATATATTTAACTATTGTATAAGATTAAAAACAAATTCATCGTCTAAAGCTGTATTTAATTATTTGGAAAATGGAGAACTAAAAGAAATCCCATTAACTAGAACAACTAGATATTATGCTTCAACAACAGGAGGCTCTATTAAAGTATTATATAATGATTCTAAATCTTTCAATCAAATAAATAAACAATATCTATTCTCTTTATTTAATAAATATTATGAATCTGATAATTATAATATAAATTATAATTTTTATATAAATGAAGCAAATAAAATTTATAATAATATTATAAATAATCAATTATCTTTATTCTAATATGAAAATTATTGCTTATGTATCCTCTCTTTGTCCTACAAGTAAAAAAATGGAAGACGTCATAAAATCATTATCTATTCAAACAGAAATATATGATATCGATAGAGTTGATAATGTCTTAATTGACGCTTTCCATATTAAAAATACTCCTACAATTCTATTGCTTAATAAAAATGGTGAAGAATTATGGAGATTTGTAGGTTATGTATCTAAAAAGGATCTTGAGTATAAAATAAAAAAACTTAATCATGATTAAACCTGATATAGTAACTCGATCCGCTTATGATTATAGAGAAGTAATTACTTATATTGAAACAAAATATAAAATTAAAATATCTAATATTGAATATCCTGCTAGATGTAAAATAAAATACAAGCATGTATATCCAAATATAACTTATTGGTTTATTAATAATTTAGGATGGTATTCTAATCATTATCCAATACATATTCTTAATGTAAAAAGTTTACTTGTTAATGTTAGCACTCCATCCTGGATTAAAAGAGTTCTCAAGATTTTATACAAGGAGTTTAAATTAGATATAATGTTTTTTTGGAAATAATGGTAGAAATAAAAAATTTAAAAATTTACGATCTTAAAGAATCTGTAATAGCTTGCAGAAATGCTATGAGATCGTCATTACCGCAATATACTGATGAAGAATTTGAAAAATCGTTACATAGAGCTATTAATTTATGTAAGTCGCCTACAAATTCTGGACACTGCAATTTCCTTAGTGGCATTAGAGTATCTTTCGATATTACCTATCCTCAATATATAAGTCCAGAACTACAAAGATATCATTGAATTGATATCGTTACATCTGCATCTAAAATGCATAAACTAGGAGCTCATATAAGCGCTAATAGCTTTAATAAATATGTTGATAGTAGAATTATATCAATAGTGCAGGAATATGCAGAGAAATGGCTTAAAAACAATGATTATGATAGTTTTATAAGGCTTGTTTCTAATACACCTCTTGGATTGGAGTTGTTTATGAGAATAAGCACAAATTATCTTCAGCTAAGGAATCTTTATCATCAAAGAAAGAATCATAAATTAAAAGAAGACTGGGGTGCTATTTGTAAAATGATAGAATCTCTACCATATTTTAAAGAATTTATAGGATATGAGTAATTATATTACATTCTCTATTAAAGTAAATAACTGTTCTAATAATGAAAGAAAATCTTTTATAAAAGATTTAGCATTGTTAGCAGATATTATATTAGAAGAAAAGGCTGATAATGAATATTCAACATATGATGTTTGGAATAATTATATAAAAGATTTATGCCTAATATCTAAAAAATATTCAAATGCTATAGTAACTGTAGATTGTAATAGTGATGATGATATTTGGAGAGTTTATTTTATTAATGGGAAATATCAAATCGCTAATGCAACTATTGTTTATGAGGAATTTGATCCTCTTAAATTAATTGATTACGAAGATGAATAAAAATATTATAGCAGCACAAAGTAAATGAAATCTTGGTAATATGCAAGTGTTTTCTTATGGAAATAAGAAACTTCCTAAAGAAACTCTTATAGTTAATATTACTTCAGCGCAAAATTGTCCTTCTGATGAACTTGGATTTTGTAAGCATAGTAAAATATGTTATGCTAAGAAATGTGAAAGAATTTATAAGAACTATTTAGAAAAAAATCTTTTAATAGAGTCTTATATGTATTTATGAGATTCAAACGATATAATTGATTTACTTTGTGCTTATATAGATAATGCTCCAGTTAAAATTAAGAATATTAGACTTAATGAAGCTGGAGATTTTCCAAATCAATCTAGTGTTATAGAATGAAGTAATATAGCTGAATTTATAAGTAATAAATATGGAATATCAACATATTGTTATACTTGTAGAGAAGATTTAGATTTCTCTAATGTAAAATTTATTGTTAACGCATCTACGCAGAATATTAAAGCTGATAGATATTTTCTATGTGTTAATAAGGAAGATTTTGAAAAATTACCAAAAAATTCTATAACATGTAAAGCTAATTGTAAAATATGTAAATTATGTTATGATAGTAATTATCATGGCATAATATATTGTAAACAACATTAATATAAAGAGTCCTAAGCTTTACTTAGGGCTCTTATTTTTATAATATGACTCTAAATAAAGCTTTAAAGGAATTAATTATAAAGAATCCATTTTATGGGATGTTTCTATTAAATTTTAATAAAAGAATTGTAGACGATTCTCATCCCGTAAAGACAGCTGCTGTTGGATTAAATGGAATGTGTTTTATATTATATATTAATATAAATTTCTGGAATAAATTAACTGATCCTCAACAACTTTCTATCCTAACACACGAAGCGATGCATGTGTGCTTTTTCCATCTAACAAATTTATATAAAGGATATAATCAGCATAATATGAATATAGCAAATGATTGTGAAATTAATTGCTATATCAATAATTTACCAGATGATGCAATTACGCCAAATAGCTTATCTAATATTATAAATGAAAAACTAGAACCTAAAAAAGGTTCTATATATTATTATAATAAGATAATGAATTTTGCTGCTAATAATCCTGATAAATGTTTTTCTGATTTTTCAATTAATGGATTATCTAGTATAGATGATCATTCTATATGGCCAAAAGATCTATCTGAATCTGAAAAAAGCATTATAGATAATCAGATAAAATATAAAATTAAAGAAACTGCAGATAATGTACAAAAAGGAAGAGGACATTTACCAGGAGAAATACAAGAATTATTAAAATTAATAGAAGATAAGCCTCCTATATATAATTGGAAAAAAGAATTTAAACAACTTATAGGTAATAGTATAAGTTTTGACGTTGTACCTACTAGATTACGGCCAAATAAACGATTTAAAGATGCTAAAGGTTTAAAACTTACTAGAAAACCTGAAATATTAGTAGGTGTAGATACTTCTGGATCTATAAGGAAAGATGATGCAAACGATTTTTTTAGCGAAATACATAATATATATAAAACAGGAATAGATATAACTATCGCTGAATGTGATACTAAAATAAAAAAAATATTTAAATATACAGGAAGTGATACTATTGAATTTGTAGGTAGAGGAGGTACAGAATTAACTGACATTATAAATTATTATAAAAAACATAAAAACTTTAGTTGTTGCGTACTGTTCACAGATGGATATTGTGAAAAAAGTATGCCTTTATGTAGGAATTTAATATGGGTTATATCAAAGAATGGAGATAAATCCTCTAAATATAGTCCAGGTAAAATCATTTTAATGAGTAAATAATATGGAATTAACACCAAAAGAGATTAGAAATATAATAGAATATACAATTGATAATAATCGCAGATTGCAAGACGAAGGTAAAGATCCTCAAGCTATATCTATATGGGGAAATCCTGGTATAGGCAAAACTCAAATTGTAGAACAAATAGCTAGAGATAGAAAGTATAACTTTGTTAGTATACAGCTATCTCAGATAATGGAGCAATCTGAGTTATTAGGATGGCCTATAAAAGAGCATTATGTATGTAAGGAAGACGATTGTACTTGGATTACAGCCGAACTTATAGATGCATATGTAAAAGCTGGATATAACATAACAGAGGAGACAAGAATGTCTTATGCTGTACCTCAATGGATTAAAAGTATAGATCCGTCTATACCCACTATATTTTTAGCTGATGATTTTAATAGAGCTGCTCCTCATATTATAACATCATTTATGCAAGTTATATTAAAACAGGAATATATATCTTGGAAATTACCTAAATACACTACTATAGTACTAACTTGTAACTATGATGACGGAGGCGAGAATGTCCAAACTCTTGATACAGCCACTATATCTCGTATGATTAATTTCCATATTAAATTTGATATTTCTGATTGGCAAAGATGGGCTGAGTCGTATGGAATAGATGGCAGATGCATTAATTTCCTTTCGTTATATCATCATGAGTTAATAGATGGTATTGAAGAAAGTAAAAGAATTATGAATGCTAGAAACTATACCATGTTTGCTAATATGATTTCTGGCATTAATGATTGGTCTAAAAAAGAAAGCTTGTCGTTAATAATGGAAATATCTTCAGGATGTTTTAATGACAAAAATAATGTATTGGGAAATTTATTTACTATCTTTATTGCAAATAAGTTGGATAAATTAATATCTCCTGAAGATCTTGTTTTTAAAGATTGGAAATATGTTAAAAGTGCTTTAACATCTCAATTATATGATGACGATAACTATAGAGCTGATATTGCAGCTGTAATAACAAATAGATTTATCAATTATACAGAAATATATTTTAAAAATAAATTAGGTCCTTCTAAGACTATTATCGATAGAATAATTGATTTAGTTGATAATGACAAACAGCTGTTAACTGAAGATCTTATCTTTGCTTTAATTCGCACTTTAAATGCTAAGTATCCAGATAAAACTAATAAATTGTTGATTAATCCTAAAATAGTAAAACATATAGTATAATGATTGCAAATCTTATTAAAAGTAGATGTTTTTATCTGGATATATTATCATACGAATTCCCGATAAAACCGAATAGAAATTTTTGTAAGGTATATTTTGATTCCGAAAATCATCCAAATGGAAGATTTGATGTTATTAATAGAAATTTTAAATCTATAAAATATATTATTTCTCCTGATTTTATATCAGGAATAAAAAATAATATAAATGATGTAAATGGATTTAAAGTTAATTTTAATGACAATATTCTATTTCCAAGAAATTTACTATCTTTGTTCGATAATATAAAGAAAGTAAATAAAACAGAAAATGCTGATTATATAATCATTGACGATGATTTTGATTTCTGTGTCGGATCTATATATATTAGTTCAACTAGATCCCTTAGTAAATCTTATTTATTCTATAACAATGAAGACAATGAATATTTTTATCTAAATAATATTCCTGGCTTTATAAAACTGCAATTTCCAGATATAACAGATGATGAGTATATAAAAATGTTATATGATAATTCTGTTATAAGTAAAAATTTCGAGCTGGTATATTCTGGAGATATGCTTTTTATTACTGAGAAACATGTAAACATAATAAATACCATTATAAATAATACAGACAAAATAATCTTTAGTAAGGATTTTTCTAGATATATAATATCTCGCTTACCAGATATTACTGATGATGTATTTGATAATATAAAAACATTATTTGAAAGTAAAAACAAGAATAATATCCAGATGGCTTTTAAAATATTATCTGGATATAATTTTCAAAAGAGAGCTTGTCAGATAGGTGGAGTATTATCTATAGTTTCTAAATATAGAACATATATACCGCCATGTGTTTCTTCTAATTTTGTATTAAATAATATAGGTATTAATTCATGGTATAATCTTTGTAGATTAAGGCGTGTAGATGTATTATATTGTAATCAAGCTTATTCTACATCCATGGATGATTACTTATATGCCAAGAATATAACAAGAGAATATATAGAGGACAATATAACATCTTATGCAAAATCATATTTAGATAGATACGAATCTTACAATTTCACTTTAGAATATGATATAAAATAATGATTATAGCAATACAAGGTTATAAAGGCAGCGGTAAAGATACCGTTGCCTTATATTTAAAGTATATATTAGGAACCCCTTGATTTATGCATAATTATAAAATTGCTAAATTATTAAATTTTAAACCTATATTTAATAATTGGCATATTATAAGATATGCTGATAATATAAAAAAAATATTATCTATTATATTGAATGTTCCTGTTAAGAAATTTGAAGATAGAGATTTCAAAGAAAACTATTACGTTAATTTTAATTCTTATACTATAAGTAAATCCAAAGATAATACTATTTCAGACGAGGCGTTTATAAACAACATAAATAATCCAAATATTATGCTTGATTATAATCTCTCTATTAGGCAAATATTACAATTCTTTGGAACAGAGATTATGCGAAAGTATTTTGGAGATAAGATATGAGTTAATAGTACTCTTAATATAAAGTATAAGAATAAAATAATATCAGATCAAAGATTTATTGTAGAAAATGAATCTTTATCTAAAGTTAAAGATGATTATTTAATAATACATATTGATAGGCCTGGATATGGCCCTGGACTACATTCTTCAGAATCTGAATTAACATTATTATTGGAAGAAAAAAAATATGATATTATTATATATAATAATCAATCTTTAGAATATTTATTTAATGTATGCAAGTCAATAGCATATTATAATATATAACTATGGAAAATACTGAAATCAAACATTGCGGTAATTGTGAACATAATAATATTACTAATGATTACCAAGATGTTAATTATGGAAAATTTAATAGGGTTTTTAACGTAAGTGAAAAAACTGGAAATAAAAGATGTTCTGTATGTGGGACTATTAGAAAATAATAATTAAAAGATATAAAATAAAGATGGTAGGATATATATATTATTTAAAAAATACTAAAACTAATAAGTTTTATATAGGCTTTTCAACTAGACCTTTTAAAGTTACTATAAATAATCATATTCTTTTTAGTAAAAAACCATTACATGCTATATTATATAGAGAAATTAATAAATATGGAATTTGTAATTTTGAATATGGTGTTATAGAATCGTTTGAATGTAACAATAAAAAATATCTTATATCTCATTTAAGAAATATTAAGTCTTTTTATATAAACTTATATAATACTTATTGGGATGGATATAATTCTACTTGTGGTTCTTATAAAAAATAATATTATGCTTAATTTTCTTATTGGATTTATTGCAGGTTATCTTATTTCAGAATTTGAATTAGGAACAAAAATTGTAAACTTTTTTAAAAATCTATTTAATAAGCAATAAAAAACGCCCCTCTACAGTAAATCTGTGGAGGGGCTATTTTTTTTAGTCTTGTTTTAAATCTTGTTTCCAATCTTCAACAACAGGTCTTAATGGTTTTAAGAATCCAAGAGATTGAACAGTAGATATAGTAACTCCTTCTGCAAAAGATAAATCTTCATCACCTAAATTTTTTCAGAATGAAGTAACGGCTCTATCTAATATTCCAATAGATTGAGAATTCCATGTAAAAATACCTTCGTTTATAAGATTAATTATATCGAAATCTCTTGTAGCTTGATCTGATGTAGATATTAATCACTCTACAAATCTACCTGCATCTCGATATTGCTCTTTATATGTTTTACCAGATATTTCAGGATCATCAAAGAATAATATATTGATCAAGTACATAAAGAATGAACCAATTAGAAGATCATATAATCCTTGAATTAAATTAGATCGTCTAATATTGCCTTTTTCGCTATAATCATGCCATAATCTAGCTAATCTATCAGTTTTTTTACCATATCTAACTGTTTCTCATGATCATATTCCTAATTCTTTCATTAAATTCCAGTAAGATTGTATAATTCCTTCTATATATGTTCCAGTTCATGCTAACACAGGCTTTGCTATTAACCTTTCTTGTTCAGTAAGTTCTGAGTCTTTTTTATTAATAACATTTCCTTCGTCATCTATTATACGCCAAATTTTATTACCATTAATATCCATTAATTGTTTAAATTCTCCTCTTGCAGTATTATTACTACCTTTCTGATAATATTGGACTTTCTTACCTGCAAAGTAAGCCATAAACTGTTTAAATATTTGACCTATAGCCGTCTTGAAGAACAACGCTTTAGTCTCAACGTCATAATAACCAAATGTAGTATCAGCAAATGATTTTAAAGAATCTCTTTGTCTAGCTGTATAAGCTCTTTCAAGATATGGTTTTGTACCTTTTTTATAAATATATGGATTATCAGAATTTTTATTTATTTCTTCAAGCATAGATTCATAAAGAGCTTCCTGATAATTAAATTTCTCTCTTAAGTTTGCGGGAACTAAATCTATGTTACCATCATATTTTACAAATATATCAAACCTCTTATCCTTTGCTATATCATATTTAAGATATCTTGTACCATCTTCAGCTGTTTCCACTGTATGAGCTTCTCATGTCCCATCATGTATCATTTGAGATAGAAAAATACTCATTCTATTAAAGTAATCGGGGGCAGTTAATCCTCAGCTAATCCATCTCGTAAATGAAGCAAAAACACCAGTTTTATTAGATGTAGTTTGTTCTGGTATTTCTGTTATAGACATGTTAGACATTCTATAAAATTCATTTAATAACTCAATTTTCGTTACGTTAAATATGAAATCAGCTCCATCTTTAGTTAAAATAGCTATAGCTTTAGAATAATCTTTAAAATTAAATCCATTAACACCATATGAATTAGTAAAAGCTCTTTGTATATTAGTAAAGAAACCCATTAATATTTCTCGTGGAATATTCATTATATTGAAACCAAGTCCTATAGTGAAAGCCGCAGCTCTAAATGGAGCGAATTTTTTCATATACTTTTGGACTTCCTCAGACATTACAGATTCATTGTATATTATACTTTTAGTAGTTTTTTCAATATACTCTTTAAAAACCTCTTGGTCTTTACCTGTAATTATAGAATTAAATTGAGATACATATAATACTGATCTAATTAATGGAATTGTTTCATTATCAAATACTTCTTGAGATTCTTCAGCAACAGTATATTCGGATAATATAGTTCCAAGATCTGTAGAAAAAGCTTTTATACCAAGTCTGTCTATAATTTCTTTTCTTACATCTGTATTTGTTCTTATACTAAACGGATTATAAAATGACTCAAATTCATTACTGCGTTTTTTGCGTTCTTCTATTTGTTCAGTAAATAAATCTCCCGCATCAACTACCATTTGTTTAAACTCTTCAAGCTTAGATCTTAACACCATCATGTTAAATTTACCATTAGCATCTCTAAATTGATATAATCCTTGAGCTCTAACTAAAGGTACATTATAATCATTACTTGTTAATACGTTTTCGTCAACATCGTTAATTGATGATCATTTATATTTTTTCTTATTAAGAACAAATAAAGCGAATTTGATATATTCTCTTTCTTCTTTTGATAAAGACTTATCAGTTCAAGGATTTTTTAATTTAAGATCATCATAAGATCCATCGCTATTTTTTTGGTATAAATGATCGTAAATCATAGCTTCATCTCCTATAGTTAATTGTCGTATAGAAGAAAATCCTTTAGATTCCTTTAACTGTGCTATCTTAGCTCTATTACTAGCTGTAAATTTAGAATGTCTTGTAGCTATTTTATCAAAAGCGTCTCCTATTGCCCTATTTATAATTTGGGCATTAGGATCTGGAATAGTATCAAGAGTATTAAAATAAGTACTTTGACTTAGTGCAAATCTTTTAAGTTCATCACCTTCAGATACTTCGTTATTTTGATATCGTAATATTGCAGTTTCTATGTCATTCATAAGAGATGTCTCCATAGTTACTATAGGTTTGTCTGTAGAACTAAATAATTGAGGATAATTAGCTTTTAACACATCTCTTAAATATTGTAGTATAGCAATATTTTGCCCTATATTAAACTTTCTTGCATCTGTAAATTCAGATACACTTCTTAGATTACCATTTTTAATTATATCTTCAAATGTAAAAGTATCATCTTTATCGAGCATTTTTCTAATCTTATCTAGTGATTTAAACTGTATAGGATTAGAATCTGAAGTAGATGAGTCTCCACTTATATATTTATATCATTTAATTCAGTTATTTAGTACATATGTTAAAGGATTTGTAAATTTATTGTTTAGATTATTGTCTTTACCACTTAATGCAGCAGATGTTTCTGCTATAAATTTCATATCGTTATATCTCACAAAGTGTCCATTTGGAGAACCTAATTGTATGGCTATAACGCTATTTATACTTTGATTTGTGCCTTTAACAAGTTCATTAGCTATAAGTATACCTCTAGCTATTTCTACGTTACCTACAGTCTTCTTAAGAGGACATTGGACATTTGTTAAATCAGAAAATAATGCAGCGTTTTTGTTAGTTTGATCATAAGCAATATCTAAATCATTAGATGTAAGAGATATAATATCTATACCAGTATCTGTTTGAATAAATATTACATTATTATCCTTAGCTAAATTTGATTTTATTATTCTAGCACCAGATCCTTTATACTTTAAGAACAAAGCACTATAGAAATTAATCATATTTACATCTCCACCTGCTGAAACAAAATCTTTAATATCAATAGTATTTGTTAATAATCCATTTATATCATCTACTAATATGTCGTACTGTATACTTAAAGAATTATTATTATTAGCTACTATTACTGCAGCAAGTTTTTGTAATTCCTCTTTTCGAGTACTTTTATCATTACTAAGCTTTTTAGTATCATATTCATATCTACCAGTTTTAACATTAAATATTTTATATGATACATAATATTTGCCATTTGTATATTTAACCCTATCAGATAATATCTTAAATGTTTGGTCTTCTGTAGCATTCTTTCTTCCTTTAACAGAAGATGTACCAAATAACTTATTAAATTTCTCTTCTATATCTTTAAATATTTCTGGATTAAGAGTAGTTACTTGAACTATTTTATCAAATATATCATCAAGATTTTTGTTTATATAAGGAGATCTTGCTATAGAAGAACTTCTAGATATAATTACAGGCCTTGACAATCCGTCATTCGTAAAATTAATATTACATATCTGAACAGTGGTATTATTTGTAGGTAATCCTACTTTATTAAGCATACGTATATAAGACGCAAGCTGATAGTCTGTCTTAAGTTTCTTAGCAGAATTTCATTCAGAATATTGCTTTCTAGAGAATTTAAGATCAATGATATGAGGTACACCATCGACTACTATGATAATATCCATTTTACTTCTTATCTGATTCTTGCCATCAATAGTTCCATCTATATCAGCAGTAATCATAGTCTCTGAAAACCATGTAATATCAGCGTTTGGATTACTACGTCTGAAGCTAGATTCTATATTATTCTTAGCTTCAATCATAGTTTGATAATATATATCAAATAAATCAGTATTATCAAATATATTTTTAAGCCTGTTTATTATTTCTGTAGGATTTTTAACTTCGTCGTATTTGTTCCCATATTTTTCATTAAACTCATTAAATATACTATATACAATAGCTCTTATTTCATCCTTAGATTTAGTTGGATTCTTAATTATAGCCTCAAATACTTTATGTCCTAATTCTCCTCGTAAGATATCATAGAAGTTATTCTCCTGAATATAATCTCCTATAGTTTCAATATTATTAAAGTCCTCATCGTTTAATCTATTAGCAAGATCTTTATGATCTTTAACAAGAAAATCAAATCATTCTTTAGGACTATATAATCTATCATTAGGAGCATCCTTAAAGAATAAAACTCTATCTTTCTTAACTAGTTCATCTGATATATCTTTATCAGGATGAAATAGCTTTTGTATTATAATACTTTGATAAATAGTATTTATATATCTTTCATTAATGAAATCAGGGAATAGACGTTTTGTATTTCCATTCTCGTCGTTTACTTTTAAAGATCTTAATAACTCTGTTAACGACAATGCTTTGCTTTGTTTTTGGTATGATTCTGTATCGAATCCGTCTATATCCATCTTTCAAATACTTTTTCCTATCTCTTCAAAAGAATTTTGATGATTAGCTTTAACCATCTTAACAACAGATTCATGAGGAGTTTGCGTAACTAAAAAGTATTCTTTTTTACCATTTTTACTTGTAGCAAATTCTTCTATAGCAATATTATTTTTATTCTGTCTTAGCCATTCTTTTGCTTCATCAATAGAATTAAATTCCTTAAAGAAATTTTTACCTTTGATTTTACTTATGCACCCCATTTATACTACAACTAATTAACATTATACCTTTATCTAGTAAATCTTTCATCAAATTATCTATATCAATATCTTTATGCATATCATTTATATTATTAGTTAAAGCTTCATTTATTGAATCTTTAGTAATATCATCATCCATCCTATTCAATATATTAATTATATCTTCATCTACAACATCACTTCCATCAATATAACCTTTTAATATATTTTCTCAGAACTTTTCTATATTACTTGCTATATCAGCATTTTTATTTTGTCCTGAATTTATATAATATACTGTACCGATAGCTAATTTTAATAAATCTATATTATCTTCATTATTAATGAAATTACTAGATATTCTTATATATGGTTTAATAGAAACGCCTTCGTCTGTTGTTCTTTTTCTTGATGACACTGTTACAGCAGGAGCATTCTTTTTATAAGAAAAAGATATATCATCAAATGGAATATCATTACCACCAACATTAAATATATCATATAAGATTATTCTCATATCTGACGGAGTTAATATTTTATCCTCATCGTTTATATTTTTCTTATGTAATATATCAAGTATATCGTTTTCATTATTATATATTATATTATACCATTTCTCATTATCTGATAATCCTTCAAATACTCCATCCTTTTTAACATATATATTAGAAGCTGTTTTAACTCTAGTACCATCAGGTAGTAAATCTTTTACATTAGCGTCGTCTATTGTTGTATAACCATTAATATTATCATTAAATACATCTATGATATTATCATCGTTACTTATACTTAAATATTCATTTGATAAAGACTTAGATAAGTTGTCATCTACTTTGCTTAATTTATTTTTAAGTACTCTATACCATTCTTTATTAATAAGCCTATAAGTTTTACCGCTTTTTTCTATAGAAACAGGACTATATAATCTTCTTATATTTTTAATTTTATAATCTATTTTTTCATTAGTATTTATGTTTATTGCTTCTATAGAATTAGGATCAGTTTTACTAAATCCTGTTATAAAATATGATTGAGAGTCATGATTAAAGTATAAGCCTATAATATCATCCTTAGATATCCTTTTCATATCTACTGTTCTTTCATATTTCATGCTTAATATGGGTATAAGCTCATTTGTATTATTAGTAAGCCATGTAAGAGCTTTTCATATATCCCATTCTTTATCTAGATTATATTTGTTTGCTAACTCTTTAATTACATTTATAGTTCACTCCTCTCCAAGCTTTATATTATTATACGCCTGTGTTAACAACGCTGTTTTTGTAGATGATATATTATTTAAACTACCAGCAATAAGTATCATTCTATTATTAGTAAAACCATATCAGTTTTTAGATTCTCCTCATGAAGAATTGATTAATACGTTATAATCAAATTCATTATTAATATATTCAGAGTATTCTTTAAGAGAATGATTACCAATCATTTTATCTACGAAGTTTTCATAATTCTCAAGATTAGGTAACACATTTCTTAATAATCTATTATTATCAGGATTATTTATTACAGCGTTTAATAAAGTATCAAATAATTCGTCTCTTGAAACATTCAAATCTCCTTCTATAGTAGTATTCTCAGGAAGAATACCTTTTGTTAGAAAATTGAAAAGAATAGAGAATTCAGAGCCCTTACTGAACTCTGAATCCTCATTATTCTTTATTCTAACTAGTTTGTTATTGTAATGAATTTCTAAACAAGCCATATTAACATTTAGTTACTAATAAATATCCTGTAGCAAATAGTTTTGATAAATAATTTTTGCTTAATAAGCTTTGATTATTAAAATTATCTATATCTACAAATAAAGGAAAATATTCTGGATCAATAGCCCATGATGGAATAGGACTTACTTTACTATCAAATAATAAATATTCATTATAATCATCAACAATAAAGTCATCCATATTAACTTTTAATATTGATTCTAAAGATTTTAGACTTGATACTTCCTTTAATTTCCCTAATACAAAATCAGAGTTATCATAATCGTTAACATACTGTATATATTTATACATTACGCTATTAGGATTAGATATTTCTCCATCAAGGAACAAAGATAGTGAATTTTTATTAATTGTATGTTTATATATTAACAAATCATATATAGTCATTCAATCATATAAAGTATGTCCACCTATCACATCATCTTGTATCTTATAAAAGTCGTTTTTTATAAGGTTAATTTGATCCTCATTATTCAATGAATCCGTAGTGTCAATTCTAGAAGCGTATGATCCAAATCTTCTTCCAAACAATAGATTAAACTGAGTATTATAGATTAAATTATTTACGAAATAATTACCAGCGTAATTCTTTTTCATATAAGGTATAATTACATTCTCTATATATGTTTTTAATGTAACTAATCCTTCTATGTTATCCACACTCATTTCTCTTGGCTCATTTAATTCAACTTCATCAAAAGAATTAATATATTTACCATTATTTTGCCTTCTTCTTAATATTATATTAGTGTGATATTTAAAGTCTAAATTCTTATTTAAGAAATCAAAGATCTTTCTTTCATTAAATATTCTTACTATGTTCTTAATAATATTTTTATCAATTTTATATTTAAACTTCAAATTATCATATATAATATTATAAGTATTATCCACATCTTTAGACATGGCTTTCATAATATATTTGAACTGTATAGGAACATTTATCATAGACATATAATGTGGAGTTTCGCTTATTATATCAAGTATATTATACGTCTGTTTATTCTCATTAAGTTTCGCAATAGTATATGATCTATACATTGCATCTTTAATAAACTGTTCGAGACTAAATCTCTCTTTAATATTATCAGAGATATTCTTTTCAAAATTCAACTGATACATTAAAGGATCTCCAAGTTCTACGTCTATACCTCCATTAATTCCTAACGTCCTTCCTAATAAGGTTAATTCTTCTGCCCCCTTGAATATGCTTCGTAAAATAGATAACTTATTTATATTGCTTTCTGTACCGTCATATTCTACAGATAAATTCTTTAAGCTAGAATTTAAAATAGTACTTATTCTACTAGCCTTCTGATCATCAAACAAATTACCTTTAGCTTTATTTATAAGCCAAGGAAGTATGGGATCTGTAAATATCTTAGCTATATCTCTCATATCCATACCAAGTGATATACAATACAAATATGAAGGCATAACCTCAGGTGTCATATTAAGTAAATCAAGTTTCATCTCTTTAGCATTATCTGTAGATGATGATATTACTGCACTATTAGTTACAGTAGCTGATTTTTTACCTATATTTCTCCCTACATATATTCTATGATCTTCATTTATTAAATCATTTAAATCATCAGATAAATATACAAATTCAGCTTTTTCAGATACTATAGCAGCATATTGCTTATAAGAGCCATTCTTACTTGTTAACTGATAAATAGTAACACGTCCTATATCATCAGATTGGATATTCTTCCAAGATAAACCATTTATAGTATCGAACTTAATCCAATTAATAAGATTCTGAACAGTGTTTTTGTTGTATTTAGCATCTGCAAATCCTAAACTTAAGAATGAATCTTTATCTTTATCTACTCTCCACTCTTGAGGTATTGTAATCAATGTAGGGTTAAGAAGATTCTGATCATTAAGATATCTATTAGTTGCATAATATGTTAAAGCATAAAATGCTTTCTGCGCTGTAGCAGATATACCAATACCTTTCTTACCTACAGCAGTAGTTTGATTAACATATATGTCAGTTGTGAAATCCATATGATTTCTTCTTGTAGCCTCTAAATCAAACTCTTCTACCACATCGTTTACAGGATCCATTGTAGTAGGCGTTGTAGATGCATATAACACTCTAGGATCATTATATATATTAATTATATTATTTAATATATAGTTCTGCATAGCGGTGTAATCATCATTTCTTCCTTGGATCAAACCAGATGTTGCCAATATCTTTAATTGAATATTATTTATAACATCATTTACAGCTTTTTTAATAAGTCCTAAAGTCTTATTAGTAGCAACTGTTACTTTAGTTTTAGATTTACCTCTAGAATTAATTATATTACTAGACAGTACATTTATTAGTATATCTTTATTTATTCTAATAGCATAAGGATATTTAGCAATAGTGTTTATTATATCATCAGATACTTCAGATACAGAACTTGTCCCATCAATAATTCTGGGAATATTATTTACTATTTCATCAATAACTTCTACTTCCATATCTGTAAGTTGATCTAATGTAATATTATTAACAATCTTAAGTTTACTAATTTGTTCGCCTTTAATAATACCATTATTATTTAGACCAAACATTATAGAATAAGCTTTATCAATATCATACATTTATTAACTTATATTTTCATATAAGATTAGACTATATCTTCACTTTTATAAGTGCCTCCCATTTCGTTTTCACTACTAGAATTATTACTAATTCTTTGTAAATATATATATGGTATTTTATGATTCATGCATTTAACTTGTGAAACATATTTATATACTAAATCAATAAATTTAATTCCTTCTTTTGTCCCACAACATAATGAATATTTATTTCTACCCTCTGAGATTTTATAAAAATTAATATTTCATTTTTCTTTAAAATAATTTATTAATATTTGTATTTCTTGCGTATTTACACAAGTTGAAATTTTAATATAAAATCCATGAATCTTATTTTTTGTTTTTCTTATATTAACATGTCCATCATCCATATATCAAATAGCTATCTCTCTTTCAGTTAATCTATTAAGCATTTTGATATTTGCTATTAACTTTTTAGGTTTATAAAATATTCTTCTTAACACTTTTATAAATGGTATAATTTTTAGTTGTGTATATACAACTCCTTTCCCAATATTATATCCGCATGAAGAAATATATTCTTTAATTCCATTGTTTTTAATAGCATATTCATTTAGAAGCTTTATTTTTCATTCTAAATACTCTTTTTGAGATAAACTATGAGATAATTTAAAAACATTATTAGAACATATTGTTCCATCACCTATTAATAATCCTATTAATAAATTTCTTCCTTCTTTATTAAATTTTGTTTTCATATATATATTTGATATCCTTATAGGAATCTTATTTTAACATTTAGTCGTTGAACTTTCTCTTTCGAGCTTAGCTGCTGGTTGCCCAATATTTATAATTTTCAAACATTCACACTTAAATCATTTTAGATTTTATGTTGTAGTTTATAAATCTCTAAGGAGTTTCCAGCAATTAGAGAGGTTTTTTATTTAAAGGTAGAAACTATGATGTTAATCACTACCTTGTAAGAACACTTGTTCATCAGGAACAAACGCTATATTATTACCATATGGTAAATATGCTACTGTATCAATATTCATAGCAAACGATAAAGACTGAGAAGGAATACGAGCCATTACAGCAGTATTAGATTTTACCCAAGATTCATATTGTTCATTTGCTATAATATTTATTAAATCTTCAAGATTATCAGAGTTTAAATTATATATAGATTTATTACGTATCTTATATTTAGATCTATATAATATAAATGATTCATCAGATACTAAGTCTTCGATATTATCTACTACAATAACATCTATAGATTTATTACCAATTATATAAGAATATAATTTTGCATTATTAGGCCATTTATATTGTTTACGACCATTAGCATCTACTTTATATCCTTCATCATCAACAATAGGATTAGATGGAATAAACTTATCTAATCTGCTATCTTCTTTGGTGTATACTATAACTGGATTACCCGTAGCTTGATATAATAGATAATCATATTGTAAATCTGCACCATCAAATAAATGATTGAAACGATCTACCAACTTCTCTCTAAAATAATTCTCTTTCTTTTGCATTATTTCTGAGAAGTTCATATTAGGAATTCCAAATTTATTTGAATAATTATTAGTAGTAGCCCTTTCACTATTAAAAGAAACGTAATCAAATCCTACAATATTCTCTATAAAAGGAATCTCCTCTGAGATGATATTTATATTACCATTTTTTAATGCAGGTAATATTATATTGTTTAAACGATCTTGAAGTCTTTCTTTCTCTTTCTTTAGATATTCAATATCCCTTACAACACCATTTATTTCAATATTTTCTCCAGCTTCTATAAGATTGCCATAATAAGCTATTTCTTGTAGTGTTTTTGTGTGATATAAGCCAATTCTAGTAGTAGTGCCATCTTCTTGTATAGCATCGATATATACTCTCTTAGATCGAAGATTTCGAGGCAAATCAATAGCTTTAACATATATAGAACCAGCTAATATATCTTCTCTAACATTATTTAATGTATCCCATGAATTAACTACAACAACGTCATATCCATCACTTGATATTCTATAATATACATCTTGAGGCGTTATTTCATAAGGATTAACTCTATGAGTTTCTATATATTCTGGCCTTATTTCTTCACCATTCCATACTTTATTATGCAGATAAGAAGGAGCAGGTTCCTCATGATCAACAAAATACTTGAAATCTCCAGATGTAAATTTTGTTCCATCATCATCTTCATATATCATAAACATATTATGAGATGGTACCAATACATCGCCTCGACCATTCCATGTTCTACTAATAAACTTATTTAAGTAAGATCCTACGCTAGTATGGGCTTTGCCTAATATTAGATTATCACTATAAGGAATAGATAACTCTTTTGATATATCTTTAATATCTTTAACTATAGCATTAGCTACACTTATAGTACTAGTATTAGGATTAGTAAATACGAATGTTATTTTTTCATTGAAGACATCGTTTATTTTCTGTTTAAATGTCTTCAACGTTTCCATGTCATTTACATCATTTAAGTTTATAAATAGTTTAGAACTTAATATAGAAACAAGTCTTTCTAGTCCTTCATATACTTCTGATATATACTCAGGTACATATCCTCGTTCAGCTAAGAATGACATAAGCTGTGTAATCTCATGGATATTTCCGTCTTCTGCTTCATGATCTGCGTCTAACTGAACTCCAAAGTTCTGTATTCCAGCTTTTATAGTATAAGCTTTAGCTGGATCATATACAGCTTTTCTTATATCTACTATAGGAGGTTGTAGAGATTTCTGCCCTTCAGATGTAGAAAAATAATGTACTATCTGCTTCTTTAAATACTGATCTACATCATTTTGATTCGTTACATTGTCAGACTTTTTATATCCTACTAGATTTAGTATTTCAGACAAATAGTCTTGTGAATTTTCATTATAGTTGCCATCTATATCACAACTATATTTACCTCCAAGAATATCTTTCCAAAAAGCAAATAGGTTATTACGACATGTATTATCCTGATATATTTCACCTGTTAATTCTCCATCTACAACTTCCTGTAAATCATAGAATATAGTATCATCATAAAATCTTACATTAGATACATTATATATTTTATAAGAATTTGAACCATGATCCCATCGCTTATAATACACGTAATCTAAAAACTCTATTTCATTACCATTATAATCTATTAACCGACCGTCTTCATTAAATGAATCTTCATTGAATTTAGCATTTCGTAATGATAATTGTATAAACCATTCAGGATCTATGCCTCCAACTTTCTGTATATTAGGATCAGAGAACTTTCTAAGCAGAGCATTATCTATACTAAAGTTTGCCAACTTACCAAGTATAGCACCGCCATGTTCAGGTTCTTGATAGTGTAAAAGTAACTTTAGATCTATACCTTTAGGTTTTGTATCTGCTATAGATTGTTTTGTTAATGTATCAACAAATCTTGGAGCAAACATTGCACCATCGGCTACTTTTAACTCAGTATTAAATCCTTTACCTGAAGATGAATTGCCAGAATAAGTGAATATTTTATCTACATCATTGCTTATGGTCATTATATTAATATCGTTACTTAAGCCACTAAGCACATTTTCATTAGCTCCATGCATTGTAGCAGTTAATGCAACCATACGTTTAACCATAGTAAGATGCGCTTTAGAATCCATATCGAAGAATGTTTTCCCTGAATTCTTATGCGATAAAGGTAATCCTACAGTGTTTATAAGAATATTATCACTTAAAATATTCTTCATTAAGAAATAAGTATACAGATCTGAATTTTTAGCTTCATTAGATAAAGTTCCATCTTCTTTTAAAAGATCAGATGTATCTATGTTATCAGGTAAGTTCTTTAAAGATTGAGCATATAATTCATCGAAAGGATTATCTTGAGATATTCATTCTACAGCTGAGGTTAAATAACTCGATATAACTACTTTATTCTTATCTATAGTATAATCATGCACTTTAGACAATATCTTATTAGTACCATTATTTTGATTATAAGCATATAAAGCAGTATTTACGTCTTCTTCAGTCTTATTAAGATTATTATTGATATAATCTATTGCTTGTAGTATAGCTTCTCCATTCTCATGATTTGCAGCATTGTAATCTATATTAACACCAAGATTGAATAATATATTTAAAGTATGTATTGTATTCAATGCATTCTGATAATATATATTTCTGTATTCTCGCAATACATTCCTTTCAATATCTTTATTATTTCTTCCATATAATTCTTTTAGTCTATAAGTACTAAATTCAAAGAATGGAATCTTTGGTTTATCAGAAGGTGTTATAGCTTGTATTCTTACTACATTATCGCCTTTCTTACGCCAATTATTAATGAAATCATGATAAATAGATATATCAAATGCTTCAGGGATACTTAAATCTCCAGAAGATTTAGTCTCTAATACTCCATTAATTTCTTTTGTTAAAGTGCTTCTATATACAGTTCTTATAAAAGGATTTATCAATATTGAATCTTTATTTCTCCTATTTCTAGATATTTCGTTATTATATTGTTGAAACATCATAGAATGCTCATAAGGAGCAATGTTAATATCATTTTCTATACCCTTATCAGTGTAAACCTTTTTATAAGCTTTATTATTATTTATTAATCTATATACTTCTTCTCGTATAGAAGCAGCTACAGATCTTAAATTTACTGTAGGTAATGATTTCTTAGATGCATCTTCTATGTTCCCTCTTATAGCATAAGGATTATATATATTTACAAGGTTTAATATAGATTTGATAGATTTAATACCCGCATCATTATCTTTTAAGTAATCTACAAGATTTGTAGAATTGCTATTATAATAATTAATAATAGTATTTAATGCATCATCAAAGAAATGTTTGTTAGAACTATTTACTTCTATATCATTACCAAATAAATACTTATATACAGGAGTTAGATCAACGTTATCTTTTATTCTAAGCCACTTACCATCTTCATTTATATCTATATATCGTCCAAAGAATGTATTGTTAGCATTTTTTAATATAAAAGATACACTGTCGCATAATCTATTATATAATCTCGCATCATCATTTATATTTAGAGTAAGAACATTATAGTCAACAACATTCGGATCTTGATTAGATATTTTCATATCTATGTATGTATTAATCCTATATTTATTGATATTACGTACTATTATATCTATAGGATTAAACTCCAAAGAACTTGGATCATCATTTTTAAAATGTTCGTACATGTAAGAATCACCATAAGGAGATACAATCCATGTATACATAAAACTATGGATTATATTGTCTTCTAGCGTTCCATGAGCCCCAGAATTAAGATATTTATTTTCCATATAATCTAATATATAATAAGGATTAGATATATATGAATTATAATCTTTAGGATCCATGTTATCGAGCATTTTATTAAATGCCGCAAAAAATGATTGCTGTGTTAAATGCTTTCTACTATCAAAGTCATCATCTACAGTTCCGTCTATATTAAACTTATACATTGGAGTATTCTCTAAAAGAATCTTAAGAAGGCTATTTAATTTAGCCTCCTTAAGATCTATATCATCATTTCAGTCTTTCTTAATTTGAGATTTTATGTTAAGAGAATACTTATCGTCTTTATTGTTATAAGTTATGATATTAGACATTCATGCGTTTATAACAGTAGGTAAATGAGCCGCTATAAGATATTTAGCAAACATCTCATAGTTGTTAATCATGTCTCTCTTTGCGCTATCATCCTTTGTATAATATAAGTAAAACGCTAATTTAGATGTCTTACTATTATTTTTTATAGATAGCTGCTGAGAAGATATTTTCATTAAGCTTTTGAGATTAATATCTGCTTTATCATCATTAGTGGCTATACCATTAGGAGAGTTAAATAAAGCATTTATCAACATAGATCTAACTATAGCTTTAACACTAGAATAAGCTCTAGAATCATAAAATTTACCTACTTTAAACAATGATAAAATATCATCAATAGGAGAACTATTAACAGTAGTATTTTTGTTATATAACAAATCGATTAATCTACTTTTAACACGATCTTTATCATCTCCTATATTATTAGCTACTTCACCAGCTATCGAATCAATTACTTGAGATGAATCTTCTCCTGTATTAATTCTATTTTTAATATGTTTAATTATATCTAATTCACAACTATTCATAAGTTATTAACAATTTAATTTAGGATATGCTGTTTCTAATGTTGTCTGTAATGAGGTTATACTATTCCGTATAGATTCGCTTAAATTATCCATATTAAACGAATATAGCAATCTTCTAGCTTCATCTATATTGTTTGTTGACAACATTTTAATTATCTCAAAAACCATATTTCCTGCACTAGCATCCTCATTATATATTAATTGCAATAAATCTTTAATTTGCTTTCTCATTCAGTTCCATCTATTTATTGTTCTATTGAAATTTCTAAGAACATCCTTGTTGTCATTCCATAAATCATTTACAACAATCTTTTCATTATTCTTTACTTCAGGTTCTTCATTATTATTTTTCTGTTCTTCTACATGTGCTACTTCATTTCCTTCATATTTGGTAAACATTGATTCATTAAGATTTTCGTTTCCATATACATAAATACCTCCTACCTGAAGTATCTTTGTTTTTAATGAAAAATAATCATTTTCAGCTAATGCAATATTATCACCGTCTTTTAATACGTCAATACCGTTATCTGCAATAATATAAGTAGAATTCCAATCCTTAAAATACATAAGCTGTCTCTCGTCGCCTTTCTTGTACCTTAAGCCTTGTAATTTAGAATTTAATCTACTCCAATTAGGATCTGTATATATATCTATTAGCAAATCCTTAAAACTGTCAGTCTGTAATATGTTATTTCCGTTATTATCGAAGCATTTAATGTTTATCTTTCTACCATCTTTATAAATAGTAGATATTGCTTGTAATAAGAAATCTATTACAGTATTTATGTCTACATCAGCTGTAGTTCCAGACCATATCTTATAATCACTTACAAGTTCTTTAGCTCTGTCATTTATCTTTTTTATAAGATAATCAGCATCATTATTATTGAAGTATTTTTCATCATTACCAAGCTTCAAAAAATCTTTAAACTTATATAAAGCAGCTATTTTACTTAATACAACAGAGAATTGATGAAGTACTGCGTTGTTATATGAGGATCTACTTCTAGATGAGCCAGGTAATTTGTCATTATTTATAAGATCTATTACTCGACTAAGATCATTTTTATCTAAAGCCATCTCTCTATCGAATGCTAACGGAGCTACATCAAACATGATCTTATTATCTAACTCAGACATAACAGCAGCACGTTTATCATCATCGTTAATAGTATTATCTTTTAATATAGATAATATTCTATTAAGCTGATCTCGTTTAGCTTTTAATGTATTAGAATATGACTTTGCGGCATTCTTTAAGCCTATAATACCAGAGTAATTATTAACACCATCTTTTAATGATACAAAAGATATGAACTTATTGCGCAATAAAGGAACTCCACGTTTCTTCCACGATTTCTTATCGGCAGATATACCTAATAGCTGTTTTATATCTTCTTCATATCCTTTAAATAAATCTTTTTTACTTGGATTTATTAAATTGAATATTTCCTCATATAAAGCTTCGATATTAGATAATGTATCTAATATATCGTCTGTGTTAACTACATTCGATACTATTCCCTTTCTAAAATAGAACGCAGGAGTTGATTCAAACTGAGATAACGATCCATCTGCTGTTTGTACTACAAGTCGTCCATCCTTATAAGATAAACCTTGATAATCATCACTTTCTGTAGAAGTATTTAATATATCTACAATATTAGTAGAACGAGATATATTAAGCTCTGAAGGTATATTATAATATGTAGGATCATATCCTAAATCAAAAGGCTCTAAAGAATTAATTACCTCGCAAGTTTTAGAAGCTTTACCTGTAATAGTAGCAGATGTACTTGTTTTATGGAACATGCCAAGATGAATATCTTTATCTCCAACCTTATATACTAACCATGGATGTCTACCATTTAAGTCAAGACCTTTATCGTATTTATTGCCAAAAGGCATTAACATGTCAGTTTTAGAATCCATAAATTTAATTAAAAAGACTCCATTCTGCAAGCTTTTAGGCAACTTACTTCTATATTCATCTCTCTTATTTGGATCAGCAACCATAGTATATATAATATTTCTCACGATATTATAATCCATTCCTTCTAATTCGAGAGAAGAGATAAAATCTTTGTCGAAATCAGCTTTTGGAACGAAGCTTGTAGCTATCTGCGCTAGAGATCTATTCTTAATAGTTACACTATTAACAGGCTCAACTTTAGGTTCGTTTGTATCACTATAAGCTTCGTTATCCTGAGTAGAATCTTTAAATTTAATATTATCAAAGATCTTCTGTTTATAAGCCTTAAGTTTATCAAGAGCCTCCTTGTTGTTTAATATTCCACTTTCTATAGGTACTCTAGATACTCTTTCAGAGTTAGTTGTAGCATTAGCATTGTGAGTTCTTCCTTCTAATTTTCATGTTATATCAGAAAAAGAGATAAATCCATGACGATATCTTGTTAGTAATGTATACAAAGAACGTAACTTATAATAGAAATCACCATGACTTTTTGCGTTTATATCCAAGTTGTAATCACTAATTACATAATCTCATTCAGCTCCTTGGACATCTTTTATCTCAGATAATATTTGTATGTTCTTATTAAGTTTAGATATATCACCAAGAGAATCTGGATCTTGCACAAACACTAATAATGAACCATCTTTTACATACTTATCATAGAACTGCTGAATATACTCTAAAGTAATCTTCTTACCTGACTCAAATTTAACTCCTTCTATCCTATCTTCAGACTCATAATATTTCCATTTTATTTTAGTTAGCTCATTTAAATCTATAGATAATGTATTATCAGGAGATATATGAATTATATTATTAAATATAGCATTGTTAAGTCTGGAAATATCAGTATAGGATCTTTTAGAATCAGTTAGCTGGATAGTAGCTGGCGCTATGACAGAATCAATATTATCGTCTATTCCATACTGAGTAGTATCGCCAACCATTACTATTCTTATATTATTCTTCTCAGCTATATCATCAAGTTTCTCTATATCTTTTCTAGATATATTAGTACACTCATCTATTATAATTATAGAATTACTATATTTATCTATAAAAGCTTTTTCGTCATTGTTTAAATCAGAAATAATAGAGCTTATAGAAACAAAATTATCGTCATTACTTGATACATTTTTCTTTAAAGATTCAATTTGATTAACAGTATTAGCAGAATATATAGTTTTCTTAGAATTTAAAGAATTCTTTATTTTGCTTACTAAGTTAAGTATAGCAGATGTTTTACCTACACCACCAGAACATATTACTTTTAATATATTCTTAACTTTAGAATAATCTTTATCATAATTTTGTATAGTATCAACAAACCACTTTTTAAAATTCTCAAAATCATTGTCAGAAGCTGTAATAAACTTGCTAATGTTAATTATAATATCCTCCTGAGAATCAAATGGGAATAAATTATCATTTTTTATAATATCTATATAAGACTTTAAAACATCATCATTATTAGTGAGTAATATACTTCCAAGATACCACCATATCGTAGCATCGTTTATAATCTTTTTCTTATCACCATTTACTAATTCAGCATTTATACTTGATGTATCAGCCATTATACTAGAATCAGGTAATTCTTCTTTAAGATCCTTTATAAAGTTAGCTTTATCTACATCATTTAGTCCATTAAAGAAGTTGTAGAATATAGTTTCAAACTCACTGAGTTTATTTCTATAATAGGCATTTAAAGAGATATATTCATTATCATTATTAAGAGTAGATATATCTTTAATTTCTACATTCCAATCCTTTAAAAGATCACGTAGTGCGTCAAAACTAGAATGCTTAGAAGAATTAATAAATAAATTATAAATAGATTGAATCTTTAATTCATTATACTTTATTCCTATCTTCTTCTCAGTTTCTATTACAGAACCTCTATTCTTAGCGTCTAAATCAATGAATGTCTGAATTCTTCCTTCAATATTATCAATGAAATCATTCATCATATTTACTGCATTACTATTCATAATGCTAAGTTCTATTCCAGATTCAGACTCACGAAATGCTTCATTAAGATAATTATTAGCTCCAAATGGAACACCTAATACATCGTTTCTAAAATTCTCATCACTACCATTAACTATAGATCGTAATACAGATAATATTCTTCTAACATTATTAAACGATTGTAATATATCATCATTTATAAGATAGTTATTACCAAGCTTTTCTATAGCGTCATTATTATCGGTTATAACTTTTATAACATCTACATTTTCGCCTAGTAAAGAAGTAAGATCTTTTAATAATCCATCTATATTAATATAAAGGATAGGAGACGGGGTTAATACGTTTGCAGATCTTTCATTACGATATAAATTGATTAATATATCCTTAGCTCGATTTATATCATCTTCACTCATTCGAAGATAAGCTACTTCTTCATCAGATAATTCGTCAGGTTTTTTATCGTTGATTAAACCTGATAATACTTTTTCTTTCAACTCAGGATTTTGATTAATCTTATCAATAACCTGATTTCTAGATGATGTAACTGTATTTATAAAATCATCTATATTATTTATATTATTAAGATCAAGACTATAATCTGTTTTTACAGCACTATTTTTATCTTTAGGAAATATATATTTATCTTTTCCCAATCCTTCATAAATAAATAATTCTATTTGTTCATTTTTATACTTTGGATTCTTTTTATCATCACGCTCGTATTCATTCATCCAAGCGTTTATTAACACCTTTAATCCATCGCTTATATCTTTATCGCTAATATAACTACTGTATCTTTTACTCAGCGTGTCAATATTAGTTTTTATCTTATCGTTAGAAGAAAGCGTTTTATATACATTCCATGCTTCAATATAATTGATTTCTGTCTGTCCAGAATTTCTCCTATTCTCAATTTCTTTGTCTATTAGTCCTTGGTATCGTTTGGGAAGCGAATCGTATGAAACACCATACATATTTTTAGCTATACCATCTTTAGTGGTAGGAATTATATTATTTAATATAGTATCCTTATTAGTCTCTAACATAAGTCTTCCTATATAACTATCATCATTTCCATCCATTAAACGATGTATTTCTTCAACTTTTGTTTTTAATATTTCTTTTAATTTTGAAATACTTTGTTTATTAGCTTCCACATCTTCTTCTTTAGCGTTATCAGGTAGTGAGTTAGATAAAGATTGTATATCGCTTTTAATACTAACTATCTCTGATGCTCTATTAAAGAAATCTTTAGACAAAGAATCAACTAATCCTGAATCTTTTAAATAGGCAGCCCTAAGACCCTTTAGTATTTCTATATTACCAAAGCTTTCTGGATCTACTACAAGATTATCTTGTCTTAAGAATGTATCTATATCATTTATAGCTTTCCTTAAATTTCCAAATAACACTGTATTAATAGATTCACTTTCATCAGTCGTAGCCATGCCTGTAATAGCGGAAATAGTATTACTAAACATGTTAGATGCTTGTAAATCATCTATAGCCTTTAATACAAGATCTTTTTTACCTTGAGCTGTATATTTTACTAATTCATTTATAAGCTCTGTATTATCAGACTCTAAAAGTGTTTTCCAGTTATTAAATGCCGCTTTGTCAAATTTAAATCTATCAGCTAGTTTAAATACACCGCCACCAATAGCTCCACCTATAAACGAAGAGGTATATCTATATAAAGGATTAGTGTTAAAATAATTATATTCATTAGAATATTCTTTACCAGTATATAACTCTTTTAAAGATTGCCAAGCTCTACCTATTTCCATAGATACATCTTGTCCAATTTCTTCAATAGTCTCTTCTATACCTTCACCAAGAGCTCCTCTTGCTATACTAAATCTACCAAGATCTGATTGAAGAACATTCTTCTGTAAGAACTTAGAAAAACTATCTCCCCATTTCTTAAGTATAGATTTCTTTGTTTCATCATTTGCTGCAGTTAATGTTTCTTTAAGAATAGCTTTATTATTATTCTCAAGATATTTTCTAGTTATTGTTTTTATGCTTCTAGATAGCTCATAATCATCAGCATTATAAAGGATACTTCTCATGTAATCAGTCTGAAATAGCGCTCCCATAATACCGTATGTTGCAAGAGATATCATTCCTGCAGTTTGATTATCAAATCCATACTCTTTAGCTTGATTATATACATCATCTACAGATGTAGCTACTAAATAAGCTCTAGATATAGCAGAACTAACTTTTGTTGCATTATTAAGTATTGCTTCAGCATCTCGATACTCTTTAGTACCTTTAACTAAGTTAGCTATAAAATCATCTGATACATTACCTTTTTGCATCTTAGCTCGTATAGCAGTTAATCCAGCAATTTGCTGAGCTGTTTTTTCAGCCTCTTTTGTCGAAGTAAACATCTTAGGTATAGTAGCTATAGCTCTCTGCTGACCAAGCTGCATATAAGAGTCTATAGCCATATTTAAGATGTTCTCCATAGCAAAGAAGTGCTCTTGAGAATAATCTGACGTAGATCTACCAAATCTACGCATTGTATTATCTCATTTATTTAAATAACTTACGTCATCAGAACCTAAGAATGATAATATAGACTTACTTATTTGAGGTAAAACTCTAGCTAAGTTAATAGCAGCCGTACTATAAAATATAGTGCTAGCAACAGCTTCAGGAGCAAGCAATGTAGCTCCACCTATAGCTAAAGCCTTTAATACTGTTCTTGGTATATTCTGATTACTACTATCAGAATCAAATATATCTATCTTATTCCAAGGACTTTCATCATCTGTTACTACTTCACTTCATGTAACAAATTGCTTACCAACAGAATCTTCATCATTTACAGTTTCTGTATAATAATTACCAAATTCATCTGTTTTTCAATCTCCAGCATTATGCCTTACTTCCTGTCCAGTCATCTTATCTATATGAGTACCATCTTCGTCTCATATAGCATAAGCTAAAGATTTCCCTTTTAGTAAACCTAATACTCCAGCTTCATTTACTGTTTTATCAGACCAAGTATTAGTATCATTATCTCAATATTGATTTTTTTGAGCAGCTTCCCTTTTACTTAATATAGGAGCAGATAGTTCATTTAATTCAGTAATACCCTTACTTTGTTTTAATGGATTTGCTACCTTAGATATACTAATTTCAGGCTTTATTACAGTTCCAAAATTAGTTGAAAAATTAGAACCTGCTTTTTCATAAGCATTTAAAATAAAATTTTCAGTATCTATAGCACTTAAGTAGGTATATTCTTTAGATATATTATCGTAAAAAGCATTAAAAGCATCTTCGTCAAATTTACCGTCTTCTCTCTTAAAAGCTGCTTGTACTTTATTTTTGTTTTTATAAAAATCTCGATCTTGTAATTCTGAATTAGCAGGATTAATACCTTCAGATAAAAGAAAATCTATGCTTTTATCATTATTAAGCAATCTAGTTGCAAACCAATCATTCATTTTAGGGTTTTCCATATTAATCTAAATTATTTGCTGTAGTTCCATTTAAAGTTCTATTATAGGCTCCAGTCTCCATATTATATGCGCCAGATCTATAAGCAATATCTTGTTGAAGCTTTATATCATCAGACATAGCTTTTGTAGTATAAGCAACCCCTCCAACAGTGCGAACTTCATTTTCATTTTCATTTAATGGTATAAATACAAGTCCTTGATAACCATCTCCAAACATTCCTGGTTCAAAATCTAGTTTTTGTTTATTCTTATTATTAGGATCATTGTTATATATACCTATTAAATTATTAATTATTTCTTTATCTACAGGACTTATGAAATCATTATTTTTAAATATTTGTTTATTTAATTCTCCTTTTTTAGATGTATATCCGCTATGTACAATATATCGTTTTAATTCAGTATTTGGTAATTTACCTACTTTAGCTTTACTATCATATTCAAATCCATTATCTTCTCAAATCTTTTTAATAGAATTTTCATCTGTAATGTGATTTTGTTCTATTTGAGCTTGTATAGAAGACATTGCTTTTAATATTGGCATATTTATATTGCCAGAATCGTCTACTGGCATATAAACAACAGCCATACCTTTAGAATTGCTCATTATTATATCGTTACCATCTAGTACTGGATCTATAGGAACTCCTGCAAAATACACTTTTCCAAATGGATCTTTTAATGCTTGACTATTATAATATTGATTAGCATCTGATAATGTAAAAACATTTGGAAATACATTTTCTAAATCTCTTGGAGTATAACCGAATGCTGGTAAATTGAAATTTAAAGAACTATCTCCAAACATTGTGTTTGCATTCATTCTTCTTCCAGCATCATTTTGTACCAATAAATTAAACGGCATGCTAACAATAGATGTAGAACCACTTCCTGATCCAGAACCAGACTTAGAAGGATCATCTTGTTTTACTTGAGAAAAACTAATATCTATACTTTGACTAGTTCCAGTATGCTCTCTAATAGCCATTTCAAGTATTTCTGTAACATTTGATATATTATTAGGATCTTTTCCTAACGCAGCTGTATTTGCGCGCAAAACATTTTTCATATTATTAGGAAGAGTGCTATATAAATATTTAATAGCCGCTTCTACACTTCCTGATCCATTATAAGATATTTCAGAACTTGATGTTGCTTTATATGTGCCATCTGGAGCTAATCCCAATAATTGTTCAAAGCCTTCTTCAATTAATCCTTGTTGCTTAACTGTATACCTATCTAATTTTTCTGAATTTTTAGATGTGCCAAATCCAGCTATCGTAGATTTAACATAATCCATAATAGATTTCATCGTTGTTGTATCAGATAAGTCTGATAAAATTGAAGATTTAAAGGCTAAAGTAGGAATAGCTTCTCTATAATATAATAATTCAGTATTTGTCAATAATTGATATTTATCTCGATTTTTAAAATAAGTATCAGGATCTACTGTTTTTATTCCTTTATCATCAGCAACATATAATCTACCAGTAGAACTAAGAGCTATTTCGTGACCTGCATTTTCGCTTGCAATCTCAGCTTCTGCCTTATCATATAATTCTTTATTTCTAGAAACTTTGTTCGCTAAAGAAGATATATATGCTAAATCGGACATTGTATAAGGCACTTTATTATTAGATAAAAATGGCCCTCCAAGATTTCTATTTTTAGATAAAAAAGAACTTACTTGATTTATAAAAAAATCAGTATCATTTTCTAATCCGTTTTGTTGAATTGTTTTTAATATTTCTTTTTCAATTAAATTATCTTCTTGCGTATTATTATTATCGTTGTTTTGAGGCTGTTGTTGAGGACTAACAGAATCTCTAAAAAAGGGGGTAAAATATATACCCCCTGATTGAAGTCGTTTTATTTTCATATTAAGACATCATTTGCATAAATAACTTAATTATATTATTATTTAAATCATTTATTGCTTTATTTATAGCTTTTTGCTGATCTAAATAATGCTGCTCACTAACCTCTCTATATCTACGCACTTTACCTCCATCTTTAACAAATGTTACTTTAGTTGGAGTGGTTTTATATCGATATGAAGGTTCAAAATAATCAATCTTTTTTCTACCAAATCAACTATGAGGAGTACCTTCATTATATTGCTTTATAGGAAGATTAGCGTAATATTTATTCATAAGTTCAGAATAACCTCGAGGATCAACATTTTGCACAAATTGCTCGATAGAAATATTTGGATCTGTATTTTCTGTGTTATATCTATTTCCATATATAGAATTTAACTCTGCAGAAAAATCGTTATTTGCTTGCATTTGATCTTTTAAGGCAGTAGCTTGTTGTCTTTCTAATATATCACGAGCATTATCTTGTCTAAATTGATATATTAAATTCTTTAGATTCTGAGCATTTTGCTGCATTCTAGACGCTTCATTCATGTGCAATTGCATCATACCTTTGCCAATATTATTTCTATTTGCATTTGCAACTTGAGTTCTAGCCTGAGAATATTTTTGACGTAAATTAGTCATGTAATTATTAAAATCAGATATCCTAGATGATATTTGAGCATTACCTTCTCTAAGTATTTGATCAGATTGTGCACTCTGAATTAGTTGTTCGGCCATTCTAACTTTAGGATCTGAGCTTACTGATTTAAATAGTGAGGCATTGTTCAATCTTTCGTTAGTTCCTCTTTGTATATCTTGTAAACTAAGAGTTGGGTAATTCTCACTAAAATGATTTAACAGAGAACCTCTTATTCCTGCTTCTATACCTTTCTTTTGTAGATCCGCAGTTTTATTAATAGCTTTGTTTGCGACAGCAAAATCTAGAAGCCCATATATAAGATCTTTATTGATATTTATAGGTTTATTAGGCTCAGTACCATACATTTTATCACCAGAAGATTGTAATTGACTGTTATTATACAATTCTTTTGATGCGACTTTCCCTCTATTAGACATCTCTCCCATCAATCTATCATCTAATTTAAGTTTAAAATCTGGAAGATTAATTGAAGGTCTATTATATCCATTAGTAGAAGTTACTACAACATCATCTCCTTTAACAGTGCCTAAAAGTCCATTTCCTAAATTCTCTAAATCATTAATACCATTTTGGCCTTTGAGAATTTTTCCTCCTTTCTTATTCTTTATTATACTATATCTAGGGGCCTTATAATATCAATGACCATAGCTATTTACACCTGGGATAAATCTACTAGGAATATATATACCAGCAGATCTCAAAGCTTCATCAAAAGCTGGATTTAGTTCTCTTATTCTAGAATAAGCTCTAATACGTCCAGGATTAATATTTTTGACATCTACGTCATCTGGAAGAGTCCTATTTTTTAATGAGTATTTAAAGTTTTTACCAAAAGGATTTCATCTTCCAGATACAATATTACCTGCAGCTCCTTTTGCTTTTTCAGCTAATAATTTAGCTTTAATCTTAAATTCAGGAATCTTAACTCCTGCAGATTTAATACCTTCTAAAGCTTTATCATAATCTTTAACAGATTTAGTAGCAGGATCATATCATTCTACATCATTGCCATTATGTTTAGTAACATTAGGATTCTTAGATACATAATCGTCGACAAATTCTTTCTTTAAATCAGATTCAGTTTTTACTTTAGACGCACCTTTAGGGCCAACATATTTAGTTCTTACAATATTCTGAACTTCATCTTTAATGCCTTTAAAAGCAAATAGTCCAGTACTAAGAGCTTTTCAGTCATCTAATGTACCTCTATCATTTGCTATATTTACAACAGCATTTGCTGCATTAAATGCTCCTATACCTAAAAGAGCTTTTCTTAAAGGATTAGCTACCTTCTTAACGCTTTTGACCAGTTTTGCGGTTTTACCAGCAGCTCCAAATCCAGGCAATAAAGTAACTGCATCTAATCCAAGATTTATGGCCAACGATCCTACATCTCTTAGATCAAACCCATCTCGTTGTACGTCTGCTGCAAATTGAGCTAAAGAAGATCCAGCTCCAATACCCGCAGCAACAGGATTACCACCAGTTGGTATTGCCGCTAAAAGCGATGCTACATCTCCTGCTATACTAACAAATTGCATTCTGTCTGCTGTAGACATATTACGAAGACCTTTAGAGGTTTTCTTAATATCTCTGTAATCGCTTATTTTAGATTCTTTATCATGTTTATTAACGTCTACAGTAGTTCCTATAACACCACCATCCTGATGCGATTCTATAGTCTCATTTGGATCGATATATCTATCTACAAGCCAATCTTGTCTTCTTTGATCTCTGCTTCTACCATTTCTATCTCCATAAGCATTTTGGAAATAATCATATAAATGGTTTGCTGTATTTTCGTCAAATCCTAAATTTATAAAATCATTTACAGATAATGTATTAGATGTTCCTGCTAATTTTCCTACAGTTGTCCTCAATCCTTCTCCTAAAGCAGATCCAACGCCTTCTTGAAGCGTTCTATTAAATCTATTTTGTAAAATAGCGTCAGATAATAGTCTGTTTCAAAAATTAGGATTTGCATTTATAGCTGCAGCTAATTCTCTAGGAAGTCTTATGTTTTTGTCCATTAAACCATGTTTATCCCAAAGATCCCTAGAATAATATATCATATTTTCAGGATCATTTGCATCTGTAAATAGCCACATTCTATCAGTGTCACCATTGAGATTAAATTTGTTAATGTACATGCCATTATAAGGACTATTTTCGTCATTTATAACATGTAATGCATTAAATGGTCGCTGTTCTCCATTAACAATACTTTTATACGAATTAATGTCAACATTATCGTTTATAAGTTTACCATTTTTATCAAATATAGCATACTTATAAGATTGAGGTAATCCAAAATAATCAAGGTCTGGATTTTCATAATATTGTATCATTTGTTGACCTTTAGGAAGTTCGTATAATCCAGTTAAAGGACGATATCTAAAATTAGATGATCTTTGGCTCATTCAAGGATTATATGCACTATTATTATCCCAAGAACTAAAATCTGCACTATTACCTCATAAATATTCGAAAATATCATTTGCGGCATTAAAATTATTAGCTCTATTTAAATCGTAAAATCCATTTTTTACTCTTGCATAATCATAAAGAGCTGATCCCTCAACACCAAAATCACTCGTTTTATATAATCTGTTTCCAATTCTAGTATACCCTCTAAGCCAATCAATATCTGGATTTCATTGACCAGATCTCATTAATGCATCTCTCCATATATCATTATATATAGCATTTTTAGTTCCAAAAGCTTCATTAAAAGCATCTGTAATAAAAATATTTCCGTTAGAATCTACTGTTACATAAGGGTTGTTTTTTAATGATGAATCTCCATTGCCATTAGTAGCAGTACCACGAGATGTTCCACTAACATTATTACCACTAGAAGAAGTATTACTATTAGTGTTTTCATTAGATGGCTCATTAAGAATGATACCTATATCATTTAATGCTTCAGCATCAGCTTTATCCCAATCACTATTTTTAATTTTATTGATTAATGCACTTAAACCTTCTTCTCCTATACTATTATAGAAGTTTATGTAATCTTGTTTTGAGAGATTGTTGTATCCAGAAAATATATCATCATCAGAATAATTTAATATTAGCGGCAAAGAACGAAGTCTATTAATTATAGCCTCATTATTAGCTCCATTAACATATTTCTTTTTATCTCCATCAAGAGTATATTCTCCAACTAATTCTCTAGTTCAATCATGTTTATTTTTCGGAGCTTCTTTTACTTTGAAATTTTTTAACGCATTTATAGCTAGTCTAGAATTATTTTCTTTTCCTCCTCATAAATTACCAAGAAGCCTACCTGTTCTGCTGCGTCTTTTAGGCAATCTATCATTTTGATTATCAGTAATATCAAATTCCACATTTCCAGTAATACTATTATCTGCAGAATTGTAAGATATATTTTCTCCATTATTAAGAGCATTTATGATATTATTAAATTGGTAAGCAACATCCTGATCAAGAGTTTTGCTATAATCGCGTAATTGATTTATTAAATCGTTATTTACGTCGTAAGATCTACCATCAAGAGTTAGAACACCATATTTGTTAGAAGAAGCTCCACCATCTTTATATTTTCTTACTCGAACCATATTTTTTATTGTTATTATATATCAAAAAAGGGAGATTGATCATTAACAATCTCCCTGTTCATCTTTAATGATCTACTTCTTACACTTTTTACGTCTAACCATCTTACCGCCTTTCTTAAATACTGGCTGACCCTCAGCCTGACCAATAGGTTCTGCGGCGGGCTCTTGAGCTTGCTGTAAGAAACTTAAAAAAGCTTGACATGCCTCCATAGCCATATTACAATCCCCAGATTGTAGAGCCTGAGCCATAACGTTTGCAATTTCAATTATAGGATTAGCCTCCTGAGCAACAGGAGCATCATTTGCTGGAGCGGGCATTGCACCGCCCTCTTGATATTTCTTTACTTTCATATTAATTATAATTAAATATTATGTGTTTAACAAATAAAAATCGTTTTTAATAAAACATATACATATTCAGCGTCAAAGATAATATTTTCTATTTAAAACAACAAATAAATATATATATATTTTATTATATTTTATATTTTAAAGTGTTGTTATATTACTATATAATTGCTATATTTGCACATGCCTAAATAATAATACAATTAGAATCTATTTCATTCTCTAATGAGATGCTAGATTAAACATATATCACATATAGGCAAAAAAGATAGTTAATATCTTTTATGGGAGAGTAAGAAATTACTCTCCTTTTTTATTTTCTAGGCTATATAAATATGTTACTTTTAGACTAATATTATCTTTTGTAATAATATTCTTAATTAATTCAATTAGTTGATTTAACTGGTCAATTGTATAATTATATTGTATTCTAAATAAATAACAATTATTTTCTATAGCCAATTTGTCTTTTAATTTATCTCTTTTCTTAATTTTATCATAAGTTATCTTTCCTCCAAAATGTTTTATTGGAATAAAATGTTGTTGCCCATCATATTCTACAGCAATATTATAATCTGGAAAATAAATATCAAAATGTTGCCTGCCTAATCAACTAGGAGAATACTCATATAATATTATTTCATTTTTAAATTCGTCTTTTAGAATATTATATAATATTGTCTGATTCTTGTTCTGGCATTGAGGGCATCCGCTGCCTTGTATGTGGCTGGATGGCGATTGCCAAAACTCTCCATGTTTCGGGCATATTATACAAACTTTTGAAGTTTTATTGTAATATTCTACTTTTGAATAATCATAAGTATTGTTATGTACAAGAGCTGCTTCTTTAATGAATTGTTCTGTTGTCTTAGCGTACGCTAAACTTCTTCTTTTATATTCACATTTAGGACATTTTGCACCTTTTATATGATCATTTGGAATTTGTCAGAATTCTCCATGGTCAGGACAAATAATACATACTGGAGTTTTATTATCTTTATATTCTACTTTAGAATAATCATATTTAAAATTATGTTTTTTATTAGCTCTTTCAATCCATTCTTCTGTAGTGGGCTTATGCTTTCCTGAACACTTAGAGCATCCTCACCCTTTTAAATGATCGGATCCAGTTTGAACAAATTCTCCATGTATTGGACAGATGATGGTCACTTTATGTTTTGTACTAATATAATTTAATCTTGAATAATCATATTTATTATTATGAATCTTATTAGCTCTTTCTATAAAGTGCTTTTTACGTTCTTGTAGACTGTTATGGGGCTGGCACATATTGGGGATCTCTACTGTCTTGTTTTTCTAATATTTTAAATATATATTTACCTAATTTTTTATAGGCATTTTCACTCTTTTCTTTATTAGCTTTTTTAGCTTTTTTTATTAACTGCCTGGTTTCCAAGCGACTAACAACCCGCTCGCCCCCTCTTAAATCCATTTGAGGATTACCTTTTGGATCTAATATATACATTTTAGTATCATCATCAGGCTCAAGATCTAAATCATCTCCAATCTTAATTCCAGAATTTGCGTTTACCTCTAAAACATATTTTATATTTTCATCATCATCTGTTTCGCATTCTATTAATTCATCAGATCCAGGTTCTCCATATTCAACCGCAACAACTTCGTCTTCGTCATCTATAAATATAACATCTATTGGGAAAGACATGTTTTTTGTGTTGAATATTAAATGATTCTGTAAATCTTTTGAATAATCAAATAGCATTCCTTCATTATCATCCATAGATTGAATATTAGAAAGGCCTATTCTTTTCTCTTCTTCAGATTCAGCTACTAATACTTTATATTCTTTATCGGCTATTTCTATATTTATAGTTCTCACGTTATTTAATGTTTTTAATTAACTTACTTCTATCATCTGTATTTTTGAGAAGTTCAAAACATACTAGCTTACCAGCTTCTATAGCTATTTCATCTGAATTTGTATCTTTATATTGTTTATATAAAGATTCTATTTTATCTGTAAACTCTTTACGCAAAACCCACTCTTCTTTTTCTATTTCAGCTGTTTGAGTTCCATCACTAGTTACTACGGGAATTCCTTTCTTGGTAATCTTACCCTCTAAATCCTTATCATATTTTTCTATATCATGCTTTCTTGCATGTAATTCTCCATCAGGAAGAAGATTCATTTTACCTCCAAGTTGGAATTTCTGAGGTTTATTTAACGAATTTAAAATTAATCTAGCATTTTCAAGCTCTGGAAACTTCATTCCCTTTTTACCAACTTTAGTTAATTGTTGATTTCCGCTATATTGATTTAAAAGAGCGGATTGAAAAGATGAACCAATATCATTATCGAATCTTTTCTTATTATAATTAATTATACCTCTAGTTTTATCAAACTGATTTTGAGCTTGTGTTATTTGCTTATTAAGTTTACCCTTAGCTATAGATTTAACGCCAGAAATATCTTTAGCGTCTAAACTATCTTGAACTACGCCTCCAAATTCTCCAGTAGATATATCAGATATATCTCCTTTAAAATCTTTAGTTTTACCAGCAAACATCGATATTCCGCTTCCCAAAACTGGTATAGCTGAAAGAATTTTATCTCCAGTAGTAGCGCTCCCTAATCCACCTCCAATAGCTCCAAATAAACTATCTGCTAAATTTAAAATTTGACCTCCAGGAACAAAGTTTAATGCTCCTTTAATTGAGTTTTTAACAGCTAAAGATGTTGGATCAGTTTGAGCCACACTAGATTTACCAGCATTTCTAGCGGTGGAAAAAGCATCTAATCCAGAAGATATTAAAGATGTGTTATTTCCAATAAACGAGCCAACACCTTTTAGTGCACTTCCAAATTTAGATGATTTTTTACTACTGGTATTTAGTGGTTTGAATTTGGATAAATCATCTAAAGGATTTGAACCTCCAAAAGGATTAGAACTTAATTGTGAAAGTACTCCACCAAATTGATATTTTTTATACATAACTTATAGTAAACATTGTTTGTAATGCTGTTATTATAGCTAAATTTTTACCATCGTATTTAACTTTAATTTTAGCATATTTATCTCTAATTTTAGTAGTTTTAAAAGTTGTAGATAAAGTTCCTTTTTTATCTTTATAATATATAGGAACTATATTAGCATATCATTTATCTTCATTATAATATATATTACCTAATCTCCTACCATATTGTTTCATATTAATACAATCTTGATGACTGCATATAGAGTATTCATTAGTTATAGGATCTCAAGTAATAATAGATTGATATATCTTTGGCAGATCTTTATTAACAACTATAATCTTAGGGAATTCAGTATATGGCTCTATATCGTCGTTGTAATTTTCTTTATCAAATACATCCTTTTTATCAAATCCATATACATCTCCTATTATTTCAACTTCAAGAGATTTAGGTTCTACATTATTTGATATAATAAGCAAATTATCAAATATCTTGTGTAATCCTTTAGGTTCGGAAACAATAAATTCAAATTCAAAAGGTTCTTGCTTATCATATCATTTAGTAGGCATACATTGATTTGTTAAATCTCTATCTAAATAATTTATTTCATTAGCATTTAATGATCTACCATGAACATACAATATACTTAATAGTGCTTTAGATCATTGATTTAAATATCATGTTGGCTGAGAAGAATTATATTGACATAGCAAACCTATATTATAATCTCTGTCTTCAGAACCAAAAATTAACTTATTATCATAATCTTCAATAGATATATTAGTGTCACTTTCTATTAATCTAGCTATTGTATATGGTCTATATTTAATTTCGAACACAAAATATATGTATTTCCCAAATTCTGATTCTAAAGCTCCATCTACAGATCTTGATATAGATATCGTATGTTTTAAATTACCATTATCTGTTTTTTCTTTTCAATTATTATATAGTTCTGCCTCATTTTTTAAGTCTTCATTACCTGTTTCATGATTATACCTATCCACATTTATAGTATTAATTTTAAATGTACATTTTTCTTTTGTCACATTTAAATTAATATCTATATTATCCTTATCTGTTGTAACATTAGATATTATTTCATTATCAATACTATTTGTGTCTTCATTATAATAATATCCACGTATAACAATATTTTCTATATTGTAATATGTATAAGGATTTTTTATATTCATGTGTATTGTAACATCATTTCATTTTCCATTATTATATATCATTTGTCCAGTCTGGTTTCCATCTTTAGAGATATTAGTTCCAGTATATTCTATAGACAAATAATCATCATAATAAGGATCGTTTCTATCAGGTATATATCTATTTAAGTTTTTGTTTAATATACCAAATATCCTAGTTTTAAGTAAATCATAACTAAAAAATGCATTATCAATATTTTCCGATAATAAAGGAGTCCACGAATATCTAGTTATTCATTTATTTAGTAATTCATTATAGCATATATTCCATATTTTATCTCCATTATAAAATGTAAACATAATATCATTCTTATATGCATTATAATGAGTTTTTATATTTCTTCATCCAAGTAAAGTATACTTTTCTAACTCCTTTAAATTAATATTATCGTGCAAAAATCTTTGCATTTTAAAATCAGAAATGATTTCTAACTTTCTAGCATCAGTGTATCGTCATATTTTATGATTATTGGCATCTACACCATATACTCCAAGAGGCGTTCTTACGATTGAATCTTTCCACGTACTTCCATATTTATCAGATATAAGAACAACTTGTTTTTGTAATACTCCTGTTCCGTACATATGTATATTGGCTCCTTGAGTAGTTTGCACTAAAGCCTTTTCATTTACAGGAATAAGAGCTATACCATGCTCAAATACGCAGAATAGATTAACTCCTCATGGAAGTATTTTAACAATAGCTCCATATTGCCTATCTATATCTTCATACGACAATCCCTGGAATATTTTATAAGAGTTTTTAAATTCTCCATCAACTTGAACATTACTAAATAATATTCTTGTGTCAAAATAATCAAGGACATATGGAACTCTTTCAAATACGTAATTTCTATCGCATCCTAAAATATTACTATATCCTTCATTTAATAATTGTGATTCTGGTATCTTATTAGAGGATTTAATAGATATACCTTGTAATGGATAAAAGCTTCTAGAATTACCCATTAACGCTCTTTCATCAACATGAAATGGATCAATACTTCTTAATCCAAGATTATTGTTTGAAAAACATTTATATGTAAACCACGTACCAATAGGCACAGCATCTACATCAGCCTTATTAATCTTATCTCATTCTAAAGTATCTCTGACACCTTTGAAATTATCTTTTCATGTTGATGGATTTACTATAGTATCATTAATAGGAACAGATGTCGACGTAAAGTTTCTTTGCATTCTCACTGTCACAGTAGCACTAAAGCAATCACCTCTAAAGCATATTGGCAGCACATAATTGCCATTACTTTCAACAGTTACGTCATCATCGTTATATATATCATATCTATCAGATATCGCGTAAAATTCACTAGTGTCATTCATTCTTATGTTTATATATTCTCTTAAATAAGATTCACTATAGTTTTTTACACGTATATTATATAACGAATTATCTAATAACTTAATATTTGTGCCTATAAATGGAGTGAAAATACCTCTAACTAATTTAGCGTCAACATCAGTGGCATCCTCAACTGAAAAATAACTGCTATATTTTAAATCCTCTTGCATTCCAGCTTTAGTAGAGAAACCATTATCTTGATGTATTTTCTGAGGTATCTCCTCTTCTACATATAACAAGCTTGCAATATTTCGTCCAAGAGGATTTGACACCTTAAGTTCTGGAGCTGTATAATGCCTAGTGTTTCCAGAAGTACTATTATTTGCATAACCATCATCTTCTTTTGGACTTAATATTCTTTCTAGTCTGAACTCAGAAGTGTTTAACAAACTCTGTGTTTTTTTATTTAAAATAGAATCTACACATAACAAGCCAGAAGATTGTATATAATTAGTATACATTAATCTGCTATTGTAATTAGTAGTTAATGTTCCAGATTCGTTTTTAAACGACTCAGCCATATAGCCCTTACTTGTCCTTAACATTGGAATATAGCTAGTTCTATCTACTCCTATAGAATATCCTTGAGCTATTATAGTTGGAATTCTTTTTTGACGAACAATGAAAAATCCTTTTATTTGATAATCACTTCTTAATATATTTAATACATCTGCTGGTATCGTAAATTGAATTCCTAATGGTTTTATAGTTTTGTTATCATAACTTATAATATTCCCTCATGATTGACTAAACTTGAACACTCCTTTAGTATTCCCGTAGTTAACATCTCCATCTATAAAATCACTTGTAATAGGTATCAATTGATCATTATCCTTATTCTCAGTATAATTATTATATATAGAATTACCGTCTATACTTTGTTTATTATTATTGCTAAATACTGTTCCTCTTAAATTATAAACTGGAGATAAATGATCGTCATTAAATATATATACAATACCAAATCGATATATCTCATCTGGCCAATATCCAACATTATAATATATATTTAATGGAGAATAATATTCTGTTTGCCAAGAATCATCATTAATATTTGAATTATATGTTTCGTCTACCCATCCTATGGAATTTGGACTTACAACCTCTTTCCCATTTATATACAACGATAATACCTGCAAATCAGTATTTTTATCTTTTGGCGCAGTTACATTAGCTAAAAAAAGCATATTTTGAACTTGAGCCTGAGTCTTAGCGCTGTCAACGATATTATATTGTATATTTAACTCTTCGACATTTATGGGTTCTGTTTCTTCAAACCCATTAATAGATATGTTTTGATATTTTTCATTTATTTCATAATCATTTTTTATCTTATATGCCTCAGTAGTTAATATTCCGTTTTCATCGCTAGACGTTCTATATACATATAATTTAAAATATGTAAATGAAGTATCTATGTTGTTTATTGTGAAATATATGCATTTATCGGTATTCTCATTCAACAATCCTCCATGACAAGTCTTTGGATCAGTTATTGTTCCATGGAATATAGAAACAACAGAAGATTGCGCAACTATATCTGTTTCATTATAGTCATCATCCATATACTTCATATAAAATACATAGTTGCCAACCTTTAGCTGTCCTGTATATCCTATATTATATAATTTTATTTTAGGAATGCTATTAACGTTTCTAAATAGCCTAGTTTGTCTATCTATATATTTTTCAGAATATAAGTTACTCTGATTTATTTGATCTCTATTGATTATTTTATATGTATTATTTTCTTGCTGAGTCCATCTTGTATTTATTATTCTTGGGGGATTCTTATCATCGTTCAATATGAGATTTACGCTGCCATCATACGATTCTTGACATTCAATATCAACTGGCGTTTCAAGACTTAGCTTAAAATCTTTATTATCTATATTAAATCCAACAATCTCGTCTTCATTATTTTTTAAATTTTTTAAAGAATTATACTCATAAGATAAGTCCCCTTTTTCTTTATATTTTTTTGTTATTAAATTAACCTTCATTTTGATTATAATAAAAATTAGGAACGTATGCCGCAGTCCTATAATGATTATCAGAGATCCTTAGATTGAAAGCATTTTCTGTGCGAGCATCAAAATAAAATCTTCCTTTATCATACTTGATAAAATCTAGTATTATATTTAATGAATTATTTAAGCTTCCTACATTATCATATTCCCAATCTAAATATATATCACCTTCATTAATATCTTTATAATTGCTAATTTTTTTATTTTCTGCATCTACATCTTGATTTACATCTAATACGATATTATTTAAATAAGTAATAACATTAGGAGCTTCAATAAAAGCTTTATTAGATAATGACACATTTAATGAATGACTGCTTTCTAATGAAACATCTTCTACTCCGTTTTTAATTAAATTTATTGTTTCAGTAAATTCGGTAGGTATTACATTATTTATAGTTGAATATTCATATTCAAATCTAGAAATATTGTAATTAATATTAGTAATATTAACCTGAGTGTTTTTAGGACTTGATACTCTATAATTAGGGAAGTAAAAACTCATTGGGCTAACCTTTACAGCATAACGAATATATTTACACATTAAACTGTAAAATGCTAATGCGTTTAATATTCCTTTGTTTTTATTATCTTCATCTTCTAAAGAAGAAAATAAAGCAGCTGGTATATCTCCAGTTAATCCAGGGAATACTATAGATACCAATCCTTTATTAGATGTTGCTTCTGGATCTGCATAAAAGTTTGTAATATCATATCCTCCAGTTTTTTCTGTTCCGTCTTTAAATATTTGATATCGTTTATCTCTGCTATTTAAATTAACAGTAATAAATATATATGGAGCATAAGCTTTCTGCGTTATGGCAAATGCAGCATCCGAATTACCATTTGATCGTGGTTCATCTATCTCTCTCCATAAATTATCAAACGCTTTAAACATTCTTGTAAAGCTAGCCTCAGATTGATTTAACCTGCCAGTATTTAGTACAACAGTCTCATTTTTCCCTTCTGCATTAACATAAAAGAAAGTTAACTCATATTCAGAACCTACAACATCGAATTTTACACGTATATTCCCACTTGTTATAGCTTCTGCAGGTCCAAGTCTCGTTCTACCAGGAGAGCTAGCCGATTTATGCCAAACTAAAGCTTTCTTAATATAAAAATTATTGTCTTGGAATGTTACTGGAGAGTCATTTACATCCATCATAGAGACGCTATTTATAGCAGCTTGCTTATTAAAAGAATCTATTGTATCTGCATATATATCATACTCTGATGCGATATTAAATGTTGCCTCACCACTTTCATTAATATTTATATTAAATGTATTGTTGTTTGAGTCATTTAAACTGATACTTAATCCATCTAAGTATTGACATGATCTCCACATTCTACCAACAACTTCATATTGATTAAGAGGTAAGCTAATTATACTGTTTAAATCTTTATTGATCTTATACTCAGATTTTCCTCCTATATACAAATGTTTTGACGTATAATCATACTCATTATTACTATATAATTTTGCAAAGTAATCCTGAAATATTTTATCGTCATAATCAGCAGTTCTTAATTCATCGATATTATTTATAACTTGTTCTTTGTTGTTGACTTTTGAATAATATTCTATTTTATTATTATACATAAAATTAGTATAATCAAAAACTGTCGTTTTAACAACCCTATCCAAGTCATTGAATATAGTATATGCATTTAATTGAGTTCCAGAATCGTCAATATTATTGAAATTGTCATATATTGAAGCGAAGTTGTTAATTATATCTGAAGCATAAATAGTAAATTTAGATTCAACATAATTACCACTAGATCCAGAACTTATAGAGACTCCAGGATAATATATTCTAATAGTTAATTCATATATATCTTCTTTGTCAAATGAATTCATTGCATATGTACTATTAGAAGGAACTGCTATATTGGTATTTTTGTCTATTTGTCCATCCCCATTAACAGATATATTATAATAATTACTTCCTTTGCTAGATGTAGAATATTTATTAGATATATATGCACTTCTTGTTGTAAATGGAATATCTATTATATTCTGCCCAGAGTAATTATAATCATATTCTTCATCCCAAATATCACTATATATATCTACTAGATTATTATTAGACGAAGTTTCTGTGTCAAATGTCTTTTCAGGTATTCTCCTTAACCTTTTGTACATTTTACAATTTGGAAATGCATTTATATCTATATTTAAAGTCAAAGAATTATTATCTACGCGATAATTAAATTCTCCTTTACCTATAGAGATGTCATTTGCATTAAATTCTTTTTCATGTAAAGATAGCACTGTGTAAAACTGATCATATAATACATATACAATTTCACCGTCATCATCAATTCTTAGAGTTGGTATTATATGAACATAAAATTTATTACCTTCATTTTTCGTATTAAAATTACTATAAATAACTTCATCTACGCTATTATAAGATATAGATTTATTTGTAAGTTGTTTTACAAAAGCACTAGAATCGCTTATTATACTGCCACCATTTAATTCTATTAATTTATTTTTTAATTCATCAGAATCATATTGACTTGGATAATTATCCAAGAATACTATATATCGTAAATTTTCTTTTATGCTATCTAAAACTGTTGTATTATATACATTTTTATTAAATACACTTTGAACCTTTACTTCGCTGCTAGTACCCAATATTGATCCAGAAGAATAACTATATTTTGGATTAACTAAATAAGCGTTAAATTCGCTCATTACATTAATCATACTCTTCAATGCTAACCACCCAGGAACATCTCATTTTACATACTTGAAATCCTCTAATGTGGGATACTGAATATCTCCAGTATACAACTCTACTAAACCATCAATATTATATAATCTATGACTTTCTGTGAATATATAAGGCGAGACATGTTTCCATAAAGTCTGATTATATATAGATTCAAAATCTTCGTATGTTTTATTACTTGAATCCGATTCCGATAATTGTAATATATACATATCTCCTGGTGCAAGTAATAGATCAGGTTCCGTAGAAACGATAGTTAAATCTGATTTTATCTTTGTATATAAATTAATATTAGAATGATCTAATACTATATCAAAACTAGAATCAGCATCATTTATATTTGCTTCACTTATAGTTTTCTGAGAAGGGAATGAACCTATTTCAACTCTATTTAATAATGGATTATATGATATAATATATAATATATTGGCATGTTCTTTCATTCCTACAGGAATATATCCATTAGATAAACCACTGTATTTAAAGCCATAATTACCTAAATCATTTTGTAAAGCAAACTCATTCCCATTATAAGTTATTATAGTCCCATTTAAGCAATCTGTAAGGACATTGTTAGGCGTTACTATGGGATTTAAATCTTTATTCAATCCTTCTGTAAAAGTATTTACTTGTATCTGCTTAGACATATTAATTTGTTTTTATTCATTTTAACTCACTTTGAGATATTGGAACACATCTAAATGTATTATATGTATTTGATTGTAATATAAACGTTGCGTCACCAGTGTATACGCTGCATTGTTTATTGGCATATATATTTACTTCTAATCCATTAATTAGTTCTCCAGAAAATAGGACGTTTCCAGAATCTAATAATGAGAAATATTTATATAATGTGACATCTATAGTTTGCTCTGATGAATTATCTATTATACGAAACTCATTATGTATCTTAGGATTAATTAAATAACAATCTTCAACAATATATATGCCATATCCATCTAATGTATTATTCAAATATGTTAACCCATTAATATCACCAATATAATTATTTTTAAAACATATATTATTAATATTTATACTTTTATCAGTATAGCAATCATAATTTTCTCCATAATCATATGTTTTAAAAGTTATAACATTATTATAATTATTTGTTGAGATATTTTCACTATAAGTAGACTCTGATCCATATTTATATAAATTTGATTCAAAATTAGTAGTTACACAAATATATCCATCGCCTATTTGAGTAACACAGCATTTAATGTTTGTAGATACTTCTTTCTTGGTATAAGTGTCATCTATCTCGCATGTGTTATCTGTTATAACTCCATCCTTTTCGTATTCAACATATTTAACTACAGCATCAAATTGATCATATATAGATATCCCGTCAGAAGATGTTATATATAATTTGTAACAAGACTTATTAAATGGGAGAGAATCTATATCGCAATATTTATTTTTAATATCTTGATACTTATCCCATAAACTAGAATCATTTAATTTAAAATATATATAATTAGATAATTTGTTATATAAATCTATAACCTCATCTGCAGTATACGAAGACGTATCTATTGTATTAGTACTATTTGCGAAACTAATTAATTGAGATATGTCAGAATAATTGAAATCTCCTTCTATAGAGAATAAATCATTCACTACAGTGTTATCATACGGTATATACTTAAATGATTCTAACTCTTCTATTTTGGTTATAGTTATTCCTGGTCCTATACTTATTTTATCAGATATATATTCTTTATTGGTTTCTGTGTTTTCTGTATTGTTCATAGAGAAAACTCCATTTTTATAATAGAATTTACCATCTGAACTAGAAATACTATCTACAACCAAATTTCTTAATTTAATGTTGTTACTATTTTGTACAAAATCGACATCTCTTTTACCATTTAAAAAATTAGCATTTAAATTGGCTATTAGTGTCTGATATTGCATTCTAAATCCTGGATTGGCTAAAAAAGAAATTACATTATTAAAAGAATTAATATTTTGCGCTCCAGTAGGAGAAAATAATTTCTTATATTCGCCATTTAAAGTTACATAAACATCTCCATTTGATAAAACTATCATTTTATTATCTCCAGGATATTGAATATCATTATTTAAATATCCATCAATAGATTCAGTGGAAATAACCGAATTAACACTATTTGAATTATTTGTATCATCATCTTTAGAACTTGATGTAGATTCTTCACCAAAATTCAAAGAATAATATTTATCTCCTATTAAAACACTAACTCTACCAGCGGTTCTTAAAACTAAATCCCTATTTTTAGAACCAATTAATTCTTCTTTAGCCATTATGTTAATATTATGTTATCATTAGAATCTCTATATCCCATATATATGCATTCGTTTTTATTTATCTTGTTTTTCTTAAATACTCATCCACAATCTATAGGATATGTCATAGAATAAAAATATTTATATTTTTTATTTAGAAAAACCTCTTCTTTAATTTTATATAATATTACAGGAATGTTTTTTATTCTTCTATTGTTTTCGTTAAATTTTTCATATTCATCTTCTGTTAAACCAAAATAATATAAACCATTATAATCAATACATTTATATTTATAATTCATTCTCAATTTAACGCTTTGTTTACGTCTTATATATCTTTTTCTTTCTTCCTCATCATAAAATGTTCTTCCACAGAAGAATGAATACACATCATTTTTAATTCTAACATCAGCGCCAGCAACTAATAATCTGTATATAGCATTGAATCCATAATTCAATATTTTGTCAATAACTTTTATATTTATATACGTATATCTTTTTTTTATTCTATCGATATAATCATCAAGTGTTTTTGTTGCACAGCGATTATTAGATTGAGATTCAGAACAGTCAATTAAATCTTGCTTAAATCTTCCATATAAATGTACTTGCACGTCTTTATAAAATCCATTCCTTTTTCTATATGTTAAAACAGGAACTTTTGCTGTAAAATTAGATAGTACATAATCTATTTCTTGAAAACAACCCGCATTATACAGCTCTTTAAACCTTTCTTCAGGAATTTCTTTTAAATGCAATTCTGCATAGTTACCTCAACGTAATGGTAGTACAAAAATACTATTATTATTTATAACATCCAATAATATTAAATACAAACAATACGTAAAGACTTCTGATGCAATTTTTCTTGTCTCTTCATCCTTTAATCTTAATGGTACATAATACCTTTGTATGATTTTTTTATCTAATCCTAAAAATATATCTTTATTTTCAAATGAATATTTCATTATATAATAGGTTTGAAAGATTTTCCATATACCTTTCTGTCCCATCTTGTTTTTACATTTAACACGTCATTCATCTCATTTTGAGTTAAATGTATAGGCATCCTAGCTGCATTACATAATCTTAGCCAATCTATTTTCATTGCATTTGCTAATTGTAATAGATTACCATCTTTTTTAACTAATGCATTTTTATACATATCAACATAAGCACAATATGCCGCTAAAGCATTTACTTCTTTATAATTTAAATAAGGTAATCCTTCTTCATCTACAATTATGCCTCTATATAAAATTGTAACTCCAGTGTAATCTCTATCAAATACAAGATATTCACCTTCTAACCTATAAGGTAATAAAGCTCCTTTATTATAAAATACGCTTTTATTTATTTTCCAAGATTCTATATATTGCTCTATTCATTGATTATATACATCTGGATACATGTTATATGGCTGACTAGTCCTAGCATCTGGTAAAGCAGAAAATACAGCTTCAATTATTTCGACGTTACATGGTATTTGTATTCTTTTATTATAAGTATCTGTTGTATATCTATATAATCTAGTTCTTTTATTTCCTATTAATTCTCATCCAGCTAATAATATATCTTCAAAGTTTGTAGTATCCATAACTGTTCCATATAATATATTAGCTTGCGAATATACGGATTTTGAATTATATAATTTTGTATCAGACATTACTTATGAGTTTGATCATTGTTAGTTACAGGCATAGCAGCTTGTCTATAATAATATAAGTATCTCTGAGTAAGATTATTTATTATCGGCTCAGATAATATCCCTAAATCTAAATAAGCTTCTGGATTTTCAGAACAACAATCTCACTCTAAAAGTCTTCTTGGATCTTGAAATAACGCTATTATTGATATGTATTTAGTAAAAGGACTATTGAAAATATATCCATCCATATTACCATTGCTGTTTATAGCTGTATCAATATATACATAAGGACTATTAGAACCTCTTTTTTTATATTTATGAAATCTATATGATTCATCAAGATATACGTTGAATTTTTCATGCCTATCTATACTTCCAACAAATCTAACGGTTTCAATACCAGGGAAATATAATATTGGAGGGATTTCAAAATGCAAAGCTTTTTCTCCAGCTTGAATATCACAGCATTTTGACATATAATCACATTTAACCTCAACGCAATTTATAGCTAAAAATAATTCGTTTAAATTAAGAATTCCTTTTAACAATCACTCTCTTAATAATGTATTTTTTTCAGCTATAACCTCATCTTGAAGCTGTTCTACAGATATTTTTATATTAGAATTTAATCCAGCAGTACCAGAATATATATGATTTAAAACCGCACTTGCTATAGCTTCTATTTGCATAATTATAAAAAATAAAGCGAGGCGGGATATACTCCCACCCCGCTAGTTAATATTATATTTTTACAGTGAATTTTTTAATAGTACTGGAAACATATCCAGCTCTATTTCTGTACGATACTTCTACAGTAAATACATCTCCGATTACAGGAGTATATCCAGGTTTTGCTGTTACACCCCCGAATTTATCTATTTCATAATTTTCATTATCCAGAATTCTATAACTAAATTTAGCATTTTTACATAATTCTGGATCATCTACAGTGGCTGCAACAACAAATTTAGACATAACTAAGCTTTTGGCTCGAATTTCTCGTCTGCTTGAGTCTTGCTATATGTTTCACTCTTCTGATAAACTTCAGATTTAGTATAAACATTAGCAGCATCTGCTTTTGCAGCTAATGCACTTTTATCTGCTTTACTAGCGATTGTGGTATCCTGCTGAGTATTTTTAGTTTCTACAGCTGTTACGCGAGTTTTAAGAGCTGCATCAGCTGTACTATTTGCCTCGATAGCTGCTGCATTAGCTAAATCCTGACTAGATGCAAAAGCATCAGGAAGAACTGTTACATGATCATTACCAGTACGATCAATATCCTCAATCGTTACTCCAATCTCCTCGAGCTTGTCTTTAAAATCCTCAGCCAAACTATCTTCAACATAGAAGGTGTGAAGAGTAGTTGAATGAATCGTCTGTCCTACGGCAGACAAACCTCCAAGACCCTGACGAGGAACACAGTACGCAAATGAGAACTGATGATACTGGCGACCCTTCATGGGCATCTCTACAGCTGCAGGAGAAGTAAAGCGGAAGTTTTCATAAGTAGGAAGACGAAGATTATGGATGATATAATCATAAGTACCAAACTCTACATTATTTGCTTCATAGTCAAACCAGCCACCAGGAGCAGCGGTAACCAATGCGCTATTATCCATTTCAGCTATAGTGCGGACTTCCTCTGAACCATTACCAGCGCAGCGATCTTCACAGTAAAACTCGTTAAGTACTACTTTAAGAACTTTCTGATATGAGTCAGAACCAGATACAACAACGCGATGATTGCTAGCTGCTGTAGTAGTATCAAGCTTAACGTTTATAAACTTATATTCAGCAGGTATAGCAGCTTTAATAGCATCGTATATTACTTTTGCAGACTCATTAACGGTTCCACCCAAAGTAACGTCTACCAATATAGGCTTACGGAAATACCACAAAGCCGAACCATAATCTCCTCTATAATCGCTGTCGAGACCCAATTCAATAAGAATCTGCACATGTTTGTTTATATCTGCAACCTGAGGCAAAATAGTCAAAGAAAAATTAGAACCAGGAATAGGTGCTGTTTTATACGCCTTCTTATCTACAATGTAATTGCCAAAATAATCGCCACCGCCATGCACGCGAAGCTTCTTTGGAAATTTTGTACCAGCTGCAGAAGGATTACCTGCAGTAGGAGCAGAAACAATTGCATATTGACCTGCCGAATTAATTACAACTTCTTTCTGAAAATTAAACATATTTGAAAAAAATTTAAAAGTTAATAATTATTTATTTCCAGGTATAGCAATACTCTGATTAACTATTGGATTAGTCTGAAGCCTTGGATCACTAGCATTTTCTAGGATCAGTCTGCTACAGATATTTATTATTTCATAGCATATATAATCAGGAAATTCTAATACCTGTGTGTTATCTTGAGGATCTAATATATCCTCTTCTGTCATAGATACATACATTGGAGATTTTATATAAGTAATATATAATTGTTTTAATTTATAATTAGATTCTCCAGTATGTATTTCTATATAAATATTTGATTGATTAGAGGCTCTTTCGTACCTCTCTTTTAAATAAACTGTTGCTCTATAATCGTCGTTTGGATTTTCTATTTTATATGTCCCTCCATCAACAATTTTTTTATCCATTTCATAATTAGTTGGAATAACATTTGAATCTGGAAGGGTAGAATCATCTTGATTGCCATTCCTATTTATAATATAATAATACGGTCTTTTATAAGATGGCTTCATATAATAATTATTCAAGATGCCAGGATATAAATCAGCAGTTAATCTTCTACATGGAGAAGAAATCTCTTCAACTATAGATTCTCCACAATACTTTTTATTTTTATATCCTTCAAATTTAGCAACGCAGTTTAATAAATGCAAATAATCATTAGGTAATTTAAAAGTCCATATTACATCATTAAGCTCTTCTTTATAAGCAACATCATTTGCATCTATTATAACTTTTGTTTGTAAAGATCCTAAATCATCCGAACTTTGTTGATTATATTCGCATCTATTATAAACTCCATTTATATATTGTTGAATAGATTTATTAAACAAGTATATAAAATCTTCTAATAATATAGAAGGAGCTTTTAGTTTATTTTGCTCAATTAATAGATAATCGTAACATTGTTTAATAGTCATTGTATACTTGTTTAATTATATTTAATACTTACTTTTTAGTCTCAGTAGATTTCTTTTTGATCATTTCAGGATAAGTTAATTGCTTTATTTGCTCATATATAGCCTGATTAGATGGGTTTTTAAGATATAAAATAACAGCGTCTTCTGTAGCACCAAGCATTGTGTCGCTAAACATCCAAATGCCGTTATTCATATTAATGACTCTCTTATCCTTAGCGTCTATAACCAATAGCTTAAGAGCCTGATCTGATCCAGTATAAAGCTCAATTATCTCCTTTGGGTTCTTCTCAGCTCTAGTAAACAAATAATCCTGAATGTCAGAATCAGGAGCGTTTATCATAATCTTCCCAAGCAATTTACATTTAGTCTTTCTTCCGCTAGGACTATCCTGATCTATAAAATTATATGCCTTCATTACAAGCTGAGTTCTCGTTACTCTGCTATTAGAAATTTCGCCCTCTTGCTCTACATAGAAATCAGCACGACCATATCGTTCTTTAGTTCCATCGATCAACAGATTACCACTAGCGTCAGTCGCTGTACGCTTAGGAGCTATAATTGGATTATCTTTAATACATTCCCACAGATTTCTTTCATATGGATTATCAGTATCAAAAGTCTTTCCTCCATACAATTCTATCATTTCATCTTCAGGAATAAAATATTCTCTTTCCTTACTATTAAGCTCATCAGGACTAAGAATCATCTCACTATCTCCATTTGCATTATATCTAACCTTCTTAACAAAAGGATAGTTCATACCATTTTTCATTTTCATTGGCTGAACAAATGTCCTTTTCTCACGACCATATACATTCTTTATCGTAATTATACTCATATTTTTTCCCTATATCAAAATAAATCTTTTAAAAAAAAAGATTCCTCCTCCGTAGAGGAGGAACCAAATAACATCTATTTATAAATTATTAAATCTCTTCAAGAATAGCAGAACGATAAGGACAAGTAACTGCAACGGCTGCATAACCCCAGTTAACAATCTTATGACCTGCTACGGGACTAGAAACTTCACCTGACTCAAGGCCAGATATTCCACCTCATTTAATTTAATTGTTTCCAATTAATTTAGACTATATCATTAACTTATTCTATATATTTAAATTTATATCCCTTACATAATTCTGATTTGCCTTTAAGAACTCTGCTTACATTCCCGAATTCTTTTTTGCATTCTCTTACCGTATTAAAAACATTTATTAGATTTCCATCTAAATCATACTGTCCAACTTTTTTAGATACAGGAATTCTAATATAAGCCTTTATTTTATCATGCTTATCTCATGATCAAAGATATTCTCCACAAGGTTTTCCCATTCTTATATAATGCGGAATCTGATTATATTTTTTACCAAGAATTCTAGACGCTTCTAAACAACTTTTAAAGCTGTCTATATAATTACCTTGTAAATCATATCTATATACTTCTGAATTATGCTTTGGATATCTTATAGGAGTAAAACGTTCTAGTTTATCTAAACTTATATAAAAACCCTTAATTTTAGTATGTAATTTAATAGCTCTTTGTACTGGCCCTAAAGTTACGTTTAAAAATCTTACAGCATCCATCATACTATTAAATTCTCTATAAAAACTACAATCTTTATTATATAAGTAACATTTAATATTTTGTGGATTTGCAAGATATTCTGAAACATCAATTTTATCGTAATACATATCACTTCATAAATACCCTCCACTAATACACTTGTATTTGATTGCTATATTTATTGAAGACGCTTTTTCATTCTCTTTTTTAGCTTGAGCTATAGATCCATATTCATCTAAGAAATTACCGTTTAAATCGTATTTAAATACTTTTCTTGGGAAATGTGGAGGATCTCCTCCTCCAATAGTAATGTTATATGTGTCGTCTCTTAAAATGAATTTTTCATCTACTAAAACTCTTTCTAATGATAAAGCATCATCTCGATTATCAAATACCTGTATTGTATTTCTTATAAACTTATCAAACCCATATTTTTTTACAGCATATTGAAATGGAGTCTTAGGATGCAATATAGATGATTTATTATGTATACTAACTCCATTCCCAATATATCCATCAAAAATATTTGGATCTGTACAATGTACTCCTATATAAATTTTTTTATTAACAACATTTGTTGTTAAATATACTATATGTTTTAAGTTATTTTCCATTTCGATTATAATAATCTACGTCTATCCAGACTAGTCGTTGAACCTTCATTAGAGCTTCATTAAATGCTTGCATATTCTAATGCTTGGCTGCTGATTATCATATATATATAAATATATTTAGACTCCCAGCAATTAAGAAAATTTATTATTCAGCATATCTCTACGCTGCGGCGCAAGTGTAATGGTTTACGCCCTTGATAACATTGTGAATTAAATCGCCACCCTTGAAAGTGAAGAACATAAGGCCAGGATTACCGTTAGAATCACTAGTAAGATCCAAGAAAATACCGTACGCCTTATTTCTAAACTCAATATCAAGCGATCTATCGAGACGAATAACAATTTTATTCTATACATTAATTATTTCTAATTAAACCAGACTATATCATTATCTTAAATATATTTAAATTTAAACCCTTTATGACTATGTATTATATTCTTTAAAACTCTATTTATTTGTGAACTGCTTAAATTATTTTCTTTAGCACACTCATTAACAGAATTGTATGTTTTTATTACTTCGCCATTTTTATCAAGCATAGCAATCGGAACGTCTTTTAAAGCTTTAGTATAATAACTTAATATATCAGAATCATCTCCATTATATACTCTTCACTGAAATCCTCCAGCTAAATAATGTTTTTTTATAGCTTGTTTTATAGATGATATCTGATGATCTTGTTCTGCCTCTGTTATGCTATTATACCATCTAATGAATTTACCACTAATAGCATATTGCGCTACCTTAATCTTATTACTATTATATGTAAATTCTTTGTTATAACTTCAAAAATAATTATAAGATGAAGAGGTGTATCCAAGACAATTGTTTCTTATACCTTTAATTGTCGTATAAAGATCCGAATTAACATCAATACTTAACGCAGCATCATTTATCGATTTGAAAGATTGTAAGAATTCTCCATTTAAATCGTATTTATACACTCTTTTTTGTTCTATATTACATCCTCCTTGTCCTCCTATTTTACTATTATATACAGACTTACTTTTTAATAAAGTAGATGTAACTATTTGACGTTCTAAATTAAACGCTTGATTTAATCCTTCTGGAGTATTTGGAAATATTTCTATTGTGGTTCTTTTGAAATTATTATATCCATATTTCCTTACAGCAGAATGAAATGGATGTTTTTTATTGGCGTTAGATTGTCTATATATTCCACATCCAATATATCCATCAAAAACTTCAGGGTTCGTTCTGTGTACACCAAAGTATAATTTCCCATTACAAAGGTTCACAGTAACATATACAATATATTTTAATTCCATAAGATAATTACTATTTCGATTATATTAATAATCTATGCCTATAAAAGGACTTACTAGTCGTTGAACGTTCTCCATGTACATATTACTAAGGAGCTTCGCTGCTGATTGCCCAATTCTTATAATTTTTAAACATTCAAGCCTGCATTTCCATGCTACTTTGTAGTTTATAAGACTTAAGGGGTTTCCAGCAATTAAGTAATTTTATTTATACAGCCTTTAAGCTGCAGCGGGCAATAAAATTGTTTTACCCGCAAATTCATATGACTGATAAGTAGCACCAAGATCTACATAATTCTTAGCGCCCTGAGACCATACGAAGCAACCAGTTGTCTTCCAATCACGAATCCAGCTAGCCATAACTCGCTGACACTTCTGCCACATACGTGAATTACATACGAATACCCAAGTGTTGTCGGTAGGAGACTCAGCTTTAGTTGCCATCTCATTCATCGCACTCTCGAATATACGAACAGTAAGATCGTTGAATACAAACTTAGTTGCGAAACGCTCTACTTGAGGAATTAGGCCTTCAGTGGCAATTATAGGTCGACCTACAGAATCGCTAATAGTAGTTTTGCCGTTTACGTCAAAGTTACCCTTCGAGAACAGGAGTTTGTTATTACGCGCCTCCATGTAGCTGTCAAGGCAAACTTTCTCAGCACCAGTCAACTTGTAAGTGAAATCCTTACCTTTAGTAGCAATGTTAATAAACTGATCCTCCATTGCTGCATATTTCTCAGATACGTCGATATCACATCGAGTCGTACCAATCATAGTTCTCAATATGTTAACTTATAGTTTCCTATAAGATCAGACTATATCACTAACTAATAATTTTAAATATATAACCTTTAGTTTGTTTTTGCAAACCTTTAACACATTTTTTTACACCAGGTCCATATATATTAAAAGCTTCTTGTATGCTATCATATTCTTTTATAAAATTACCATTTAAATCATATTGAGCAACTTTTTTCTTTTTATTAATATATATTGGATTTTTATGTACATCTTCATATTCAAAATAATATCCTTTATAAGGCCGATTATGTGAAATACTTTTATATATACCTCGTTTTTGAATATTTAGATTTTTAGATGCTTCTTCTACACTTTTAAATGTGTTAATTATATTTTTATTCAAATCTTTTTGATATAATAGTTTATGCTTTAAAAATATATTGTATTTTTCTATATCTAATTGAGATGTTTTAACAAAGCTCCATAAGCTATCTCCACATGTTCCTTTTTTCTCAATAGCATATTTAATGCAAGATCCATTTGATGCTTCAATATCCTTAGCAGCTTCTTCTAACGAATAATATTTTCTTAAATATTTTCCCAATAAAGAATATCTATATACCATTTGGCTGTTAGTTGGAGGAGTGCTTCCTCCTATAGTTTCATTATAAACATCTTTGCGATTTATAAAATTTTCATCTACTAGCTCCCTTTCAAATTTTAAAGCTGATTCTTCATCGTCAAAAATTTTTAAAGTAATTCTTTTGAAATTTTTTACACCATATTTTAACACAGCAGCTTGAAATGCACATTTAGGTTTATTATATGTAGATGGAGCTGTAGATCTAACTCCACATCCTAAATATCCGTCAAAAACATATGGATCTTCGCATTTATGTTTACCTATATAAATATGATTGTTTTTTATATTAACTGTTAAATATACAATATATTTCATTATTTAAAATTTTAGTTATCCTCCATTTCTGAAAAATCTTTCATACTCCTAAATAGGATAGTCGTTGAACCTTACTTAGTGTTAAGCTACGCTTCTTACATAATCTAAGTCTTGGCTGCTGATTACCTTATATACACTTAGGCTTCCAGCAATTAAAAGGATTTTCTTAGCAGATTACGCTGCTAAGGCACAGATTATTCTATGCTTTTCAATATTCGATTGATACTTTGTAAAACCAGTTTCCGTTTGTGTTAACTTATAGTTTCCTATAAGACCAGACTATATCATAAACTTATAAAGAAGATATTTTAGATGTATTGCCATAAAAATATCTCCAACGAACTTTTGCGCTATGTTTAGTTTTTCCTTGGATACATCTTACAATAGCGCTATAATGTACTTTGTAATATTCTGCAGCTTCTGCCAAACTAGTAAATGATCTAATAAAAGAACCATCATCTTCATAACAAGCTACTGCTATTTTTTTATCTGACGGAATATATGTAAAGCGCTTCTTATAACTCCAAAAATATCCTCCAGCTTGATATTGATGATTTGTACATACATTACTTATTAATGTTGGATTTATTAATGTCGCTTCAGAGGCTTCTCTGATTGATTTATAATAAGTAATATAATTTCCTTGTAGATCAAATTGGTATACAGGTCTAATTTTAGGTGTTACCTTATTAATGTTTTTATTAGTTCCATCATAATATCTCCATTGCCATTTGTTTGAATAAGTTTCTTTATTACAACAATGAGATATAGAACTAGAAGGCGCGATATTTGCTCTAACTATTTCAGCTATATTATTCCATACTTTTATTAAGTTTCCATCTAAGTCGTATTGAGCTATCCGCCTCTGTCGAACACTACTTGATACACGACCTCCAAGTTTTAAATTATAGGTGTTTTTATCTCTAATAAAATCTCAATTTACTAATTCAGCTTCTTTTTTATAAGCCTGTAATTTACCTTCTTCGGTATCTGGATAAGAAAACAATGTTTCTCTTTTGAAATTCTCATATCCATATTTAGCTACTGCAGCAATAAATCCTTTACCTTTTTTTACTTTTCCGCAGACGTCACAACCGATATATCCATCATTTATATTTTTAATAGTCCTATGGACTCCTATATAAATTTTATTATTTATTAAGTTCGTTGTTTTGTATACTATATATTCATATTCGATAGTATCATGTGTTTTCATAAGTTCCAAAACATTTAGTCGTTGAACATTCTCCTTGAAGGAGCCTTTGATGCTGATTTCCCAATCTTTTATATTGTCAAACATTCATATATTATTATATATTGTAGTTATAAAAGCTCTAAGGGGTTCCCAGCAATTTGAGTTGTTTTCTTTATATACTCACGTATATAAGGCACAATTTCTTATGCATCTCTGGCATGTGATTAGTAATGAAACGAGTGTCAGTACCAACAATTTCAGAAGGAATTAAAACCTCGCTATAATCATTGTCTACAACTCGACAAACATATTCTACACATGCGTCAGAACGACGAATAGGCTCCATCATTACAAAACACTGCTGACGAGTTTTCTCAATTACGAATACGTCATACATGTCGTAATATTTCTCAGGGAACTGGAAAATAACCTCAGAACCGTTAGAGCCATCACCATCAACAGCAAGAATAGGAATTCTCTTAACGAAATTAACATCGATATCCCATTCAATCATAAACGAATTTAGAGGCTGGAACTTATTAGGCTTACCCTTATCAAGAGTATAAATGTTCATCAAAGCCTCAGTTAAGCTAGTTGCCGTATACTGTTTATACAGACTAGACACAATACCTAGACGCTCAGGTTTTTCCAAAAATGTTACTGTATAGGCTCTTTATCCTATACTTCTTATAGTTTACCATTCTATAAGTTCAGAATATATCTTCATCCTTATTTAGGATGCTAGGCACTCGTGGATGTATTCCTCAGGAATTCTTACTTTGTATTCCATACATTGTGGCACAAAGGGTTTAATCATATTAATAAATTTAATAGCTTCTTCGTTATAGCACCTAATTTTATATTGATCATTTTTACATTTATGTAAGTAAAAATTTAGATCTCAGTACTCTTTAAAGTACTTAATAACTTCTTCAGCCTCTTCTTTAGGTGTACAAAGACTAAATTCACAACTTCCTTGAAATTTATAATAAAATTTCCTTTTATCTATATAAGTTGATCCATCATCCATATATCATATGGCAATTCCTTGTAAGTCTAAATATTTTAAATACTTTTTTTGTAATTGTTTTATATTATTAGGATACAGCCATTTTCTTAATACTTTAAAATATCTATGACCACTAATAAATTTATATCCATAAGAATCTTCTAGTTTAACCCCATTTATTATTTTATTCTTATAGATTTTTTTCTTTATATTACATAAAGTTCCTGTAGCTTTTCGGCATAGATCGGCTTTTCATTTAAGATATTCTAACTGTTTATAACCATGTTGAACTTCTAATACTACATTTCTTTTACTCTGAGGTTTGAATTTTTTCTGCTCTATAAGAGACCCATCTCCCAAAGTTAAAGCTATTAATAATGATTTTTTCCTTAATTCCATATACCAATAACTTGGATTTTTATTGTTTTACATCTATTCGTTAGAGGTTCCCTTTGTCAAGGGCTTCCTACGGGATTCCCCAATATTTTGGAGGGGTTCCCCGTTTTCACCTAGTTACAATTAAATATTACTATTTAATGGGGCGAAATCCACCCAGCCATTTGTGAAAATCTTCATATGTTCGCGTACTGCCCATCTGAGCATGCGAACTACTAAAACTTGTAACTCTCATATTTGCTTATTTGTTTAAAAAATTATTTATAGAAAATCATCCCCATAAGCGATTTCTGCTGAATGCCTATGGATTTTAGAAAAAGAATCTTTATCCTGTGCTTTCTTAACTACAGTTGTTGTAGGCTTATTATCTTCCCGTCTAGAACTTTTTAGCTGCTCCTTCCAATAATTGGTAATATCAGAGATTATATCATCTCCATATAAAGCATAAAGTCCTATCTTAATTAATTTAGACGGGTCATTTAAATCTTTGAAAAATTGACTATGACCATTTTGGTCTTGATCTAATAGATAACTAAATACTGCTTCTTTATCGGCTGGCTCTAATTCGAAAGATTCAGATTCTGAATTTTTATAATCCATAGATATTTCGTTGAAATTATCTAATGTATCATGGATTGTTTGTTTATAAGAATTGTATTTATCTTCCTGATCTTTCAAAGCTGCTCTCTCAGCCTCATCTTCTTGTGCTTTATATTGTTTGCGAATAGCGTCAACTTTCTTTTTAAATAAAGCTTCATTTTCTTTTGCAGATTCAAGATCTGAGCGAATCTCTTCATCACTCATGTCTCCATATTTAGCTTTTAAATCAGCTAAATAAATCTCGTCATCTGTATAATCGTCTATAGAATATTTTTTATCAACTTCTCCATTCTTGTTAATATAATCTTGAACTGCTTTATTAGCATAATATTCTACGACATCTTGAAGAGTAGCTTTATTATTTCTAAGATAATTAATAGTTGCTATTTCATCATCAGTCAAATTGTTGCTTACAAGTTCATTAAGAATATTAAACTTTTCATCATCGTTTAATTCGTCAAAAGAAACTGTAGATGTATTACCATCGTCATCTTCAAATTCAATAGTTTTATTTTCTATGCCATAATTCTTAAGGAACTTGGAAATATAATCAGAACTTTCTTCACCTGGATCTTGATTTGGCTCCGAATTTCCATCGTTTGAATCATCTGGTTCATTTACAATGTCTTCTTGAGGAGAATCTTCTGTTTTTTGATCAACCTCATTAGAATCATTAGATGAATTATCATCTAAAAGATCGTCAAAATATTCTCCATGAAAGTCCTCTAATGTTGCTACATTACCCATACACGTATTATTTCTTAATATTAATAATTAGTATCCAAGAATTTCTGAAGCGAAATCTAGGATATTGTCTGTGATATTTTGTGAGCTGTCTAATTTTTCAATTATATTCTTTATAAAAGAAATTTCATTTTCCGTAAATTCGACCTCTTTAGGATCTTCATTATGAGCTCACGAAATTTTACCATCTTTACTTGTTATGTTCAACCTTTCCATTTCTTCACTAGAAAAGTCAATCTTTTTACTTATATTTCTTTTTGTAATCATATCTACAACAGATCCTTGATCTGGTAGATTCATTAATAGCATAAGCCTAACGGCGGTTGTCAATTTAAACATTTTTCCCATAAAAACATAAATTATATTAATCTGGGCAAATATATAATACTTTTTTTATAAAAGCAAATTTTTAAATAAAAATTTATTATAATAGGCTAAAAAGTTTGTCTTCTTAGCCTATTATAAAAATTAAGCATATAATGCAGCATTAATTAAATATCCTCCACTTATTCTTTTAATACAATAACATTTTCTTTGAGAGCTAGTACCTACAGGATCTTCTGTTTGATAGCAAGTACCTCCAGTAAAAGAAACAGTAGTATTACCAGCTACAACAATATATGCTTCATCAGAAATTGTAGACACATTTACAGTAGATCCGCTCAAAGCTTGCACTTTGCTATATCCAGCAGAGGCGTGATTACCCCAACTATATGCTGTATCTCAATTAGTTTGTTTCGCTGTTGTTGGCAAACTATAACCAGAGGCGAAAGAAACAGCGAGTGTACCTGAAGTGGTTATTGGAGATCCACTTATAGAAAATCCAGCTGGAACTGTCATAGATACAGATTTAACAGTTCCATTACCAGCTGCTCCATTTTCCAATTCTTCTAATTTATCTTGTATTGAGCTAAGAGTTACTCCACTAGATTTAATAGTCTTATTGCCACTACCCAAAATTATCATATCTGAAGCAAGAGTACCAGAAGCTAATACATCACCACCTCCAGCAGCACTTATTTTGTCATCTATCTCCGTCTTGGTATAATACTTCTGAAATTCAGCATATATAACTTTATTCTGAACGGCATTTGTAGAAGAAGAACTCAATACAGAGTCTATTACAGAACCTTCTGGTATATCGAAATTACAATCTGATATATCGACCTTGTTCTTAAATGCCAAATCTCCAAGAGAAGAACTAAGAACTAAATCACTGATAGCTACTCCAGAATCTTTTACAGTTTTTGATGTATTACTAGAAACTATAACCCTATTTATTGCTCCTCAGGCGCTTTCTGCCATAACATCACCTCCAGCGACGCCACCAGTTATTTGTTCTAATTTTGTATCTATTTGATCTGTTGTATATACGTTAATAGTAGTAGCTGTAATAGTATGCTTAGATGAAGTAATATTTGATATCACATTACCTCCACCACTTTTGCTTATAGTAATATCAGGAATTGTTATACTACCAATATCTCCAGATAAACTACTTATCTTTTCATCTATAGTAGCCCTATCATATGTTTCAGATTTAGTATAATAATTATTAAACTTATCTAAAATACTAGATAGATCTCCGCTAACACTACTATTTATATTGGCAATCTGCTCAGTTAAGTCATTTATTTCATTTGTAAGAGAACTTTCTACTGAATTTATTTTATTAGTTAATTTAGTGTCTAAATTATTTATTTCATTAGTAAATTTAGTATCTAGTTGACTAATTTTATTAAGCAGATTCTCATTTACAGTCGTTATTTCGCTAGAAAGCTCACTATCAAGTCGTAATATTTCATTAGTAAGGTCAGTTCTTAATTTAGTAATATCTCCTGATAATTTACCATCTAATTCATTTATAGCAGATCACACGCCTCCAGAATATACTAAATTTTTAGAGTTTTCTGTTGGATAATCATCTGTATTTTCGAATCAATTAACTATTTTAGGGATATTTACTAAGGCATATATATAATCGTCTCTATTACCTTCATATCCATTTTCTATAGCTAATGTATACGCGTCTTTACCTGGAGCTCCAACAGTCCCTGGGAAAATGGCTCACTTCTTTTCTTTTCTATTTCAATATTTAACCGACATAATTATAAATATTTAAATCATAATATAAATTTGCTACCAATATTTCATGGTTTTACATTTCCTATATAATGAACTATTTTAATCCCGTCTTTAATATTTTTACCCATATAATTATACTCTTCAGAAATATATGTTATTTTATCCTTAAAGACATCGTTAATTATTATTTGATCATCATGTAAATCTCCTATTTTAGATCTACACTGTTTTAATAAATTCTTACATTCGTTATTAATATTAAATGCTAATACACCAGCATTTAATCATATATTATTTCCTATAAAAGCTTTTATAATTCAATCATCTCCATCTAATAGCTCGCTAAAATCTTGTAGAACTAGAGTATCATAATCAAGATATACGCATTTATCTAATTCTGGAAATAATACATCTATAAATAATCTATAATATGTATGTTTTGTTATTCTTGTATATGGATTTTTTGCATTTATCTTTTCGTCTTCTAAAACAGCAATTTTATAAGCTCAATCTACACTTACAAATTCGTTGCAAATTAAGTATATTCTAGGGTCTTTTACATTCTTATTTATTGAATTTATTAATGGATTCATATGATTAATAGATTTAGAATCCATTGCTAAAACTATATTTGTCATATAAAAATAGAGGGGATTATTAGTCCCCTCTATCAGAACTAAATTAAATCAAAATAATATTTATAACAAGATCCCCAATTCCATGGCTTTGTTCCACCTATATAATGTATAATCTTATCTTCTGGAGTAATATTCATTAAAGATCCATTTATATTATATTTAGTACTTATTCTAGTAAATTTATTTTTAAATACATAATTTAATATATACTGATCATCGTATCCTTCATTAATCATACTTCGAGCTTTATTCATCAATTCTTTACATTCGTCAGTAAAATTAAATGCTACAACTCCAGCGTTAAAAAAATCAATTAATGGATCTGCTGCTGCTTTGACAATTCAATCATCTCCATCTAATAAATCAGATATATCATCTACAATCAATGTATCATAATCTAAATATAAACATTTTTTTATGTCTGGAATTAGTTCATCTATAAATAATCTATAATATGTATGTCCAGTTATTGTGCTATATGGACCTTTAAAAGTATTTTCTTTTACTATAACAGTACAATCATCAATATCTACTTCTTTATCAGTTATAATATAAATATGATAATTTTTTACATGTTTTTTAATACTTTTAATTAAAGGAGTAATATTATTTATAGATTTATAATCCATTGCTAAAATTATCGGAAATTCATTCATAATTAATTAAGTTAAATATACAGTTACATCGTCTCCATCTGCTAACCTATCTTGTTCTGTACCAGATATAGATCCTCTATAATTCCTGTCTGTCGCTGAAGAATATGTAGCACTAAATGATACCGTTCCACCGTTTTGCGCTACTATAATAGCACATTCTTCAGGCATTTTTAAAATATTATTACCTGATTCGCTCATATCTGGATGTCCAGATCAAATTTGTCCTCCTGACGTTGAGTTTACATATATATTTCAATATTCTACATATCCAATATTATCTGGTACATGTAAATATAATCTACCAATTGACATACCAGCTTTTTGCGTTACTTTTACAGAATAAGTTCAAGATCCTATTCTACCAGTAACAGTAGTTGATCTTTCTGATCCTGTATTATCATATCATTTTAAAATTCCTTGTACAGAGTCATAATATACTCAATCTGCTCCACCGAATGTTACACTGTCCCAAGGAACAGATCCAGATCCTGAATCACCTGTTGCTCCAGATGTATATCTTTCTGTATAATTTCCCGTAGCTCAGAAACTAGTATAATTCGCTTTATTAGCTCATGTTGTAGATGAGATATGTCCGACTAAGTCAGAATAGTCTCTTGTCATAGAATTAGCAGCCTGAGTTATTGTTATATTATCAGTATCAGTACCAGTAACTGTATCTCCTCCAACGGTAGAAGGATTAGTATAGCTAAATGTTAATTTTGCATTAACTACTGTTGATCGAGCTGCGCCTATTGTAGTTCCTCTATATGCTGCAGTTACTACTCCTGAATTAGTGTCTATACTAAATCCTGTAGTAGAAGATAAACTCCAACTTCTAGAAATCTCCATTCCAGACCATCCAGATAGTGGATAAGTTATTGTAGATCCAGAAGAGAATGTTAATTTACAATCTCCTACATATGATGGAGTACTATTCCCTCCAGCTGCAGATAAAGTAGTTGGGGAGTATGTAGTATTAGACTTAACTTCAGTAATAGAAGTCATTTTATTAAGAGACTGAGTTATAGTCAAAGTACCTGACTTATTAACAGAGACTCCATTTATTGTCCCAGATATAGTACATGTAAGAGTACCAGATCTCGCTGCCCCTATAGTAGTCCCTCTGCTTGCTATATTTAACACACCAAAATATTTCTGACTATTAGGAGTCCAAGTAGCCCAAGATTGATTAAATTTAAATGTGATATAATCCTTGTAATTATTACCTTCAGAAGTTGCTCCACTCGAGAAAGTTAATTTCTCAGTATATCCAGGGGAGTTACTTGTAGCTGTAAATGATTTTAATGGATCAACATCACCAGCACCTCTAATAGCTAAAGCAGTTACTGTATTCATATTTTGTCCTGTAGATCCAGTACCAGTTACTGCCTTAGTTGTATAACTCGAGGTGGCTGAAACAGTTACATCTACTCCTCTCCATGCACCTATAACCGCACTTCTATTTTCCCAAGTAGTCACATTACCTGATTGACTAGCTCCAATATTAGTATGATTTAATGAATACGTTATTGAGACTCCAGATGGCGGAGTAACATTACTTCCTGAAGAATACTGAACTTTTGGAGTCCAAGTAATTTTTCCTCCAACTGCTGAAATATTCATTACAGTTCCATCTGAAGTTGACCCAGTTATAGTAACTCCAGTTAGTTTATTTTCAGCTTGATATAGAGTCAAAGATTTAGATACTCCAGAGTGAGTAGCAGTAACTGTTGCAGATCTTAGTGCTCCTTCAGTAGTACTTCTATTAGCTGCAGTAACTGTAGTATCGCTTAAACTAAATCCAGTACCTGATATACTCAATGTGGGAGTTGCAGTTTCACTAGACAATGGTAAAGTAGCTCCCGATGTATACTTCTGAGTCCTAGTTCTTGATGCAGATCTAGTTATCGTAGCTGTGCCTCCACTTGCTGGACATGGTGATGAACTGGTAGTATATCTATTAGCAGATACTGAGACTACCCATGATCCATAAATGATTTCAGTCTCTACATTGGTAGATGCTCCTATACTTAATGAAGCTACAGAAGTTCCTGACGCACTGCCCATTCTTACATGTAATGTATATGTTTGAGCAGTAGTTATCTCAGTTGTACCATAAGTCCTCTTAGTTAATGTAGATGAGGTAGTTGAGCTTGAGTTAGTATAACTTGACTTATTTAATGAGCAATAAGATGCGCCAGAGCTAACCGACACAGTTAAATAAGCAGTCCCACTATAAGTCTCAGTAGTTGCAGTTCCATGTGAAGTGGAAGTATAAATTGGAGTCTTTGACCTTCTTATATATCCCCAAGTTATTGTCCTTGTAGTAGCTCCAGCTGGTAATGTTGAAGTACTATTAGAAGATAATGTAGCGGTATATGACCCATAAGAATAACTTTCAACTGTGTTAGCTTGTTGTTTTACATCAAATGACTCAGTTCCAGTTTTACCATTAAGCTTAACTGTTACTGTAGCTTTAGTTACTGTAGTAACATTAGATGGAGTAGCACCTTTAGAGGATGCAGTTACTGATCCATTAGTAGTATTGACAGAAGTTCCTGAATATGATACGGTAGCTCCTGAAGTTATTGTGCCTCCTCCTGATGTAGCTCCATCCCAGCCCCAAGTTTGAGAGTAACTCATAGTTGGAGTCACCGTACCTCCCTTAGCTGGGATAGTGGCATAAGATAAAGATACTACAGGATTAGCATAAGTTTTAGTTCCAGCAGACTGCGTGCAAGTGGCAGTTTTAGTTAAAGTAGTACTAACTGTATCGCCACCTACTGATGCTGGGTTAGTATAACTAAACTTAGTAGTTCTAGTAATTGTATTAGATGTTCTAGAACTAGTAGTTGTATTATTAGTCGCAGTTACTACTCCTGTAGATGTATTTATACTAAATCCATTTCCAGAAGTCATAGAATATGATGAACTCTTAGTATATCCAGAAGGATTTCCAGAAGCTCCGCTAGAGTATTTAAATGTAGCTGTAGCTGTACTAGATGGACTAGAAGTTCCTCCTCCAGCTGCTATAGAAGGATAGTTTAATGTGTTATTAGTCTCTGTACAAGATACTACTTTATTTAATGCCTGAGTCAACCCTAAAGTTGCAGTCTTATTTATAGAAACTCCATTAATAGTTCCTGATATCTCATGAGTTAGAGTCCCTGATTTTTGTACTCCTATCGTAGCACCTCTTGATGCGACAGTTACTATTCCATAATATTTTTCAGCATCAGGAGTGAAGGTTCCAAATGAAGAAGTTAGACTATAAGTTATATAATTTTTATAATCTGCTCCTTGAATCTTAGATCCAGATGATAAAGTTAGTTCTCCTACGAATCCTCTCGATGCTCCTGACGCTGGGAAGTTTACATCAGATGCAGAACCAGACATTGGAACAATCCTAGATGATGTTACTGTATTCATATTCTGTCCTGTGGATACTGTACCCAACACAGGAGTAGTAGTATATGAAGAACTAGCATGTATATTTACATTTACTCCTCTCCATTCACCTATGGTTATACCTCTATTAGGTCAAGTAGTAACATTCCTATTTTGAGTAGCTCCTAAATTAGTATTAGATAAGCTATATGTTGTAGTTACTCCACTGGGAGGGGCACCATTCCATCCTGATGAATATTGTACTGTAGGTGTCCATGTAACAGTACCACCTGTCGCAGAAACATTCATTACTGTTCCTGTAGATGCCGATCCTGTAGCACTTACTGCTGCTAGCTTGTTTTCAGCTTGATATAAAGCTATAGATTTACTTACTCTATCATATGTAGCAGTAATAGATCCAGTTCTAGCAGCTCCTTCTACATTAGTTCTATTAGCTACTGTAACATTAGATCCACTTAATGTAAATCCAGCTCCAGTTACACTTAATGTTGGAGTGACAGTTTCATTTGATAATTTGCTAGTAGCTCCAGAAGTATAATTTTGTATTCTAGATCTAGATGCACTACTTGTTATAGCTGCAGTTCCTCCGCCTGCTGGAGCAGGAGAAGAACTCGTTGTATATTTATTAGCAGATAATGAAACATTCCAATCACCATAAGTTATATCAGTTGCATTATTAGCTTCTTGATATACATTAGCAGATACTGATCCAGTTTTTTTATTACATACATAAGTATAAGTTAAAGTTCCTATTTTAGTTCTATCTTTTATAGTAGTTCCTAAAGAATCTGCTGTTATAGAATTTGAATATGATGATGAGGTTATAGTAGGATTAGTTAAAGTACCATTAGATCCAGAAGTGTATGTACAAGATTGAGTTATAGTTCCACCCAAAGTTCCTCTAGATACAGTTCCTCCACTAGCAGGAATATCAGACACCGATAAAGTTCTACCAGTAGGTATTCCATATGATTCTATTCTATTAGCTTGTTGATATACATCTGCAGTAGTGCTTTCTGTTTTACCATTAATAGTTGTAGATACACTTAAAGATCCAACAATAGATCTATCTTTTATAGTTGTACCTAAAGATTGAGCTGAAACCGAATCTCCTCAAGTTAATCCTTCAGTTATAACCCCAGATTCATCCGTTACTTTAAATCTAGTATCTGAATATACATAATATTTAGATTGCCCATAACTTACAGTTCCATCGCTTATTGTTCCTCCACTAGCAGGGATATCATTAACGACTAATGTTAATTCTGGTGTTTCATATTCTATAGTTGCATCTTCTCTTTCTGTATTACTAACTGAGCTTTTATTGCTACCATCGCATCAATCTATTATAGAAATAGTATTTCTAGTTCTATATGATTTATCATCACTATATTGCCATTCTTCGTATTCTACAAATTCTTTTAAAGGATATTTAAAATTTTCTCAACTTATTAATTCATTTATAGGATTATCATTAGCAAAATATTCTGTATATCTACAATTAGTTTGTAAATCTTTAAAATTGTATACAAACGGCTTTAATTCGTCATTAATATCTGTATATTGGGAAAAATAACAATCGGTAGAACTACACTTAGTAAACTTTACATTTCTTATCTTAAATGAAGAACTATTCGTATAAAAAGCAATTATAGTATTAGAAGCTTTACCAACACATCAGCATCTTGTCCATTCTCCAGCATTAACATGTAAAGAACTACCAAAAACTTCAGACGCAGAAGCTATACCAAACAAAAAGTCACAATCAGTATCACTATATGCATAAAATGATAAATTATATATTCCTCCTACAATTATGGAATTTAATATTCTATATATTCCAAAATTAGTATTTTCAGGTTGAGTTACAGAAACATAATTATTTATATTATCGTAAACAATTTGTGTGTTTTCATTATTATTAGCTTTTCCAAATGACTGATAATCGTGATTTCCAGCGTGATCTAATAAATTTACACCAGGACTATTTAGGCCATATGCTTCAATTAAAGAATTTCTAATAGCCATATTACACCTCCTTTCTTAATTGTTGTATTTCAGTCTTTAATTTATTGATTTCTTTTACTAAACAATTAATTTGTGCTGAATGTAATCCAATGTAATCAACTCCTAAATATCCATCATCATTAATATGAATTAATTCTGGATGTTTTTTTTCTAATTCTTGAGCAATTACTCCATAATTAATTTTATCTGTATTATTAATATAGTTAAAAGAATAATATTTAACATCTAAAAAATCATTCTTATTTATATAAGTAATATTAGTTTTTAATCTCTTATCTGAAGTTGTTATAAAATTAGTTGCTGTGAAAGAAGAAGATGATGTTACTGGCCCTGTTAACGATCCTCCTGTTAATGGAAGGTATTCAGTAGAATCATAAGCATTATCTCCTAATCCAGGTATTTTAACCTCACTTATAGATCCATTTATATTTACAGATAGGGATCCATTTGTAGAGCCTTCAGATATTGATAAAACTCCAGTATTATTAATTCGTAAATTATTATTAGATAAATCTAATGAAATTCCATTTCCATTTAATATTATTAATGTAGATGTATTATCATTTAAAGTATTTCCATTTGCTTGTATTGGTCTTCATGTATTTATATTAGAATTTTCTGGTAATGTAGCTTCAATATTAATTCCTGCAATAGTAGCTAATACTGTACTATTACCTCATGATAATACAGAAGATCCTTTATTTACAGATATGTCAGTATTTATTCAATTCCAAGATTCTCCATTATATACTGCCATATCTCCATTGTCATGTCCACTTAAATTATTAGCAAAATATGTTCATCCAGATACGGCTTCTTCTGGTAATACCTCAACATCTTGTCCAACACCTACAGTCCCCTTATATAATAATACTCCTGTCAAATTACCTAATTTATTATTTATAGCTTCGACTACAGCTTCCGCTGTAATAGCATAATTATTATTAGGACTTTCTAAATCAATATTATTAGATAATTGTACTACTCCTTTTTGAGTTAATGAAGCATCTAATATAGATCCAGTAATTTTAATTGTATTATCTTCTAAAGAAGAAGATAATATTAAAGGAGAACTTCCAGAAGCACTTAAACTAGGAATTACAGCACTAATGGTTATATTATTACCCTCTTTATTAATTGATATATTATCACCTGGTATAAAATTATCAGATGTTAACATATTATCAGAAATATTATTTGATATTTCTTCTATTTTATTATTTAATATATATCCTTGATTAGCACTTAATACTTTATTTGAATCATTGCTAGATAAATTATCAATAATATCTTTATCTAATAATATTTCATTGATAGTATCAGTAGTTTGATTCTGGTCAAAATCATATTCTTTTAAATGGAATCGATATACATTGCTTCGAGTAGATTCTATAAATAATACTTTATTTAACCTTTGGGAATTTATAGTATCTTTATATAAGATAATAGAATCATTATTATATAAAACATTATCATCATTAGGTAATAATAATTTTATCTCATCCAAACTTAACGAAGATATATCTTTTGGCTTTAAATTATTTTCATTTATTTCAATCTGATCTATCTTTGCTATAATATTTATTAAATCTTCATAATCAGCCTTAGAATCATCACTTGGATGGATATGATCTTCTCTAGCATATTTGTTAGATGTTCCAACAGCGCCTTCTGCATTATCGGGCAATGGTATTTCTGTAGCTGGAATACCTCCTTGAGATTGGATTATTTTATTATCGACTTCTTCCTTTGTATAATAATTATCTAAATTAATATTTGATGAACCAACTAATTCTCACATGTATTCTTTAGGCCCAGAATTATCAGGACCTTCTACAGCTATATATTCATCAAAAACGTTATTCTTATCAGGACTTTCTGATGGTATTAATCAAAGAATACCAGAATCAATTTCATTAGCTACTCCATCCCAATTAGATCCCAGTTGAGAAAAACTTGGTCTGAATTCTACAGATAAACCTATTTTTTTTAAATTAGCAAATAAAGCCTCAAATTCAGGTTTTGTTAAATCTCCACCTATTTCTGTATAAGCTTGATAAATGAAATCTTTTGCACTTCATATATCTATAGATTTATCACATGGGTCATACCAAATCTTATCATGATCAGGAGTTTTTCTATCTGGCATTGTAGGTTCTTTACAACCGAACCATATATTTTCATCACCCCTTAAATCATCTAAATAACAAAGTGTAGCTCATTCACTGACTGGAATACCGTCGTATCCTCATAAAATTCTATCATTTCTTCTAGTGCAATCTTGCACATCTGGATTATCTGGATCTCCTAAAACTCTTATTAACTTAGGACTTTTACCTCCTATTGGACCCAAGTTTGTCCAATATCCAAGTCCAGTATAACTTCAATGTAAGTCTATAGAATGAGTATCCTTATTTAGCTTTAATTTAAATAAAGGAGTTGGACCAGGGACACCAGGATCACCTTTATCTCCTTTTATGCTTTCTCCAGGATCACCTTTGTCACCTTTATCTCCTCTTGGAATTCATATTTTTAAAGTATATGTAGTATCTTCTTTTCCAGGATAGTCTGGTATTAATTCAGAAGAAGAAGGCTGGCCTGGAGCTATAGAAATAACTTCTACTTTACTAAAAACTCAACTTTTACCATCCTTGCCTTTATCACCAGGATCGCCTTTATCACCTTTTAGTTCACTACAATCTACTTCTATAGTATTAGAATAATTATTTTTATTCCTAAATACTATATATCGATTATTTTTTAATGTTTTTTCAGGAATATATGTCTCTCCATTAATACCGTCTTGCCCATCGGTACCATCTTTACCATCTTTTCCAGGATCGCCTTTGTCTCCTTTAATTTTTGATATTTCTATAGTATTTCCAGAAGGTGAATCTGACAATTTAAATATTAAATTATTGTCTTCTACTACAGGGACATAACATTGTCCTTTTATTCCGTCAAGAATTTTTACTCAATATTGGCTGTTTTCTAAAGGAGTATTATCATCATTTGATATATTAGATTGTATGCATCCTCATAAAGCTCCATTATGAGATACAAAATCAACATAATATTCATCATTTACATATGATAATCCTTTTGATCATTTACCAGAAAATCGAAAAGATGTACCTTTATATAAATTTATTGATTTATCATTGTTAAATGAACAATCTCCAAATGTATTAAAGTTAATCGGAATATTATTTTTATTCATAATAATTAATTATTTTTTCAATTTCTTTTTTACTAGGATTACTACTATTAATATAATTAATTGCATTAATAATATCCATCATCTGTTTTAATATTAATCTATCATATTGATATCCTATATTTAAATTCAATAATTCTTTATAAAATAATTTATATAATTTAATATTTAATTGTTCCACAGCCACAATCATTTAAACTATCATAATCTTCACATATATTACTACAAGATTTTAAATTATTAATGATTCTTTCAATTTCACTATAATTTTGAGTACATATTAAATATTGTAATACATATATTGAAGATAATAAAAAATCTCTATTATATCTAATATTATTTTGCAAATTACAATCTAAACAATTTCTTGGATCATCTAATATTTTTCTTTGTAATTTAATTAGACAATTCTGTAATTTACATATAGAAACAAACACACTTTTATAAACAAAAGTCTGAGATCCTTTAATATTTTCTAATTCTACATAATTATCAATTTCTTTAGAATTACTTAATATTTCAGATATATTTTTATTTATAAAATCTTCTTTATTAGCAGCAGAAATACAAGATATATTATTAGTTCCAATATAAACTTTATTGTTATAATAAAAAGTTTCGTTATTTAATAATATATCTGTATATAAATCTCCCCCATTATTTATAATTAATTTATTTAATGTTGGAATTATTACTTTAAAATAATTAAAAACTCCATCTTTATATAGATTAATACTAGAAACTTTAGAAGAAGAATTATCTAAAGTATTATTAATTATTGAATACTCTATTAATTCATTGTCATAATTTGATAAAAAATCTAAAGATTCATATTCATTATAATTAGGCAATAAATTATAATTACTATTATCTATAGATATTAATTGACAATCTGTGTTTACTAATAATTTTATTATAAAGTCATTCATTATATTACTGTTTTAACTTTATTATTATAAGGATTACCATCGTACATTTCAGCAACTTGAGCTTCTACTTGCTGCTTCTTAAGATCTACCATTTTATCATTATATGATTTATCGTTTTCTATACGCTCTTTTTCGTTAGCGATTCTTTGCGATTCAAGTTGAAGCTTGCTTTCATTATTTTTCTCAAGTCGTCTTTCAAGATCTTTAATTCTATTCTCGTATGCTTCAGAGCTCTTTTGCCAATCTTTATGAGCTTGTTCATACTGTTGAACTTGCTGCTGTAATTGAGATATAATATTATTCTCTTCTTTTTTACGCTCTACAGACTTGTCTATATTTCTCTTCAACTCAGTTATAGAATCTGCTGTAATAATATTTGTAACATCACTAAGATCTGCAGCTCCGCTCTTTATTAATTCTCCGCTTATAGCAATTAAAGATTGTACGTTTTGATAAGATTTAGTGCTATCCTCAACATGAACATCAAAATCAGTCATTGTATAATATTCTGGTAATGCATGGAATAATTTAGAATAATTCCCTAATACAATTTCTCCAGTAAGGCCATTTGGTCAAACTAATTTTGCGAGATTTATCATATCATATGCCGTTTCTTTATAAATGACATCCATGGCTTTAAACAATTGCTTAGTAAGCAACATACTTGTTTTTACACCAAGTTGAACGTTTGAAACAGCATCTCTTTGTTCATATTGAGCAAGAGCTTCTGGAAGAACTCCTGTTACCATAGAAACTTGAGCCTGAATAGATTGCATTGCGATAGATATAGCTTGAATACTTTCCGCTCTTATAGTGTCATCAAATCCATTATATATAGTAGTTAAGTTGCTTGTTTGTATGCCATCTTGTGATGTATCCAAAAGAGCTATACCTTGTTTTTTATAAGCTATTCATTTTTGTAATCTTTCTGGAGTGTCTTCTCCTAAAAATACAGGTAAAGTAGTTAAATCCACAAAATCTCCCTTAGTTCCAGAATTAGCTATTAAATTGTCTCTATAGAATCAAAGTAAATCATACTTCATTTTTTATTCAATGCGATTCGTTATTCCGCACCCGTCTTTCGACTGCTATATGTCACCATATAGATTAGACTATATCATACAAACTTGATCTAAAATTAATTTAGCCTTTATATAATTCAGATAATACTCTCCTTCAAATCCAATTTCGCTATATTTTTAATCAAATTTGCCTCTGCGCTTCCATTCACTTGAATGTACTCCATAAAGGATAGTCGTTGAACCTTCAAAGATATTTCTATCTAAGCTTGGCTGCTGATTGTCTTAATCTTACTATTATTCAAATTAAGAGTTTCCAGCAATTCACAGAGTTTATACAGGACTCGTATAATTTAATCCTGTAGATCCATGGTCTTGATAATCATAGAATTAGGATCTCCATTTTTATCTAAGAAAAATAATCCATTAACACTTAATCTGGTTTTATTAGGATTATCTTTACTCCTTATTTGATATTTAGATTCTCCTTTTGTTATATATATCTCAGGACCAATTTTCGTTCCTTCATGTCTTGTTTGTTTACCTGTCTTATAATCTAATTCAATCCATTCAACATCAAATACTTCTCAAAGTTTTGGATATACATATTTATTAGATCTACTCGTTTCTCCAGGCCATAAGGGATGAGTTTCAAGACCTCCAAGAATACCTGTATGATTAGTATTTCATGCATTTACTGTTTCGTTAGAAGTGGCTTGTATATAGTAATATGGTCCATCGTTAGAAGATGCAGTTTCTTTAGATTCCTTAAGAATTTTTAAATGTTCTGGCTTTAAATAAGGGTAATACTCAGAAAAAATATCTTCTATAGACATGAATTTTCTGACTACAGACCTATATGAATCACATAAATAATTAGAATTAGGATTTTTTTCAACAAAAGTATTTATTGGACTCAAAACTTCAAGTTTTATATTATCCTCATTACACGTAGGAATAGTTCTATAATACCCAGTTCCGCTAACACATAAATCAGTTATAATTTGTTGAAGCTTGTTATCCCAATCTATATATTTAGATTGTTTGCAATATTTTAATATATTCTGGCATGTGATTTCATATTCAGACTCATATGATTCTGCTATATTTTCACCAATTTTATTTAATTTATCTTCTATAAATGGATCAACATCACTATTTTTATTGTTTAATATAGATCCAATTATTTCATTTTCGACATATTTTTTCAGATAATCAAACAAGGCTTTACTTATCTTAAGTTGCTTGTCTCTCATTATATTAGATACAGTATCCTGATCCTTACATGTTATTTTTAACTCTGGATTTAAACTAATATATTCTCCGACAAGCCTATCTATATGAGGTCGAACTAACGGATTGAATGTTATACTAGTAGGAACTCCTATCCCATAATTCTCCTCAATATGTTTAAATTGATCAGCATCTCTAATTCCATGATAATAGTTATACGCTTTTTGTAATTGCGTCTTTGGATATACTAATTCATTAATAGCTAGATCAATCTGTTTAATTTCTTTTTCAACATTCATTTTACAATTCTATTATTGGATAAAATGGACTTTTCCTATCTCCAGTAACTAAATTCCCTTTAGTATATCTAGTGTTTTGAAGTTTCCTTTTTCTAAATTCCTTTTCAAGATATAATAAAAAGCCATCTTCATCTCCTTGATATCCGAAAGATATCGGAGCCGCATCTTTGCAATTTAAATCCAATCGCAAAATATAAACTCCATCTTCATATCTTACATCTAGAGTAGATGTATATACAGAATTTGTTACTCTATTAATTAATTCATATATTTTTTTCTTTAACTCTTCCATACTATTTTGGTATTACTCCATATCGTTTACGGCCATACATATCATAATATCATCCAACATCTCTTCATGTTTTTTGTATTTCATTTTGAACTTTTGGAGATAAGCCCATAAGATCTTCATCTCCAAGCTCTGCAGCAATCATAGCTGCTACAATATCGAATTTTCTTTTATTTTCTCATGAATATTTTAAGAGTTGTTCAAGCATTTCGTCGATTTGCATAGAATAACAATTTTCATTTAAAAATAAATTTATTAATTCGATTCCATGACGTAAATAAGTTTCAACTGCTGGATATCCTATCATTTTAGAATTGCCGCCTTTAATATCTGTTAATGTAGATCTTGGTCTAAGCATAAATAAATTATCCTTCTTTTTAGATCTAAAGTACATTATAATTCCAATTTTAGTATGCTCCAACATAGCTTTACAATTATAATATACTAATAATTTCATAGCATTTTCATATGCTGTAACAATATCTTTTGGCCTGTCTTTATATAAAGCAACATAATTAGGAGAAGATGTTCCAAGAACTCTTTTCTTTATTACAATACAAAAGTCAGATACATCAGTATTGGTAGAAGAATCGTTTACACCTTGATCAATAGAGTCTATACCTGCTACATACAGATTCCTATATGGTTGATTATTTTCATCTAATATAGGAGGTTCATATATAAATACTTTGCCTGTAGCGTCAGGTATTAGTTTGACTTTATTTCTATTATTACTGTCAGCATTTGGACAATCTCAGAACAATTTAACTTGTTGAGGTTTTACGCCAACTTTTTGAATTCGTAATTGAGTTAATCTATCAGCAATTAATACTGGGTCAAATATACCATCACCTTGCTTTAATAAAGCTTCATTAGGAGTAAAACAAAACTCAGCACAATAATCTAATAAATTTTGTCCAGATTTCTTTTTCCTTTCGTTTTCGTAATACTCTTTTGCTTTTTTAGTATCAGTGACCCCACGCTTATCATAATAGCCGCTTTTCAGCATTATATTATAAGCAGGAATAAAATATCCAGTATATTGCACCGTTCCATCTTCTGAGTAATTATTTTTATAAGGTAAAACATTGTAAGCTTTAGGATCATTAAACATCTTAGATAATCCAGCTAAAGCACTAGAATCAGAGTCTCCCCCTGTATTTGCTGATATAAATCTGTTTGTTATATACGTATGAGTACTATTTGCAGTCAAATTATATATCTTATTAATACCAATATCCTCTATTTTCTTTATTACAACGCCTTGAACATTACTTATAGATTTGCCTACAAAATATTCTCCTTTATGATTGTCAGATAAGACAAATTGAAGATTGTTATATATAGAAACTTCGCTTTCACAAGTATAAGAATCCAATCTATTCTGCTTATACAGACTTTTAAATTTAATTAAAGATTTAAACTTGTTAATATAATATGAATTATTAATATATAGCACATAACATGTATGCTCTAAATTTACATTGTAATCATTATTATTAACCGTAGAATGCAATATACCATTTGTTTTCTTAACTTCTTTTAATATAAAAGAATTAATTCCAACTTTTAATAACAAATATTGAATCTTCTCTAAATTCTGTCTGTACTTACTTGTTAGCTTTATAGATCTATGCTTATTTTTTATAATCTTAACATTACCATCAGATTCGAAATATCCACCTATAAAGTCACATATAGACTCTTTATCTCATTGCCAAATAGAATTGGGTAAAGTTTTCATGTCTCTAGACTTATTACACATGCCATATTTCTCGAGTAACGGCTTTATGCCTCTAAAATATACTTGAGCATAGATCTCTTCGGAACTATTAGATAATTTATTTAAAGATATATTATACTTAGAATTAAGCCATTCAAACACTTCGTTTGTTGTGACAGATAAAGTAACACAAGAATTCTTTGTGTATGATCCATCTCCAAATAACATGCCAAGTAAATAAGCATCAGGCTCGTGTATTTGTCCAAACTGACCTATAGTATTAGCCATTAATAATACATCTCCCTCTTTTAATTCGTAAGCTCTTCTAAAAGTACATCTATTGCTGAGCTTTCCATCAGAGCGTTTCTGCATAACAAGCAACGGATGATCGACACTACATTTTAGCTCACCTCCAAGAGACGTTTTAATATGTAAGCATTGCTTATATCCTGTAGGCTGTATATATGTAACATCTTCTACATTTCCACTACTACCATTAAACCCTAATATACCAGTAGATTTATCTATATCCTCTATATTACATAAAGTACCATCAGCTTTAAATACTTTAGTGCCTTTACATACGCATCCTCAGGCGCTCATAACCCCCTTTCTAGCACCAGCTACAGTAACAAGAGCTTCACCTTTAATTCATGCAGTTTCGAGATTTTTGAAAGATCCAGACTCCTCTCAGAAAAGTCTGCTAGAACGAATACCTCGAACTTTATTGATATTATCAGCGACAATACCTTCTATATTATTCATTCTACCTCATTCTCTACCCTCTGCATTTACTTTAGAAGTCCTTTTATGCAATGCATTGTTTATCTTCATCATCGGCCTCCTAAATCCACCATTCGTTTCTCCATTTAAAAAATGCAATTGAGTTCAACACTTATCGAGCGTAGGCTCAAGATAATTTAAAGCAGAGGTAATATATGTAGAATTAAAATCTCTCTCTGTGATAAATGGCCTTACACCTAAGCAAGATCCTATTTCAGACCATCCAATACCTCGACTTTTAAGAGCTACTACATCCTTTTTTAAAAGCTCAGATATCTCAAAATAATGGAAAAACTTATACTGTTCTGCAATAAACCTTGGAAATCCTTCTCCAGAAGCTTCTGTGACTTTTTTGCTATCATCAACAATAGGCATTCTATAGAAATTTAAAAAGAAATAATGATCTCCAGTTATTCTATACTTACCTACTTGGTATCCATTTCTACATCTATTTAATTGCTCTATTCAAAAATCAGCATAAGGTTTAGAATCTTTTGGATATTCTGTATAATATCCAGTTTCTGTATAAATTTTACCAATAGCACAGAAAGGCTCTGGATCAAAATCTAATCCATGAGTTTCATCTATAGGTCTATATCCAGTTAATTCATAACTGCATAATGGATCGAAATATTCTATTTCATCATCTATAGTAAAATCTCACTCGCCAGATCTATGTTTAATTTCAATAACATTATTATTAATTACTTCAGGTTCTTTTGTTTCTTCCTTATTATTATTTTCAAATAAACTATTTATAAGTTCTTGTTCGTAGTTATCAACTGGAATTACTTTAGGATCATTAAATTGCTCTCTTGCTTCTTTATATATTTCTTTTACAGTTTTTGTATGATATCTCTTTTTTATAGAAGCCCTTTTTTCTTTATTATCATCAATCCGCTTTTCCATATCTTTTTTTGCGGATTCCATCATTTTCTTTATTTCGCTCTTCTTCATAATTATTCATCCATAAATCCAGGCTGAGTATCTCCTCTTAATTTAGAAGAAGACTCCATTAATTCTTGCTTGTAGTTAAGCTCCAACTCTTTAAGCTTATCCATCATTGGACCTATAGAACCAATACTGTCTAAAACATCTTTAGCTTTTCATATTGGTTTATTAGTCATAGGATCTCTTTCTTCTAAATCTATATTATCTAAAGATACTCTTAATTTTTCAAGAACCCTATATCCAGTTTTTAATAAAGTTAATACTCTGGAAGATTCTTTTATATCTATGTATTTACGAACAGCAGCTCTAAACACAGGATCTTTTCATTCTTGTTCTGTTAGTCCTGAATCTTTTAGAGCTGCCATATGTTTTTCAGATTCTAAATATTGCTGATATGGACTCTTCCAATCAGCATATAGTCATATATATTTAAATTCCTTTCATGCTCGTAGTCTTTTAGATCCACTTGGATCTTCTTTACATTTATTTCTATTTACATCTCATAGATCTCCGAACTCTTTTACTAATAATATTTCATGTAAATCAAGTTTTATAGATCCTGTAGCATTATCATAAAGGAATATATTCATTATTTATCGTTTTTAGTTATTTTTTACGAGCATTAAACTTATGATTACGTTGTGATTTAAGCTCTGATGGTATATCTATAGATGCAGAATAATCAATGGATTTATCGCTTATAGGAGAGGTAGGATTTAGCCCATACATTTTACCTCCTATCTGCATATTCTTAAAAGCATCATCAAAAATTTGATTAAACTTTTCTCCATTAAGTTTATTGCTTAATCCAGTACTATCACTTTTATATAAATGATTTATATCTCTATCTATAACAGTATATATAGAGGTGTCTTGTTTATCTGGGCTTATAACACGCCTTGTAAGTATTATTTCTGGACTAATTAAACGATGCCCGTCAAAGCCCTTGTCCCTATAAATATCCTGCCAAATAAGCCCTTCAGGATATTTAGTTTGCATATAATACCTTTCATTAGCTTCGTATCCATCAACAACTGGATCTTTTTCTTTTTTAAGTTTCCTTACAAGTTTTAAAATCTTATCTCCAAGACCATATTTCATGACAGATTCTTTAAAAGTGGCTATCATACCCTCTATCATAGACATACCATCTTCTGTCTTTGACATGTCGTTTAAAATATTCGCTACTTCTTCAGGGGTTTTACCCTTAAAATCTTTAATATTATTTGGTAGCCAAGCAATAAATTCTTGTAACTCTTTTTTGTCCATATTATTTATATAATTTTAAATCCTTTGTAGAAAATATAGCTTCTCTAAGAACGTTATTTTTATCAAATCAAATGCATTTCATTCCGCAAAAGAAATTTTCATAATCACCATTTTTGTTTTTAAATTGTCTGGTGACTTTATCCTTAATAAGCATGATGGGAGATTTAAGTTCCTCTTTATTTAACACCACCAAATCCCCAGGTTTATAAAATACTAAAGTTTCTTTATTTTCCATAACTTACTTGTTTCTAATACTACATATAATATTTTGCTCACTAACTGCATAATAGCCATATCCTCCAAAAGGCACTGGAGCAGCTATCATTAAATTAGCATATACATCATCGCCAACTTGAACATTTTTACATTCCTGACCAACAGCAATAACACTACAACACCATATCCCTTTCTTTGCAGCTTCTCTTTCACCACTATCAGGAGATGTATATGTTGCGTCTGATTCAAAGTCTCCAATAATTAATCCAGATGAGCTCTCTCTAAGAGGTACCCTATAAGGATTTCTGTCATAAGGCTTTATTATTACTGTTGAATTGCAAGGAACGATTGTCTTATCAGAATAACTCTTACAATCCTTATCTTTGTCCATTATTCTTTCGACATATTCCATTTGTTGTCTTTCAGCCATTTTTTTAGCATTTTCAAGATCTTGTACATCTATGTCATGCTTAATTTTATTTCCCATATAATGTATGCCTCTATCTTGCATACCTTGTGTAGATAAATTATAACTGTCCTTCATATTACCATTTATTATTATAACATTTTTCTTCTTTTACTCTGCATTTTGCATCTAATACACAACCGCAAAGATCACAAATATCTTCATTAAGTATTTTAATTCTATATTCACATTTACTACATATCTCCATTCTTTTTTGAGCTAAATAACTTTCTTTATCAAAGAGCTTGTAGTATCATCCTTTAATAATATTCTTTATTACCATTTGTTAACTATACAATGAGATAAAGCCATTCTGACCTTCCTTGTAAGTAGGCACCCACATCCTCTGCGATATCCACTTTTGGGCTTGTCACTAACGCTTTCTTTATCAGTTTCACTTATATACAGTCTAGAATTACATATAGGACCTAACGCACCCTCTTTATAAAGACCACATTTTTTACATATTTCAAGTCTTTCTTCAGCTATATCTTTATATTCTACCATATTATAGGTTTATCACGTTCAAGTTCAATTCTTATCTTTTCTTTTTTTCTATAATCTAATAACATCCTAGCCACATCTTCTTTTAAATATTCACATTCATATTCAGTCTGATTGAAATCTCTGTCTATATGTATTAAAGCCAACTTTTTACATTTAAATGATGGATGAAGTTGTTGTATCATATACATATATAAAGATAATTGCAATGAATAAATCCAATAATTTGAATTCTGAATGTTATTTAAAGGAAACATAAGACTATCTCTTCTCTTTGTATTCTTATCATAAAAAGATTGCTTATTTATAGATGAATTTGTCTTGTAATCATAAATCCATATATCATTACCGTCTTTTATTATCAAGTCTGCTTGACCACATACTTTTAAATATTCATCAACTGAATAAGATAATAATATCTCAGGATATACAGATCTTTCTTTATCAAACTTGTAATAGCCTTTACTTACATCTACATTACCATTAAAATTAAATCTTTTTAAAATAGTTTCATCTTTTTGATAAAACATATTTTCCATCATCTCATGTACCTTGGAACCATGCTCGCACGCTTCTTTGTTTTTATCTGCATAACCTTGTAAAATCTCAGCCTTCTTTAGTAAAAAGGTGTCTTTGTTAATATTATACAGCTCTAAATACTCGTCTTTCCATCTTTTTGTTGATAGCAATTTTTGCTTTAAATCATAAAACACAGATATATCAAGCAGCGATTCACATGCTTTATAAGACGACCAAAAATCAGCATCAAAAGCAGGTACATATTTATGTATTAACTGAGTTACTGAAATATAAGGACTACCATCAGACTTTGAAAAATATAAATGCTTTTCATCGTTATAAGCACATTCATCATTCTCTTTATCTACCTTATATCCAAATAACATTTTATCATCATAACCATTTAACTTCGGCATATTACATATAATATTGTTTAATAGTATTAATATCTATTGGTTGAGAATAAGTATTTAACTTAGAATAATATTCAGGATCATTAATATCTAGTGATAATAACTTTTGCATTCTTCATCTAAGGCCTATTAAATAGTCTCTAATAATTTCTTGAGATCATTTAACTTCTGTTGAATATGCACAAAATATAGTACCAAGCTCTAATGTTATATCCTCATCTCTAGGTATCACTACAGATATAACAAACTTAACATTATCATTAAATATATCTTTTGCAAAATGATAATCTATATCTTGTAATTCCTGGATACTGCCATAAAAATACTTCTTCTTTCTTAAATAGTTAAATATTGGAGCCCCATTTACTCTTAAATCTAAATCATTAGTATTAAGACTCTCTTTATTAAGCCTATCAAAATTCGTAGACGCTTGATACATTAATCTAGCTCCCTCAAATCCTAATCCATTTAAATTATGAGTTCCATTATGGCCTTCTAAGACAAAAACCCAATTACATCCTATATCTAAAAGAGTCTGCCCTAACAGCTTGGAAATTATTGACTCAATATCTTTTCTTACCTTTCTTGTATCTTCTAACTTTGTTATATCGCTTTTTTCTTTCTCTTCTAAAAATCAATTAAAAATATTTTCGGCATTTATAACAGATAGAGTTATTATAACAAACATTATAAACACCATTCAAGACTTAACTATGTCAAACACACTATACTTTTTAACAAATTTGACAAGCCTATCCATCCATGTTAATATTTCATCTACCATAATCTAATTATTAATCACGCAAATATAATATTTATTTTACCCTTAAACAAATATTTATTGTTTTATTTGTTTTTAAGTTAAAAAAAAATTAATTTTGCATGTTAACTTTAATAATATTTATTATGAAATTTAAAAATGATTTGCTAAATAAAATGGCATCGGTTAATTTGCCAGAAAAAGATGAAAAAACAAATTTAGATAATATAAGACATGTGAATATCCCGTCAATGAAATCTGGCGGTAAAATACATATTAAAAAAGCTAATAGAGGAAAATTTACAGAGTATTGTGGCGGTAAGGTAACGGCAGAATGCATAGCAAGAGGTAAACGATCTCCTAATCCTACAATACGTAAACGAGCTACGTTCGCAGCTAATTCAAGAAAATGAAATAAAAAGTAATGTGGAGGTTTTTTATAAAAATGGTAACCGCACATAGCGGATTAAGTGCAAAAAGAGTGTGCGGATTTATTGGATGAATAACTTGTATAGGTATATCGATATGTTGTACTATATGCTGTATACCAGCGCCAAATATAATAGATACTCTTTTTATCTGTAGTACATCCCTTTTAGGAATAGATTCTATAACCAATATAATACATGGAAGAAAATAAATATGAAACAAATAATTATAAAAAGTTTTAATTTTATACCAGCTGGATCAATGGCTGTATATTATACAGAGGAATTATTAAATGATTGGAATCGAGAAATATATCCTTCAGAAGAAGAATACTTAAACAATAATACTCTTGTAGGCAGAAACATCGATAGTACGTTTAAATCTGGTAGATTTAAATTGTTAGATATACAAAACGATATAAATTTTAGAGAAAATATAATCATAAATCAAAATATAGAATTTAATGAAGAGTCTCCTTCGTGCTCTATATTTGATTCTAAAGGGAACGTAAGAAAAGGATATATAGTAATATTCTGTCCTGATGTGGAAACTTTAGGACCAGAAAAAATAAATGATATAAGACAAAAATATGAAGAAGAAGGCCTTGTTTTCCCAGAACATTTATATACTCGTGGAGATAAACCAATAGAAGATACATATACAAATTTATGGCCTTTATATGTGGTAGAAATAAATATTAATAAATTAAAAAATTATGATACTGCAAAAGGTTTTATACCTTTTAGTTATAGTGAAACAATAAATGAAATAACGAAAGAAGATATATCTCCAGAATATATAATAGCTTGCTATTTATCAAAAATACCAATGAAATTAATTTGTTTTAATAGAATTAGAGAGCATGATTATTCTCTTTCTATAAATTATATATATACTATTATAAAAGTTGATAAAAATACAATATTTCTAGGAAGTCCTTATGAATCTGGTTATTCTATAATAAATATTCAATCCGCTAAAACTAATAGAACTGGAACTATAGAGCCATCAGATACTTTTAAATTTGAAGGTGATTTATTTAAATAATATGATTTCAATAATATGTCGATGTTTTAATGTAAATAAATATATAAATAAATGTATTCAATCAATATTAAATCAATCATATCAGGATTTTGAAATAGTATGTGTTAATGACTGTTCTACTGATGATACTTTAGATATATTACAAAGCTATAAAGACAATAGAATAAAAATTATATCACATAATAAAAATTTAGGAATAGGATACGCCTCTATTACTGGAATTAATAATTGTAATGGAGACTGAATATCCTTTATTGATCCAGATGATTGAATAGAAAAAGATTTTTTATATAATTTATTAAATTGTGCTATTAATACAAATTCAGACGTCGTAGGATGTTCTACACTACATTATGATGATAATTATAATATATTAACAAAATATAATTGAACTTACGACTCTGAAACATCTTATTATAATAATGATAAAAGAAAATATGATAAACATGGTTTAACATTTAATAATAAATTAATAAAATCATGTTTATTTAATAATATTACATTTACTCCCTATAAATTATATGAAGATAATTGTAATATGGCTAAAGCTATGTTTAAAGCAAATAAATATACCGTAATACCATATAAAGGATATAATTATTTACATAGAAATAATAGTTTAACATCTAAGGGGGATAATATAATATATAGATTATTAGTTTATAAAGATTGATTAGAATATTCTCAAGCTGAAAATTGATTAAATTTTTTAAATATAAATTATAATATATTACAATCTTATAAAATATATTTTAATATTAATAAAAATAAAATACAAAAAGAATATCCTTGAGAATATAATAAATTATTAAACTTTTGTAAATTATGCAAACCTTAATCTTGTTTTTAATAGCATTATGCTCATTCTCAATATGTATGCCAATGTGAGTGGGTTTGAAATTTCAAGTAAATGACCCAAATTGTAAAGAGGAAGTTAATTCTGTTAAACGAAATATATTGGCAATAAAGATATGTAGCTCAATAGAATTTTTATTAATAATTTTATATATCATTTTACTATTATGCTAGCTAATAAATATTTTGATATAAAAGAATTAGTGTCATCTAAATGCTATGAACAATATGGAGATGATTCTATAAAATTTTTAGATCCTATAGCTTTAGAAGCCCTTGAAAATGTTAGAGAAATATTAGGTGTACCCCTTATATGCAACAACTGAAATAAAGGAGGATCTCGTAACTATAGCGGATATAGAGAACCTGATTGTGGAGTAGGAGTAAAAAATAGTCTACACAAAAAAGGCCAAGCTTTCGATCTTATATCATCTAAAATGACCGCAAAAGAAATGAGAGAAAAACTTTCTAATAATATAGATAAACTAATACATCCTATAAGAGTTGAAAAATGGGACAACAATGGCGAAGTGTCTTGACTCCATATCGATATCGGCAAAGCGAGAGATGGATCTAAATTGTATTTTTTTAAAGCTTAATAACATGAAAATAATTAGATGAATATGAGAATTCCCGCAATGTCTCCTGGGACTATTACTATCCCTGCTATACGATGTAAAATATACAGAAACTTATAACGGAATAAAAGTATATACTGGTAACTTCCCTGGAGGCATATCTCTTGGATTGTATATATTATTATCAAAAACATCTTATAATAATAACTATAAATCTAAATTACACGAATTTGGACATACTAAACAAAGCTTATATCTTGGACCTTTATACCTCCTAATAATAGGTATACCATCAATGTTATGAGCTGGTTTTATTAACGACGTATTCTTCCCTTCTAAAAGCTATTATTGATTTTATACAGAAAGATGAGCTGATAAACTTGGAGGAGTACCTAAACGATATTAATTATGTGATTCTTTTCTCAAAATATTCAAAGACTAGAAAAACAGTATGGACCATGGACTCCTAAATGAACTGGTCTGCCAGAAATAATCCCTTACGAGGGAGATTATTTTAATTTTACAATGTCTTTTTCAAGAACATGATCTTATAATGGACAGACTGGAACAGAAACAGTATTTCCAACAAATATTATAGTAAAATCTGATCCAGACTCAATGATATTAAAGATAGATTATGATTCATCAAGAGGAGCTGGAATATTAACTGTACATGAACATAAAGAAACTGAAGTAAAAAATGCTACTATAGAGGCTGTATACGACTCTGGAGATATACACTTATCCAATATGTTCAACATAACACAGGAGCCTGAACCTTGGAATGTCCATGTAATAATGATAAACAACACTGGTAAAACATATAATATAGAATTCGCAGGGACAGCGTCATTCCTTACAAATAATGAAGAAAATGATGCTAATGGCTCTTGGGATGTAAATCATAAAACAATGACTTCATATAATCAAGTAACATGAATGGATGTAGGTTATTTTAACACCAGAAATGGAACGGACACTATAACAGCTACAAAAACATTTTCTTTTAGATTAAACACATTTGATGAAGGAGGCTCTACAATATCCGCTAATTATAAAATGTATATGACACTTAATGAAGAAGCACCTGGAACAAGTGGACCAGGTCCTAGTATAACTCAATCTCAAACATTGGAAAACCTACAATCAAACCACTCTTATGATAATACATATACATTAACATTCGCAAAACCTACAACAATATTCGGCGAAATGGAATTCGTATTATATGTAACAATAGAATAAAAAAAGGAGGGAACTATCCCTCCTTTTTGTCTTCTAGGTAAAATCATATCACAAATATTATCATAGACAAAATAGCACTAATAATATTATAATAAATGAAGCCTATGATAAGAAACGCCCAACCTAAAAAATATAATAACTTATTCCCCATTGTTTATTTTATTATATATATATTTAGCAGCAGCATATCTGGTGTCTTTGTCTGCCTCATGGTCTTTAGGCTTTTCAAAATAATCACAAAACATATCACTCAATTTACGCAAATCTTTGCCTTCCAAAAATCTCATTCTATCATCTTTAGATCACTCCATTCAATTCCTATTATACGAATCTAAAGCACCTCCACTGTATCTATACGCATTGCTTAAATTATGCGGGTTATCATCATCACTAACAATCAACGGAATCAAATAATTAACCTGATTTATAGTATTGTCATCTAAAGAATACTTATCTAAATACTCTTTATACGCATCCTTCCTTTGTCCTGTTAACTGAACTAATCCGTAAGCTCTATTATTGTCAGCATTATATGATATCCTACTCTCTTTTCACATATTCCCCAAGATAGCCGCAGCCTGCTCTTTACTCAATCCTCTGCCAACCATTTCATTGTATATCCATCTAATACGGTCAAAATTAGAATCTATACTCTCTTCCATGCTATTCCTACCTTCACCATATTGAGGATATCCAACTTCCTCTAAATTCAATAAAACACCTTTCATTCTCTTCTCTGCGTCGTCTTTGAAAGTGTAATATCTACCAGTGTACTTGTCTACGTATCTCTTATATCCATGAGATTCATCATACTCATGCGCCATTCACGCCGTAGGATGTTTCGTACTCTTTAACTCTAACCCAGTATCTGGATTCCTCGAATACCAATGATCCCCATCTCTAGATCCCATACTATAATCATAATAATGATCTGGATCATCTATCTTATTGCCTCATTGATGCTTCTTTATCACCCCTCCAGATTTAAACATGTTATTGAACTCGTCCATGCGGCTCTTCATGTCAACACCAACACTCTTATCCTTACTCCAATGCTTATCATCAACATTCTTGCCTTCATGCAAAAATTTTCTTACTCCACCAACACCACCAAGCCATGCTCCTGCTAACAACGCACTGTCACTATATCCTAACTCTCTAGCCTTAGCTCTGTCTTTATCACTAAATCCACTCAAAAAAGCATTAGCTAACTTATGTGCCGCCTGAATCTGTATCTCAGGACTTCGCCTGAACGTCTCTATGTCAACACCTGCATAGTCCCTTATATTATTCCACCTCTTGCCATCTTGCATAAACTGAAAATAACCATACGCTGGAGCCCCTTGCAAATTCTGTATCTCACTGTTATATCCACTCTCCTTCTTTGCTAATAAAGAAAAGAAATTAAACATCTTTGGAACACCAACCTTATTATACGCTTCCTTAAACCTTAAATAAGAATCACTTCTATCTTCCTCCTCTATAGGCTTTACTGGGAAATCTTCGTACTCAGCTACTACCTTCTCCTCTGGAACCTCTATGTCTTTTATATCATAATCTTCTAATACTATATGCGGCTCTTCTCTACGGATGTCTGCATCTACTTTAGGTCGAGCCAAATTTCGGAAAAATGGTTTGTAAAACATACGCAAAGATAATAAAATTTATGTAAAGAGGAAAATTTATGGGAAGGGAAAAGTATGTAAAGCGAAAGAGGGATATATAAAGCGAAGAGATTTATATAAAGTGGACATGGGGATACTCTATATTTAGCTCCCCCTGGCATTTTCTGTGGAAAACGATTTTATTTTTCGACTTTTTCCCAGGATTTATTGGGGTTATATTTTAACAAATATTTGGGAATAATCCCAAAACCACTAAACACTTAAAATCATGGCAAAAGTTATCATTAAAGAAAACGCCGTAATAAATGGCGTAAATCGTTTGTTTCAGGGCGATAAAATCGCATTTGTGAAAGACATTTGCGAAGGAGGAAACTTCGTTGTTACAACAGTCAACAACAAAGAGGACAAGTCTTTTGCGAGCGGTCTCGTAGCACTCAAACTCGACACGTTGGAGCCTATAATCGTCGAATACAGGACGTTGTGGGGCGTCGCATCTATTCCCGTTGATATTGACGGAATAACAACTCGTACGCCTCAATGTTTACATGACGCTGGCATGAAGATTTTCCGATACGGTAGCAACGCTATCGATAGCGGCGATGTTTATACCGTTGGTGATGTTTACACTTGCTCTTTTAAGTCAAAAGACGAGAAAAAAGGGCATTATCAGTGGGATATCGTAGGCCTTGACAGTGACGGCGGAACGGTTAAAATATCGGAAACCGAAATATCGTTTAATGGTCGTACCGCTAAAATTGATGACGTAAAAAACGCTGTTTCTGAACTTGTAAAACGACATAGTGAGCGCGTCGCTGAATATGATTGGTAGCAAATCGGTGGAGATAGGGAGAAATCCCTTTCTCTACCTTTTTTTATATTATGGATGTATTGGGGTTATATTCTAGCAAGTCTTTGGCGGAAAGGATGTATTAATCCTATAAATAGTGTATTAACCTTTTAAATATAAATGTATTATGGCTAAGAAAACAATGAAAATTAAGTCTGGGTCGTTTGATGGTACTGCAGCATCACAGGAGTTCACCCAGCTTGTAGCACAGAATCAGGTTGGAGACCAGTTCTATGTGCCTACTGCAGAGAGTTTGCTTGTATTGAGCACTGAGGTACCGATGCTTGGACGTGATGGCGTGCAGCTTGTAGACGAAGACGGTAATCCACGTGTTATGCATGTAGGTCAGAACTTCTTCGCTGTACGTATCATCGATGGTAAGCCTGTAGAGGTATCGAGACTGTATGTAGGTCAGATCGTGAAGAGGGATGTGAACAATCATTATCCGTTCACGAACGAGCTGTATAGAGCTATTCGTACCAGTGGTGACACGTTCAAGGCCGCTATCTGTAACAAGATTCTGGAGATCGAGGAGTCTAAGGAGATTCAGGATCGCGTATGGGATGCTAAGGCAAACCGTTGGGCTCGTGATCCTCAGGATGAGAACAAGCTGGCAAGTCGGCCTGGCACTGCATATCGTTTCGAGGCAAAGCGTCACACTCTCTCTAAGGACACGATAGAGAAGTGTGAGGAGATGCTCTTCGATTATTACAAGGAGAATTACGCTGAATGTGTATCTGAAAATGAAGAGCAGGAGTAGCCTCATAACCGTCAAGGGCAGATGCGATTGACCCTATGTAATATCTGATTATCGACGATATCGTATTTATATGAGTCATATAACGATTAAAGCATATCGTTATTGACAATTACTAAAGACGGATATTACTATTGACGGTGAGCCTTGTTATATTCTAACTAAGGCTCTTTAGCCTATATCTCTTTGATCGGAGGTATAGGCACTAATGTGTAGAAGAAACACACTTTGTTGTTGATTTTCATGATTTTGTTGTTTAGTGGTAGCTTGGGTCATACGTGATGTATCACCCAAGCTTTTTTATAAAATCATGAAATATAATTTGAAAATCCCTTTTAAATCATGAAAATAATATCGATTCAGTCTGTATCTTTGGTATTAGATGCCATGTACAGAAACTACTCAAAGAAAAAGATTGATCAGAAAACATTCGATCAGTTGTGCAAGGATTGCGAGTTGTGTTTTAGGACAATGACCAAGATTAAGGATATCCTTATTAATAGGAAACTCCTTATAGTAGAGGGAAGTAAGAGATCTCAAGTGATCTCTTGGCATCCTGACAAGTCTGCTCCTAATCCTGATATGCTCACTTCTGTGTATAAGGAATATACTCAGAAAAGTAGAGCTGAAGTGAAGAAGATTGCAGCTCCTAAGCTTGAGATGACTATCGAGAAAGCTTGTAAGTTCCTTGCCAATGAAGGCTTTACAGGTATTATCTGTAAGGAGAGTAAGAACAACAAGATCAGTGTTATTCAAAAGATCGATCTTTCTGATTTTCGATGAAAAAGTAAGGGTGGAGTATATCTCCACCCTATACTTACTCTTCTATTGCAAATTCAAATGAAGGCTCTATAGAGATCTTTGTAGCTTTAGCATCTAACAATGCTTTACGTGTCTTAGCATCTCCTTTTCAAAATATATCTTCATTTATCCTGTATAAGCCTCTTGATCCTACAACTAAACCTTTATCGTTTAATATTTTCATTGATTTAGTGAAGCAAGGTTCAGAAATATCTAAGTCAACTAAAATCTCTTTTTTCCTTGGTGCAGATATCTGTATCTCTGCCTTATTGAATTCAGATAATTCTAAAATCTTATACAGCAATCTTAATGCAGCGCCACTCTTTATTCCATATATTATAGATAATCCTCTAACGTATGTTAAAAAGAATGGCTCGCTCTTAGTATTAACAAAGAATGTTTTACTAACAGTCTCGTTAATTAATTCTCCAGTTTCTTGATCTACTCGTTGCTCAATTTTTGATTCTGATAATATCGTTTTCATATAATATAGTATTAATATTTGATAACAAAATTATCAAATTATTTCCACTTTTGCAACTATTTGATAAAATTTTTATCAATAATTGATACTACATTATCAATAATTGATACTACGTTATCAAACTTTGATACTACAGTATCAAAGTTTTTGAGTCAAGTAGTTGAATATCAAGTATTTAAATATATTTTCCTTATTATATTATAAATACAGTAAAAAACTGTTGAATTTATAGCTATATCAGAATATTTTATAGACGTAGATATAGAATAAGTGCAAATAAAAAAAAAGGAATAGTTTCCTATTCCTCTATTTCAAAATCACTATTAGGTGTAATGGTTAAGGTACATCCAGATTGTAACAACCGTTCTCTTGTTTTATAATCTCCCTTCCAGTGAATCTCTGCATTTATTTTATAAGTACCTCTTTCTCCTGAGATTATTCCAGCATTCTTTAATATTACTAAAGATTTATCATAAATAGATAATGAGATCCCTAATTCTTTAATTATATCTTTTTTCCTTTGTGTCGTTATAAAAACTATTGCAGTATTATATTGAGAGTATTCTAAAAACTTTCATAAAATTTTAACTGCTGAAAAGCTAGTTAGGTTATATAATACTGACATGTATTTAGAATATGTCAAGAAGAATGGTTCTACATCTTTCTTTATCGTAAATGTTTTGCTAATACTTTCTTTTACGATTTCTCCTGTATGAGGATCAATGATTTCTGTTGTTTGTTCACGTATTACTTGTTTCATATAAATATATGTTTAATTGTTAATAGTGTAACAAATTTACACATTTTAATCCGAATCTCCAAATAATTTATAGAATTTTTGTATTAAAAGTGTAATACAGCATAGTAAAAGTGTAATACATTACACTCTTATCGTAATACATTACACGTTCAATCTTTGTAACTTGCTGGATTTCAAACAATTAATTGTATTACCATATATTATATTATAATAGCATTAGTATATTTATTCATTATTTAAGTCTTTAAACGAGCTATTTTGCATTTAAGGCATATACAAAATTAGGATATACTTGCTCTTAGTGAAGGATGTTCTTTTACTCTATGTTTATTTAACAATATTACACTTCAAAGCTAAAAGAAGTAGGCATATCTCCATGCTTTAATTTTTCGTTTTCTTCTTGAAGCATTTTTATTTGATTCATTAATATTTGGATATCTTTGCCTTGGCTTTCTAATTTCTTCATCATATCATTTATAGAGTTTTCATTTTCTTGTATTCTAGACTCATGATCTTGAAGCTTAAATACTATAGCTTGTCCAAGTTCGTTAAGATGGTAAATGGTTTCTTTATTCATTAATCCAGTTTCAGGATTTCTTTTTTGTAAAGATATTTCTGCCATATATCCCTTTTTAATCAATGATCTATTATTTTTTCTTAATGTAGAACGATCTAATCCAGTTAATTCGCATAATTCTCTATCTGAATATGATATCTTTCCAATTCCATCATTTTTATACATATATTGTTGAGTGCATAATATTTGGAATTTTTCGGATTTGCTCAAATTTTTATTATCTAAAAATTCATAGCTAAAAGGTTCAAAGGATTTTTCATTATTAAATATATAAACAGTTCCTCTACCTCTTTGAAAAGGCTCAGTACGCAAATATCCTTTTTCTTTTATTCTATCAATTGTTTTCATTACAGTAGGCTTGCTGCATCCTGAATCTTTTGCTATTGTATCTAAAGATGGGAAAGCTTTCATAGTATCTCTATTCATATATCTTCTGATACATACATATACAAGTATTTCATACTTCTCCAATAAAAGGCCGTTATCTTTTTTAGGCACGATTACAAATTGTTGATTATCCATATATTCGTTCTTTTTTAATTAGAATTATATTACAAATATAATATAATTTTTTTATTGTACAAAAAAAACAGAATATTTTATTATATAATTTAAACTATAGTGGGTGATTTTTAAACTATTGTGGGAGAAAATCGTACCGATTATGGGCGATATTTAAACTATGATGGGTGATTTTTAAACTCTAACTATACTTAATTCCTATACTTAAAGAACTATACTTAATCTCCTCGCTTTTTTTGCAAAACTTGCGTTTTCCAAAATAAAGCTTGGAGTGGAACGCAGTACTACTCTACAGGATTTCTGATTTATTTAGAAGGCATTGTGATGGGATCTCATTGATTACTTCTGATAAAAATCGAGCAGATTTGTCTGCAATTATAGTTTTTGAAATCATAACTTATTGAATTTGAATTAATTAACTCTTTTAGAATTTTATAATGTACAGATATGTACGAAATTGTTTTATACACTGTACATTAATGTACATTATAAATCTACTGCAAAGATAATTAATTAAAAATCAATAACAAAGAAAATTTTATAGCACATTACACGTTTAATCTTCGCAGCTTATTTGATTTCAAATAGTTAATTATATTACCATATATTATATTATAATACAGTATCATATATATTTATTCAAACTGATATTTAGCCTCTATTCTTGATGTAGCTTTCTTTAATTCTTCATTCTCTTTTATTAGATAGCTTACCATTCTTTCTAATTGAGTAATTCTATCTTCATGATTTATAGCTACCTCAAACAATACTGCTTGACCTATTTTCTCAAGATCTAACGCTTTAGCTACCTTATTAAAGCCAGCCTCATCATGAGTACATGTTCTGAGTTCTGATAATACTTCTTTTGTCTTTAAAGATGTATTATATCTTACAACAGAATGTTCTGACATATTAAGCGATTTAGCTAGTTTTTCATTACTATACGTAGTTATAGCAAACCCACTACTTTTATATGATTGAGACTGTAATCCCATCATATATGCTTTCTCTCCAGGTGAAAACCTTGCATCATCTAAGAACTCTGGAGTGAACCTCTCAAAGTCATCTATTAATTTCTTAAATTTATATATATTGTTAGTCCTCATTTTCTCTGGCAATATCTCTATATATCCATACTTCACTAACCTTTTAATAGAAGCACATATTGTAGGTTTCGTAACCCCACATTTATTTGTTAACGTGGAAATACTTGGATAGCAGGTATAAGTATCTTTATTCATATATCTCCGCATATTTGCATATACCAATCTATCTATAGGTTTTAAATCTTTTAGTCCACTAGGATCTGGAACTTGTACGTGTTGAATTTTATTATCCATAAATATTACTTTTAATTGTTTAATATTACAAATATAATATATATATTTCATATATGCAAATATTTTTATGTTTTTTTACAATGTGGGTGCCAAATTTTTACCGATATGCAAAAAGCGGGGTGCCAAATTTTTACCGATAGGGTGCCAAATTTTTACTCAAACTATATAATAAACTAAATAATCTAGAACTATACTTAATGCCCTCGATTCTCGAAGTCTCGAATCTTCAGGCTCTCTTTAACTTCGCGCACCATGACTAAAGACAAAGCTATATCTATACTCGATACTATTATTGATGACCTTATTAAAAGGAAATCTCAATTGTCTACCTCAAACCTATCTCCTGATCTTATCGCTGCATATCTATATTCAGAATATAATATTAACATGTACGACCTATGCAAGAAGTATTAACCTTTGGCTCTAATCTCTTATTGTCTATCGCAATATTTTGCGGCGCAATAATCCTCATTTTCGTAATCTGTCATTATCTCTTTGACGAAAAACAAAAGTAACTATGGAATTCATCGGAACAGTATTAGCTATCGGTGTAATAGCTTCAATAGCTATCCCTATTATCATATGTATAGTAGGAGCTATTCAGGACATTTTTATCTATAATGATAAGAAGTAGTGTAAAGTGTTGATATTGAGAATGTTGCGAGGAGGTAGTTAAAATTTTTAACTAATAGGTAATTGGCGTAACTCCCTGTCTATCAATCACTTACGCTATTTCACCCTCAATTTTTGGCCTTTGGTGGCGGCCGAAAGCCTCATCACTCTCTGATTATCAAGCACTTACGAAATCTACCTTTAAATTAAATTTCTAATTATAAAATATTTCGTTTTAAAAGCCCTTGATTTACCAAAATAGTTCATCAACAAATCTGCATACACAAAAATAATTCAAATTAAGGGCTTTTAATTTTGCATTTAATCCAATAATCATTATGAAAGCGCGAGATCGATCTTAATATTAGTATATTCTCATAACTTAATAATACAATTTTTGCAAATCTGAAAAACACATAAAGCTATTTATATACCATAATTTATATATATACTGGGTACGGGATCTCAATGTTGAATAAGTATTTATAAATAGTGTGAATCGTTTGAAAGTGTCGTAAATTTCATCGTATACAGTAGTACGATTACTCTCATGGGATAAGACATTGAGAGAGTTATACTGCCCATTAATAAGGTTGGTAATCTTATTAATTGGAAAAGTACTTGAATAGCTTCTAGATTCTGTGATCTATATTTAAGTACAAGCCATTGTATATCTCCTAATCATGCTTTATAAGCTTGACGTTGAATTTTGTCGCCTGTAAATACAAATTCCTTCAATAGATAGATATACATGTATTCCGTCGCAAGGGCATGCATCATAGGGCGGAATTTTTATTATAATTACTTTGATCAGTAATTATAGTGCTAATAATTAAAGATTATGTTTAATTTTTTAACTAAACTATTACCTTGTAAGCATCGTAACAAGAAAACTATCTATATTCAAGATAAGTATTACGATATGATGACTGATAATGATGACTTGGAAGACATTCCAACATACATTAAAATTACATATTGTACTAAATGTGGAAAGATACTTGAAAAGCATCAAATTGTTAAAATAAGTAATTTTCAAAGAATATATTGGATGGGTGAATGGGTAAATACCTGTTGTGATAGTAATTATTCTGATATACTTGAATTTGAAAAGATAACAGGATTAAATCATAAAGATATTACGTGTTTTAATAAAAATTAGTTAGTATGAATTTAGCTACTATTATTCTATATATAATCTTCTCATGTTTAGTATGTTCTGGATTATCATTTTTTATAGTATATGTTATAAAAGATAAAAGTGGACCAGTTTGGTTAAAATCAATAACAATATCTTTACAAGTTATTACTTTTATAGCTTTAATTGTTATTATAAGTGCAAAGTTTAAAATACAATATGATAAAGATGTAAAGAAAGCTTATTATCATGGAGTATCTATAAAAACAACAGTTTATTTTGATAATGAGAACAATATAGAAAAAGCAGATACTGTATTTTATATAGATTAACATGGAAAAAGAGTTTTAGTTCAGTAATGATAACAGCAGCAAAAAACAATCGAAAAAAGCTTCCTGATGAAGAATATAACGATTGGTTATGTAAATTATCAGATGAATTTGCTGCAATGTTTTATTAATAAAAGCATAAGTGAGAAATTAGTATGAATGTGGATGGGCAAAATTATTTTTTTTGGTAACTTATGCTTTTAGTTAATACAAGTATTAATTATTATAATTACCTATTTTGAAGATACTTACTCTATATTAGTCCCCGTAATAGCAGGTCATATTATCTGGCTTTAGAGAAACTGATTCCACAGTTGCTAAGTATTGTAGATCATGTATTAACATGCCAGTTGGAAAATGCTGGATAGGTAATTTATTATTATTTATGAAATAATAATTTTAATTAGTTATGATAATACATGGAATAAAAATAAAACCTGGAATGGTTTTATCTGGTACTAGAAAGGATGTACATATAATTTTAATTGCTATTCCATATGGCGCAAATACTATTGCTTTTGTTAACATTACTGAAGGAGGATTGAGTTTGTATTATACCACTTTTCTTTCTAATGTAAAAGAAATTAGAGATCATCCAAAAAATAGCGATTTAATGGGCGGAGAAATTCTATGGAAAAAACAAGAAGAAGTAACTATCAGTCTTAAAGAAATAGCTAATAAATTTGGAATACCTAAAGATGTAAAAATAATAATAAAAGATTAAAAAGAAATATTATGGAAGTAGCACAGTTGGTTAGTGTACTTGATTTGGGATCAAGAGGTCGCAGGTTCGAGTCCTGTCTTCCATACTTAGTTGCAGGTTTGAATCCTGCTTGCAGTTCTAATTTAAATTTTAACATTATGGGGCTTAATATTATTGTTTGTAAATTTTACAAACCATATATAATAACAAATAAAAATAAAAATTGTTTATTTTTACATGAATCATTTCCAAAGTGGGCAAAAGATTTATCTACAGTTAGAATTGACTCTGTAATAGATTATGAGCAATATTATAATGAAAATAATATAGATCTATTAAATTTAAAACAAGTTAGATTTTATATTGATAGCAATAATGATGCTCATGAAATATATAAATTAGAAGATGAAGAAGTAGACATAAAAATAAAAGATCTTCCTAGAAAAAATATTTATTGCGATGTTATATATTATAAAGAAGTAGGATTCCAACGTAAAGGACTAAATCATAAATTTTATGAAGATTGTGATAAGAAATTAATTAAATCTCCATATATTTGGACTTTAAAAGAACTTTACGAGTTTAAAGATAAATATTGTGATGAAATAAAAGTTATTGACGGATTTACACATTATTGTAAACAAAATTTTCAAAAGAATATAATAGATAATTTTGAAGAAGGTAAATGTGTAGTTTTCTTATGTTAATACGGAATTAATTTCTTATATTTTAACTTATTATATTTCAAAATAAATGTCGAAGTGGAGCTACTGTAATGCAGTTATAAGTGTTTATACTTATAATGATGTACCTAATTTCAAAGAGTTAATTGATATTGTGCTAGAAAACGCTCCTAAGATTACAGGAAGCGAAGGTGATTGTGTATATATAGCGATAGATTTTGTTCAAGGAAAAGCTAATAGTTTTCCATGTAATAAATGCCCTATATTTTGTGATACAGTTACTAAAAGAACTAAAAAATATTGTCCTGGAATCAACTCTGGATACTTAACTGAAAAAGATATGCGAAATTGTTTGCTTAATAATATTGATTTTAAGTTTAAAGATCCAATAATGTCATATTATGATAGATGTAAAATTGTAATATCTGATATGCATGGTTTACGGGATAAGACAAAAGACGAAACAATAAAGGAATTTAATGACTTTATTAAATATCTTAAAACCATATTTAATGGAGTTTTTGAAGTAGAAATTATTTGTAAAAAAATTGTATAATAATTAATAGATGATATTTTTTATTATTTAAAAAAAATAAGTATCTTTGTATGAAAAATTTAGTGCGTTAAATTTATGTGATAAATTTCCATAGTCAATCAATTAATAAATCAAGTAGTTACCTGATACGCAACTAAGACGGTAACAGCCTATGCGTAAACGATGATAGGCAGGTAAGAGTGATAAAACTAGAATAGGAAATGATTCGGTAGATTGAAACGTTCTCTTTAACTAGCTACCTTAGACGTCAATAAAAAAGCTAGTATATGATCCTATAGCTCAGCAGGCTAGAGCACAACACTTAAACTAATTTGTATTTAACAAATAAATAAGAGTGCTTCTAAAGAAATTTAGAAAGTAGAATTCCCCTAACAAACCGAAACCTGTATATTAGAAATGATATATAAGGCGAGGGCTCACTAAATTGCAATAGCATAAATGGCGTAGAGACTATATAGGGAATATCTTAGCAAGTAAAGTTGAAGATAAAGAAATAGTCCAAATCGAAAAACCTAAGTATTTTATTAAATATATGGTTATCAAGGTAAAAACTTGATTGTCGATAAGTTAATGTTGGGGTCGAGGGTTCGAATCCCTCTGGGATCACAAATAACAATTAAAAAAAATATTAATATGGCATGAATAGCAACAAACAAAAGTGGACATGAATATATGTTTGCTAGTAAGCCTATAAGAAATTCTAAATATGATATATTTGAAGATCCTGTTTATGAATCTTGGGATGGTCAAGGAGGACGTTTAGAATTACATCATTATAGCGATATTGAATTACCAAAAGGAACAATTAAGAAACTTATTGGTAGAAACTTGTATTGGGAAGACGATCCTGTAGAGTTAGATATATTTGGCTGAAAAGATATTGAAAATTGGGACAGTTATTGTGTAAGTACTTTAGGTGATATACTAAGAAAGGATAAAAATAATATAATTGTTCCTATTCCAGATAGAAATGGTTATTTACAAGTAAGGCTTAGTCATCATAATAAACAAAAGACATTCAAAGTACATAGATTAGTTGCGCAAGCATTTATTCCTAATCCAAATAATTATCCTCAAGTTAATCATAAAAATGGTATAAAATCAGACAATAGAGTTGAAAATCTTGAATGGTGTGATGGGAAATATAATGTCAACTACAGCCATTCTAAAATATACCATGATTCAATTACTCATAGGATGAAACCAGTAATTCAATTATCTCTAAATGGGGAAATTATACAAAGATTTGAATCTGTTAGGAGTGCAGCAAAAAGTGTCAATGCCACAAATAGTCATATATCAGATGCTTGTAATGGCAAATATAAGACGTGTAAGGGTTATATGTGGAAATGGGTAAAAGATGAGGCAGTAGAACTTAATTATGAAGACTAATTTTACACAAAGATATGCATTAAGGTTTTATAATTTTGAGTCGTGGACAACACATTCAAATTATAATAAATATGGAAAGAGAAAAAGTTCTGCAACTAAAAAGATATTACGCAAACGGGCTAAAAATCTTCGTAGAAAAGCAGAAAATATTATTGCTTCAATTAAAGTTGAAGATTAAAAATAAAGTGTTATTTTTGTAAATTCTATTAAATTTATTTAATTGTGGCGGAATTGGTATACGCTAGGGGTAAAATAGCTCCTTTGTCAAATGAAAACTAATTTGGCTGTATTAAAATAATATGTGGTGTTAATCAAAACATTTGCAGGTTCGACTCCTGTCAATTAAATAAATTTATTTATGGACTTTTATTTTAACTAGTTTAAAGCGTCTATCTTACAGGCATAAGGTTAGTAATTTAACCTCTTTTGGAATCATTAAAAATTAATATATTAATGAATATAATTAAAAATAAATCTTTTAATAAAGCCTTACTCATTCTAAAAGAAGAAGATTAGAGTGTTGTTAAACTGTAAATTTAACTCTTGGTGGTCTGATGAAAATGATGTAGAATATAAAGATAGCATAGAACTAAAAAATACATATATAATATATGATATGCTCAATAATTTTCATATAGATTACAGAGGTTTAATCAATCAAAATCGCGCTATCAATATACACTCTTTAGGTAAAGATATATATTAATCTTAGGGAATATAGCTCAATAGGTTAGAGCATCTGATTCATAATCAGCACTATTAAATTATAATAGTCATCGAGGTGGGATTCCAGAGTTTACTGGATGAAAGCTGTTGAAGTACGTCACTGCAAAATGACAGCATTGGGATCATATAAGACAATATGTTAATAAGGGGATTGAATGAATAAAATTGGTGAGAATCCAGCAACTCCAAATAAATGGACTATTGAAATTACATATCAATCTGTGTAGATGACTATTTTTTATAGATTAATAGCTCAATAGGTTAGAATATCTAACTATTAAGCGAAATTGAAATGTATTCATGGGTTTACAAGCATTTATAGTTAATAAACTGTAATGTAGGTTCTAGATTATCCTCATTAATATGAAAAATCGTATTTTTATTAAAAGAACACAAACATAATAAATATTAATTTACCATGGAAATCTTCACAAAAATAAAAGAGATACTAATTAACTTCAACATAATTAAAAACACCTTTGTTGGAGAAATGTTTATTTATGTTGATAAACATGGTAATCCAACTGATATTGAAGATGGTGTTAAGATAAAATTCCTTAAACCTATTATTTCAGTAAAATGTTATAAAAAAGATGCCGATAAATTGCTTTTTCAAAAAGCGCATGAATTATATCCTCAATATAAAGGATATATTAATATATTTTAATAAAGAACCTTTATTTGAATATCAAGAATATAAATATTTTGACAAATTGATACAACGAATAGTAATCAGTTAAATAAAACAAGGCCCCATGGTGAAATTGGTAAAATGTTTGCCTACACAACAGGTGTAAAATGCTTCAAATTCGGTAAGAGTTAAATAAGGTAGAAAAGGTATATTATGATAGCAAAATAGTGATATACTCTGTTGATCAATAACGGAAATACTAGTGTTATACACACCATTATTGATAAACTATACGCGAATCAGCTCTCTAAGAAAGTCTAAGGTCCATATAATGGATAGCTGATAATACCGAACCAAATCTTTAAATAATAAAGAGAGGCGTAGAGACTTGATGGAGCACATATTTTATATGAAAGTAAAGTCCAGCCTACAAACAAATACTAATTTTTATTGTATTTGGATATGAAAATATTAGTAGGAAAGAAACACACAAGTCTTAAAAACTTGTAAACTGTAATAGTTTTTCCCGATTCGAATTCGGGTGGGGTCACAATAAGATTATTAATTAAATAAAGGTTATAACCAGGACACTTGTGAAAGCCTCCTGGTTTTATTTTGTCTAATTATCAAACTATATAATTATGAATTATTTTAAAATTAAGAAAATAACTTATAAATATTCTTATAATTCTAAGAGAAAAAAATACGTGAAGCTTTAAAGTATATTGAAGATAATATAAATTATCAAGCTAAATTGGGAGTTCCTAATTTTTTATTACCCATATATGATACATACCACAATATAGCTTTTAGATATTTCAGATATAAAAATAAATTATTTAGATATAGTAAAATTTCGGATTCAGCTATTTTAATTTCTTGGTAATATGTCAACATATATAGGTTTTTGTTTCTTTGTTTTTATATTTATATTTGCTTACATGTATGTAGGAGAGAATTCTATTACTATTAGAGATCTTATTAAGATAATTATATTATCTATTTTAGGACCTCTTTTATTTATATATATACTAGTACAATTTATTTTTATTTTCTTAAACTCTACAAATTGTAAATTTTTAAATAAAAGAATTTTATAAACTAACAGAAGTATGGTGTAATGGCAGCACGTGACACTTTGGATGTCGCAGTTGTAGTTCGAATCTACATACTTCTACTAAGTATTATATTAAATTAAGAGATATTTTTATTAATTAAAAAAAATGTAATATGATTTATAATAATTATAATATAACTTTATCTTCAAATAATATACATATTGAAGATTCTTATAAGTGTAAATATATTAAGGATATGAAAAATATTCTTAAATATATTAAATCTCAAGATCCTAGGTGTACTAGAAATATATTTGGTATGATAAACGAATGAAGATCTCACAATCTTCTATATAGTATTGGGTTATATAGAGAAAGAACTAAATCTGTAGATTTAGAATATAATAGTAAATGATATTATAGTATAGCATACTTCTGTATGTCATTATTTTATTTTCATTTTTTTTAAAAATATAAATTTACTAATTGAAAGTTATTAGAGTACGTGCCTAAAGGTAGAAGTGTAAACAGTTAAAAATAGAATATATCTCAAATGTATTTAAAATATAATATGTGTAAATTTTATTAAACCTTAATAACGCGTATATTAATATAAGTATAAATAACATTTTACTAGTATATTTATTTTGGCCCATAGCTTAAAGGTTAAAGCTGCGCCCTCATAAGGCGAGGAGTCCTAGTTCGATCCTGGATGGACCAATAAAATTATTTTTTTAATTTTATGATTTTAGAAATTTATTTAATAGGAGTTATTATAAGCTATATATACGTAATATATACAGGGTATAAATATAAAAAAGAAGTATTAGTAAGTGATTTAGTAGTTGGAATTTTTATATCTGCTATGAGTTATTTAACCTTAATTGTATTTATGTTTATGAATTTTATGAATTCTAAATATTGGAATAAACGAGTATTTTAATTTTATTAAACCGCAATAGTATAATAGACAGCATCTGTTGCGGCGGTAAAATTTACGGTAATAACAAAAAATGTAATAGTCTAAAAAGACTATATTAGTTTGAGTCTCACTTGCGGTACTAAATTTTAAAATTGCATATTATGAAAATGACTAAAGAAGAATCTATAGACTTTTTATCTTCGACAAAAGTTTATTTAAATGGACAGTCTGAAAAAGTGAAGAATAAACTTTATAGTTTAGGATTTAAAGAAAGTAAACCATGTAAAGACTGGATTAAAATGCCATTTATGTATATTCATGAAGATTTAACATTTGAATTCTTTAATGATATGCAACAATTTATTGAAGATGAATATACAGAAGTAGATGTCCATAAAATTCTTGAAATTGAGATATTACTGTATAATTTTAAATGTGGAGATCAAGTTCTAGGTGTTGATGGATGTAATAGATACAGATTTGATATATTCAGCCATAAAATGGAAGGTAATTATAATAATGGTTGTTTATATGTTTGTGTTGGAAGATCATATAATAAATGTATTCCTTTTAAAGGAAACGAAAAGTTAGTTGGGATTTTATGTAAGGATTAATATGATTGATAATTTTAACTTAATTGAACCTTTGTTTTATTTCAATGAAGCAAACAATATGTTTTTTCATTGTCAAATAGTACAAAGAGCGAAAGACCATAAGGGAGAAAAGGTAAGAGAAGGTGCAATCAAGACTTACTTTATAAGAAGTGCTGAACATCTTATGAGAGTAAAAGATGAAATCATTCTTTTATGTGAACACTATAAGGCAAGGGCATACATTAATGTTGCAGGAAAGGATTTCAGTGCATTACAATCTTTAATGCTTGTGAAACTTGCAAGTGACATTCATCAAGGTCTTATAAGAAATCCAAGAAAGTGTCTTAACAGTGCAGCAGGTGAACTCAAGTCAAGGATGCCTAAATGGATAGTTGATATAGATGATATATCTATAATGAATGCTATTGTAGATAAACTCTTTGAGTTGTATGCAGAGGCTTGGAAGAAGAAAGGTTCTGATATTTCAGTGGAGGCACTTAAAGAAGTAGAATATAACTACATTTATGCTAAAATACCTACTAAGCAAGGAATTCACCTCATTGTAAAGCCTTTTAACACCAAAGCATTCAGTGAGGTATTTCCTGATATAGATATACATAAAAATTCAATGGGAACTTTATTGTATTATCCTAATATTAATCATGAATAATAATTTACATAAAGAATTATACGGAGAATTAAGACAATTGATTCAAGAATATAAATCTTATGTTAATAAAAGTGAACATATAAGATATTGGCTTAAAGACATTGATCATTATGAACGCCCTATAATTTTAAATTTAAAACGAGAATTACGAAATATCAAGTTTGAAATCTATTATTTAAATCTTGAAATTAAAGAATTAAAAAATAAGATAAAACTATGTCAAAGATCCTTCGATAAATCTAAAAGTATATGAAAAAGTTTTTAATAATTATATTATCTTTACTTTTTATTTCTTGTTCTGAATCTACTTATTATAAGGATGGAGTAATTATAGATAAGTTATATAAACCAGAATCAGATTCTTTTGGAGTTGCTTATATTCCAGGGAAGAATGGTGGACTTACTCCAATTGGAGAATATGAAACTGAAAAATTTATGTTCTTAATTCAATTTGACGATGGTAAAGCTGATTCATATTCAAATAAGAATGTTTATGGATTATACGAAGTTGGAGATACTGTAAAAGTACAATATACTAAATCATATATATTTGGATTATATATATTTGAATTTATTAGTGAAATAAAAGATAAATAATGGCTTGGCGAATGTAGTGTATATGTTAACTTTTGGTCTTAGAGTAAACATTTGATTCGCACATCTGCCACTATTCGGAAGTATGGGTGAGAGGTTTAAACCAATAGTCTTGAAAACTATCAATCATTAATTTGATTCGCAAGTTCGAATCTTGCTGCTTCCGCTTTTTTGATTTTATCTATTTTACTTTTTTAAAAGATAAATATTGCAATATTTTTAGTTATATAATTAAATAATATATCATGAAACTTTTATATAATACTAATTTGTATCATTCTATAACTATAGGAGATTTTGTTAATAAAAAATCTTTTAAAAGTAAAATAGCTTTAAAAAGAGAATTTAACAAATATCAATTAAGATATGATGAAACAATATTTAATATAAATAAATCTTTTAAGATTTTTGATCTTGGGAATGGAGATATATGGAATTCTATTATAGAGTCTATGATTGATATTTCTTGCAAAGAACTTTCTTTTAAAAAATATCTATATGATATAGTAAAGACAAATAAAAGAATTGGCTATGATAAAAATACTATTAGAAAATTAGATAATTTTTTAATATATGCTATTAATGATTATAGTATAATAAAGCATTATATACAATATGTAGATCATATTCATAGCGATTATTTTATTAATTTATTTTTTGATCAAAAAGATACTTATTATAGATTAGATTCATCTAACGAATTGTTTAAAAGAGGTTGTATTGTAAATTTATCTGATACTGATGCTTATAGTATAAATAATTTTTCTATAAATAGCTGCATAAAAAAACGTGAATTATTAGAACAAACATTTATAAATTTAACGAGTGTTTTGTTAAAAAGAGAAAATATCATAAATTTAATATAATTCATTTTAAATAAAAATTAGTAATTATGGATCTTGGATTTCTTGTATGGCTAACGTCTATCTCAGATAGCATTAAGATTTTTTGTCTTATAATGTTGATTATTTGTATAATCACTTTTATTATTTGTTTTTTTGTTATAGCAGACTCTGGAACAAGCGAAGATACAGAAAAGACATGTTTGTCTTGGATGAAAAAATGTGTTATATTTCTAGTTTTTGCAATTCCTACATATATTTTAATGCCAAATAAAACTACATGTTATCAAATATTTGCAGTAGAAATATCTACTGAATTATATCAAAATTCAGACGCATTAAAACAATTGCCTGAAAAATCTTTTGAAGCTATAAATAGACTATTAGATTCTATAGCTAAAGATATTGATGTAGATGATCTAAATAAGGAATAATAATATCTAAACTAGGTGCCGTCTTGGGACAGTGGTTGACTCCATCTGTTTTGTAAGCAGACTTCTGTATAGAACGCGTCAGTTCGAATCTGACAGACGGCTCAATTAAACTTTAAAATTATGGCAAAAATAGTAAGATGGGATAATGGAGAAACTATTTATAAAGATAATTCTCCTTTTATAGAAGAAACTATACAAAATGCATTACTACAAAAAATTGATCTATCTTATGCAAATTTAAGAGGAGTTAATTTTTATAAAAAATGGAATCTTAATAATATAAATTTCTCAAATGCTGATTTTAAAAATGCCAGAGTTTATAGAGCAGATTTTTCTGGAGCTATTTTAAATAATGTAAAAAATCTTAATACTAATTGTCCTAAAGAAGGAGAATTTATTGGATATAAAAAATGCTTTGTTGGGAATCTTCAAAATATAAGAAGATGTATTGTAAAACTTAAAATATTATCAGATTCTCGACGCAGTTCTTCTACGACTAAAAAATGTCGTTGTGATAAAGTATTAGTTCTAGAAATTCAAAATTTAAATGGTTCTAGATCTAGATGTAAAACTGCAAAATCTTGTTATGATATTAGTTTTAAATATAAAATAGGCGAAGTCGTTGAAGTTAAAAATTTTGATGATAGATTTTGGGTTGAATGTGCTCCTGGAATACATTTCTTTATGAATAGAGACGATGCTGTTAAATATTAATTTTAATTTTTTATATTATGTGCTTAATTGTTCATAAAGATACTGAAATAAAAACAGCAAAAGAAGATATCACTGTTTATAAAATGGTTAAATTGCATAATGAAAATTATGTTACACCTTATTTGTCTTTTTTATATAAAAAAGATAAAATATATTCCATTAGTAATTCTTTGTATTTAAGTGATAAAAAGGGTCCTAGCTTTGATCGCAGGGAATTAATAATTGTTTGTAAATCTTTGATTCCGAAAAAAGATTTACGATGGATATATGAAGGCTTCCATTTTTCTTTTACTAAAACAAGATTATATGATTGTTATTATATAGATTCACGTATAATAAAATGCACTATTCCTAAAGGATCTAAGTATATTGTAGGAATTGATAAGGACTTAGGAGTTAGTGATACAATAATTTTACATTAAAATTATGATAGTAGATTCAATTTATCATGTTGGAGATATTGTGTGGGCGATGAAAAATAATCGGCCTACAGAATTTATGATTTCAGGATTTGTATTTGATTCTTCTTTAATAGGATGTGATGGTACAATTATGACTGGATATTCTATTGAAAAAGAAAAGTCTGCATCTAAAACAAGTGTAAAATATTATTTAATAGAAACAAATAAACTTTTTATAGATAAATCTTTTATATATAAACAAAATTGTGATACCATCAATTTATCAGATATATTAGTACGATTTGACATAGAAAAACACCCTTATTATTTATATAGTATATTTAAAACTAAAAAAGATTTAGTATATTCTTTGCTAGATAAATAAATAATGAAAACATATCAAGGTTTAATTACAAATCTTAAAGAGAATCAAATATTTGTATTTGGTTCTAATACAGAAGGACGTCATGGCGCAGGTACTGCAAGATTATGTTTGAATAAGTATGGTGCAAAATATGGACAGGCTTCTGGATTACAAGGTCAAAGTTATGGTCTTATAACAACTGACCTTACAAAACCTCGACCTTCAAGAACTCCTCAGCAAATAATTAAAGAAATAGAAAGGCTTTATGAATTTACTAAAGAAAACTCTCAATTGGAATTTTTAGTAGCATATACTGCAGAAGGATATAATTTATGTGGTTATTCATCTAAAGCATTGGCTAAGATGTTTGCAACTTTTGAAATCCCTGAAAATGTTATATTTAATGAAGATTTTGCTAAATTAATTTAAAATATTATGACTATACAAGAGAAATTACACACGATGTATTTATTTGAAGATTTTGAATTACCAAATAATCGTATAATAACTAGAGTTCCAGGAGGATGGATATTTACTAACGCTGAAAAGCATATGGTTTTTATTCCATTTGATAAAGAAATCGTTTATCAAAATTTAACTAAGAAAGGATAAAATATTAAAAAATTATTTTTTTTAATTAAACGGATGCTGCGTTGGACAAATCGGTTAAGTCGTCACCCCTTCAAGGTGGAGATTATGGGTTCGAGTCCCATACGCAGTACATTTTTTAATAACGATATTATATGAAAACAATAACTATTAATGTTCCTGATGATTGTGAAGTAAAAATTATCAAGAAGGAAGAAAAGACAAAATCCATAATTAGGACTTATCAGGATTTGATTGATAATAGTGTTAAAATCATTGGACATTATATGTCACGAGGTAAAATCTATGACTATGATATATGCTGTGCGTGTGACGATAATATAGGTTTTGCATCATCAAAAAAGGTTGCTAAATCAATGCTTGCTATGGCTATGATTTCTCAGTTAATGTATTTTTATGGACGAGAAATAACTGATACAGAATGGAAAGATTCAAGGATTAAGAAATACACTTTAACTAGAAATGGTGGTAATAAAATATTAAAAAGTCGCGCTTTTTGTGACTACTCTTTTTTAGCTTTCCATACTTCAGACCAAAGAGACGATTTTCTTAAATACAATGAACGATTAGTTAAAGATTATTTAATGATAGACTAAAAATGTATGTTATGTAAAATTACAATTCTAATTATATTTGAAATTATTTCTAGATCTTATTCTATTAATAATATAGAATATAATCATACTACAAAAATAATTATCAACACAGAAGAAAAGCTTATATATACAAATTATCCAAATAAAATTGTTAAACATTATAATGAGGATAATTTAATTATATATAAAGATTCTATTGTATTAGATTAAATTGTTTAACCCCGCTGTGAATAATAAACCTGAATCTGATACGATATCCTATTTTGATTATATATCAAAATAGGTTTTTTTTGAAAATAAAACAAGTTAAATATATTGTTATGACTGCGTTTGCCTTTCGTACTTGGTTTGACCAATTTGATTGGATTTATAAAGATAAAATAAATCCTAGAAATGACGTTCCTTTTGATGAATATCATGTAACAAAATTTATTAATATAGACGAAAGATGATTGCTCGTAAGTTATTTAGTAATGGTAAAAGCAATGAAGTGTCTTTAATAAATGATCCTTTTAAGCAAGATTGTATAGAAAGTGTTTCTCTTAATATGCTTAAATCTATGTATACTGATCAATTTATATGTTATGCAATTATTGAATTTAGAAATGGAAATACTTGTGGAAGACACGAAATAAGAGATTGTGAAGACTTAGCTGATGCTTTTCATAAAGCCAAACAATTTATAGAATCTTTATAATGGTTCGCTCCTGTAGCCCAATGGTAGAGGCAACACATTTAGGATGTGTAAAGTGGGAGTTCGAATCTCTCCAGGAGTACTAAATACATAATGTTATGAAAAGATTTTTTAAACATATATTTATTTCTTTTATATTTGCTACTTTAACAAGTTTATTTGTATTATTTTTCATTTTACTGTATGTATAATAATTCTTTAAATAAAAATTCGGAAATGCTTGTTGATGAATTTTTAGATGATAAACCTATCGAAGTTAAATCTTATTATTATGGAATCTATATATAAAGTTGGAGATGAAGTACTTGTAAAAAGTAAATTAGATGATAATTGTGAAGCTTATGATTATCCTTTTACTTTCGTTGAATATATGTTGCGTATATATGGAGGGAAAATTTGTAAAATAAAGAAAGTTTTTCCTACCGAATATTTTAAATATAGAAAACTTTATGAAGAACCATATGGTTATTTCATAGATGGTAGTGGATTTAGATGGTCTTCTGCAATGTTTGAAAAAGAATTTTAATATGAAAAGTTTGCATAAAGTAGGAGATATTGTAACTATTAAAAGTAAGTATGACGAAGGTTGTACAGGCGATGACTATACATGTTTTTTTTGCAAATATATGCTTGAGAAATATGGCGGCAAAAAAATGAAAATAAAATCTGTTCATAAAAGATATGACTTTATGCTAAAAGGGAAATTACATACAGAAAATTATTTTTATATACTTCATAATGATGATTTTGAATGGAGTTGGACAGATGCAATGTTTGAAGAGTGTGAACTATGAAAAGTAAATATAAAGTTGGTGATATAGTTACCGTTAAAGAACAATATGATGATAATTGTACAGATATGGATTATCCATGTGTTTTTATGTATTTTATGCTTGATAAGTTTCATGGAAAGAAGATGGAAATAAAATCTGTACATAAAATAAATTTTGATAAGAAATATAAACTATATACTGAAGATTATTATTATACACTTAAAGATGATAAGTATGGATTGTGTTGGTCTGACCCAATGTTTCAAGAATGTGAATTATGATATATAAATTTAGTGCATCAGATTTAGTTAAAAGATCTGCTTGTCAAATTAAATATTTATTAAGTAATAAGTTAGATATTAAAGCTTCTGAAAAACAGATTCAAGGATTAAATCATCAGAGTAAGTTAGGTAATGAACTTAATGCTAAACAAGAATATAGAGGTGTATATCAAAATGATAATATAATAATATATTATTGTAATGATTTAGTCTTGAATGATAAGATTATAGAAGTAAAAAATGTCGAAGGTAAAGTAGAAGATTGGTATTTTCAAAGTTCTATACTACAAACTGCTTTTTATAAATCTCTTATTTTAAATTCTGATGGAGTATTAGAAACTCCTCAGTTTAGAGTAAACCAAGGTTATAAACATGAAGTTATTCATATAAATATTAATCTTCCTTATTATTTATATTTTGGAGATGAAAAATATTTGATTACAGTAAAAGAACCTAAATATATAATTGATTTTTTCTATAATAAGGCTAAATTAACAATAACTAAAAGTTATGATTATTTAAGACTTTATGATTCTAAAAATAGATATAATCAATTTGCTCTATTAAGAGAATGTTTTTCTTATAAAAAAATATAGAATTAAATGAAATTAACATCTTTAAAGACGATATTCATTATCATAATTATAAATATATTTTTATGTTTTTGCGCATTAATATATAAATGTAATTGTGAAAATGACTACAGCGAAAGAATATCTTATGTTTGTAAAGATCCAATAGAATTAAGTGAGTGGCAAATTTTTATTATAGCTTTAATGGAAGTAGAGTGTGATAGAAATCCACTTGCTATATCTTCTAAGAATGCTGTAGGACCTTTGCAACTTACTGAAATATATATAAAAGAAGTAAATAGGCTTTATAATTCTAATTATACTATAGAAGATGCATATGATATAGATTCTTCATTAACTATAGTAGAGATGATGAATGATTATTATAATCCAAATAAGGATATAGATAAAGCAATAAAACTTCATAATCCAAACGCAGGGAGTTGGTATTCTAAAAGAATTAAAGACAGAATGGATAAAGTTCGTTTTAACGAACAATTTAGACAAACTATAATTAATTTATACAATTATTAAATTATGAAACTTAATAAAATGGCGTCTTTCATAAAGACCTTTCGTGAAAAGCAGTACGACGAAGAAGGTAATCTTATTGTAAATAAGAAGACTGGACAACCTGTTTATGCTATGATTCCTCGTATTGTTAGACACAATCCTGGATATAAAGCTAATTAATTTATTCCAAATTGTATTGAGTGTATGTCTTAATAAGATATACACTCTTTTTTTTATGATGTTTTTTAGAAAGATTGATGATATTAGATATGAAATACAATTTGATAGACCATATAATTTAAAAGAAGTTCTAGATTTCATATCTAAAAATATTATAGATCATTATAATATTATAATACATAATAATAAAGATATAAATGATAATTATAAATATGTATATAGATGTATATATAATTATGATTTATATCAAGTCGATATTTATATAAGATAGAACTAGTTATATGATATACCCATATACAATTGTAAAATCAAAAGATATTGATTTTATATATAGTTTTTTAAGGAAATTAGGCTTTAGTTTTACTGGTGGATCTAAAAATTATTATAAAGAATTCGATTGTGTATATTGTATTGTAGATGATATGAGAACTTTTGGTAATTTTTGTTTTTATATAGGCAAAAATCAAATGGATCCAAATCGTATAAGAAAATTTATTTCTAATAATCAAGAATTTTTATGTGAAGTATATAAATTAGCTGGATATGACGAATTATAATGTTTAAATATGGGAACAAATGTATATGCTATAATAGAAAATGTTTATACAGATTCTATTTTTCAAGAAATAGAATATTTAGCTAAAAATCATGATATTAAAGGTCTTGAAGAACTAAATGAAAAAATATCTAATCGTATTGAACGCAATACTATACATATAGGCAAGAGGTCTGGAGGTTGGAAATTTCTATTTGATCATAATAATTGGAAATATTACGATTATACAAAATGTTCTATAATAAAATTTTTAAAATCTTGCCATATTATTAGAAATGAATATGGAGATATTTTATCCATTAAAAAGTTCTGGGATGAATATGTAGAAGATTTCAAAGATGGTTTTGATGGGCGATCTTATTATGAAGATATGCTTAACAAATCTAAAATGAAATCAATAGGTATTATAAAAGATTTTTCTAATATTATACCAACTCTTTCTCAAGCAGAAATAGAGTATAAAAAAGCTATGCTTAATAATTGGTATGAAGAAACAAACTGCAAAGGAATTATAATACCTAAAACATTAAAATATAGATTTAGTATTTTTACTGACTTTGAATAATATGAATAAAACTATTTCAATAAATTTAGATCAAGCTAAAGCTATGTATAAAAGTAATAGCGAAGATCTTAAAAATTTAGCATTATCGGTTTTCTCTAAAAATGAATTAGAAAGCTTAAATGAAAGAGATATTTCATCTACAGTTAACCAAGTTACTAGTTCGTTTAAATATCCTTTAGGATATAATAAAGTAATAACCCTATTTATAAGAATATTAACTGTTGCTAAATATTTTAATAAGGACTGGGAAAGGACAAATAGTAATACAGGCTATTTTATAACTCCTATTCGAGTTAAAATTAATAATGTTAATATTTATCAATTTGGAGTTAAAAGTCATTGTAGTGTAGTTCATCCTGGAATAATTTATTTTAAAAGATATGATGATGCTATGTATACAATAAAAATTCTTAATTTGAATAAGTATTTAAATCCCAAGACTTGTCAAATTAAAGATCCAGATATCGATTAATTTAATTATATGAAAAAAATCTATAAAATCTTAAATAGTATATATCTGTGTTTAAGATTTCCTTTCTTATATCCAAGGAATAGATTCACAGGTAAACACCACGTCTCACCAGATTGGCTTCTAAAATTAACTAATAAATATCATAGAAAAGCTTATACAAATATTAGTCTGGGATATCGATTTTATAAAGATCCAAAAGAGTGTACTGAGACAAATACCGTTGTTGAACACGTTGGTAAATATGATTTTAAAGTTAGTTTAATTTCTAATAGTATATTAAAATTTGAAAGTAAATATATTGAATCACCTATTGAATTTAATCTACAAAAACATGTAGGTAATATTTTTACTATTACAGGAATCACAATTTCTGAAAATAGATTTACTGGGAATCCATTTATTATATATCATATTCATAAAAATGAAGTAGTAAATGATAATTATGGATTTTCGTTTAAAACATTTGATCTCTGTGTGAGTAGATATAATGAAAAGATCTACAACTTTATCAGATATGTTTGGGATAATATAATTGATAGAATTTGTTTTATTCCCTCATATACAGAACTAGATGCTATGCCTGACGGATGGAGAAAAGCTTTTGGAATTCAAATGTGTAAGGATTTAAAAAAGGTTTTAAAACAATATAATTATCTCTATAAATATAGAATTATGCAAATTAAGGAGAAGTACGGATGTTATGATGAGAAGACTGAAATTCTTACGTTAAATGGATGGAAGTACTTTAAAGATTTAAATGACGGAGAAATAGTTGCAACGTTAAATCCCAAAACTCATGTTTTAGAATACCAGAAGATAACAGATAAAATTTCATACAATTATGATGGTAAAATGTATAGATTAAAAAATAGAGGTATTGATCTACTTGTTACTCCAAATCATAATCTATATGTAGCAAAAGGTAGTTATTACAATGGTAATAAAAATAATAAAAAAAGAGAATATAATTTAGAATTAACCACTCCTGATACATATTTTGGAAAAGATAAAAGATTTTTAAAAGGATGTTATTGGGAAGGCTTAAATTTACAAGATAACTTTAAAGTGCCTGATTATCATAAAGATGTGTTACGGAGTCAGAATAATCCAGAATTGGGTACTAGGCATTATGTGCATATTGGTCCAGAAATGCCAATGAAAGCGTTTCTTAAATTTTTAGGATTCTATGTAGCTGAAGGTTATTGTAACTACAGACAAGGATTAGGTTCTGAGATAATATTAGCATATAATCCACAAGATGAATTAGAGTTAGTAACAACTTTAGTAAAAGACATTGGATTTATCCCTCGATTTTCTAAAGGAGCCTGTAGATTTAGTAATCTTGCTTTAGGAATCTGGTTAAGAGAAAATTGTGGACATGGAGCTCTTAATAAGAAGGTCCCTGGGTTTATTAAATCATTACCTTCAGAATATATTAAGATATTTTTGGATTATCTTTTTATAGGTGATGGGCATAAAACAAAAACTAGTAATATTTTAACTACTATATCAACTCAGTTACGAGATGATGTTTGTGAACTATTATTAAAAGTTGGATGTTGTTTTTCTTATTATAGTAAATCAGCAGAATATATTAATAACTTAAAAAAGAATAAAAATTATCAATATCAAATAACTAGTAAACACACAGCGTGGTACATTAATTGGTTACAACAGATAAATGTAGAATTTGATACTTCGAAAATTAAAAAAGGATTATGTCCAAATACTAAAGAGGAGTGGATTAATTATCAAGGGAAAGTTTATTGTGTAACAGTGCCAAACCATATTGTATATATTAGAAGAAATGGGAAAGGTGTTTGGTGTGGAAACTCATTAAGATGGTACAGCAATGGATCTCCAAATGGTTGTGAATATCCTATAATTAGTAAGTATGAGATTTTATCAGAGAGAACATGTATTGTTTGTGGTAAGCCTGCTAAATATAGATCTACAGGATGGATCTCTCCATATTGTGAAGAACATGCCCCTGAAGGTTCTAAAGAACTAAAATTATAAAGAATATGAAAGATCTAATTTATTATTATAAGCCTTGTTTTATAACTAGATTTTTCTTTATAAGAAAATATCTTAAATATTATAAAATTAAAAATAATATATTTAAAACTCCTCATATCTTTGTAAATTACGAAAAAAATTATGCATTTGGTATATGTGATAAAATATTTAACATGATAAATAAATCATAATTTTGCAATTGCGGGTTAGAGGAGTGGCTTCCTTGTTAGTCTCATAAGCTAAAGACGCTAGTTCGAATCTAGCACCCGCAACTAATATTAATAATATATTATTATGAAAAAAGAAAAATATTACATCAAAGACATAGAGTTTGATAAAGCAAACCTTCATGAAGGCTGTGCTGTTGGTTTTATTTTATATCAAAAACATATTCCTTTTGAATTTAAAACAATTGTAGCTGAAGTATGTCGTAGTGGTGTTCGTGATTGGTATTATCTAAGTTTTCGACAACCAAATGACATAATATTTGATTTGTGTGGTATAAAAAGAATAGATTTCATGAAAAATACTTTAGGTTATGACTTAGATGGAATTTGGCCTTATGTTAGAAACCTTGATGATTTAAAAACACAATTACAGTCGTTGTTATATTATGAAGAATTTTAAAATAATATATCCAAGAAATTTTTCATTAAATTCATGTGTATATTTTGTTATTGATGGTAATACTTTAACATATAAAATTGATCAATACTATCATTTGGATGACTTTTTTTTTAAGAAATATTAATGGTACTAATCATAGGATATTTGAAATATTAGACATAGATCCATCAGTATTTATGAAGAAATGCTTTAATATGGAACGTTATGGAGCGTGGCCAACTGTTCCGTCTCTTGATATGCTAAAGAAACAATTAAAATGTTTAGAATATTACTATGAATATTAAAATAAAATATCCTAATAATTTTATTTTGTATGAAATTGTTTGTATTTATATAGATAATTTATTATATAAATATCAAATTAGAGGAATTCCTGCGATAAGATATTTCTATCTTCTTGGGAAAAATTGTTCAAATGATGCTGTATTTGTAAAATTAGGTATAAATACAGAATTTTTTATGAAATTTTATTTTAATATAGAAAGAAAAGGAATATGGCCAGCTGTTAATTCTTTAGAATTATTAAAAAAGCAATTAAAATATTTAGAATATTATAATGAATATTAAAATAGAATTCCCTGAAAAATTTGAAGTTAATATTTGGTTTGCTATTTATATAAACGATGTTTTATATAGTCATCAAATTTGCGAATTTGATGGAAAATACTATTTATTTTCCAGGCCTAGCAATGGAATCATTTTTGATTTATTATATATAGACAAACGCGATTTTATGAGAAAATTTTTTGGCATAGAAAGTCGTGGAGAATGGCCTGAAGTAGATACTTTAGATAAATTAAAATATCAACTTGAGTGTTTAAGATATTATGAAGAACTTTAGAATAGAAATTCCAAAAGAACTTAAAGTAAAATCTATTGTAAACGTATATATAGACAATGAATTATTTGTCCACGTTGTACGTCAGAATAGTTATAGTAAAAAATATTATATGTCTTGTATAAATAGAAATGATGTTATTTTTGTGCGACTTGAAATTAATAAACTTCATTTTATGAATCATCTATTTGGTATAGAACCAAAAGGTGTTTGGCCTGAAGTAGATACTTTAGATAAATTAAAACATCAACTTGAATACTTAAAATACTATGAAGAGTTTTAGTATATTATATCCAGATGTTTTTATTGTAGGTAGAAATGTTGTTTTCATTATTGATGGCAAAGAATATGTTCACATAATTACAAAATCATATCTTAGAGGAACGTATTATTTATCATATCTAAAAGGTGATAATGATATGATATTTCATAAATTAAAAATAGATAGAACCAAATTTATGAAAGATCTTTTCAATATGGATAGTAACGGAAATTGGCCAGAAGTTCCTACTATTGAAATGTTGAAAAAACAATTAAAATATTTAGAATTTATTAATGAGTTTTAGTATGAAAAAGGTAAAGTTAGCAAATTTTAATAATCCTAAGTGGTCTTACGACGATCTTAAGAAGTATGCACGAAAGTATCGTGATATGATTAATGAGAAGGACAATGTTCCTTTTAATATTAGGCATGCTCTTGATATGTATCAAAGTCAACCCAGAGATCTTCTTATAGAAAGATTGATTAGAGTTCAAGATTATTTGTATAAGTAGTAGTATGTGGTTATCTGTTTAAGATAACCACTGATGCAGGGGTGACCAGAATGGATTATTGGACTTGACTTCTAATCAAGCGAGCTGCCATAGCTCATTGCGGGTTCGACTCCCGCCCTCTGTACTTTTTATAACCAAAAAAAAAG